TACTATAAGAAGTAGGATTCCTTAAAAAAGGAAATCCTACTTTATAGAGCAACATGCCTAAAATAATCTTTCAACCACTTATGATTTGAAATCCGCCGTTAAAAAATGTCATAACCTATCAAACCAGGGGATTTGCAATCCCCTCCCCAAAAAAAAGAAGCCCTCTGCCCCTCAATCCGAGGAGCAGAAGGCTTCTTTTTATCCTCAAGCACACGCACATCAATATCGGGCCGCATCTTCCCTGTTCTTAAACCATATAGACGAAAGATAGCCGTTCTCGCAGCTATACAGCTTAATCTCTATACCGTAAAGGTTTGTGTAATAGAATGTAGCCACATGATTCTTTACCAGATAACCATTGATAGTAACCTTTCCGTTCTTCGTGGTGTAGGTAGTGGTATAATCTTGGTGGTCCTCAATCACCATGTGCATCGTGCCATCCTCATTAAACGTCATGGAGCCCATACAATCCTTCTTCTTTCCATCCTTGGTAATGGTAATGATACAATACCAGGTACCCCTTAGTGCTGCATCATGCTCCGTCTCGTCAGAAATATCATTCAGCGAACTGCCGCATCTCATCTGGCATTCATTTCCGTTTGCAAAAGTACCCACAATCAACGGACGCATATCGACGCTGACGGTTACTCTACTGCCCGTAATCGTGCTATTCTCCTTCAGATGCACCCCTGAAATCGTTTCGTTGAGCAGATTGCTGATATTAAAGCCTTCCGGACGGCCCACCTCGAATTTAGTAGTGAGTTTGTCGCCCGCCATCTGCCAGTAGCCGAAAGCAACATTAGGCTCACCAAAAAGACCACCCGGAGTCCACTGCCCGCTACCCTCATAATATACCATGTGGTTCTTGTAATAAGAGTAAGTGCCGCTGGTACTATTGATGGTCCACTCGTTGCCGGCAAGATATTCCTTCACCTTTGCCGCATTCTTCTCACTCTCATCATCATTGCTGCTGCAAGCCGCCAGCGAAGCCGTAATCATTCCCGCAGCCACCACTGTGCAGATAGCTATCATGGAATGTTTCATCATAGTTAAAAAGTTCTTTTTCATTTCTTTGTTCTTGTTTTAAGAGTTATACTTTGTTTAATCACTAATCACTATCAATCATCTAACAGTACCACTCCCACCCTTACTTTCTTTCCGCAGTGAGGGCAGAAAGTGGAAGTCTGAATCATCTGCTGCTGTTGGTCCTCTGATACCAATCCGTTTTCGTGAACTGGGCAGGCTGGGGCATTCTCTGCTCCCTGCTGCACGAACTTCACGTCTCTACAAATGGTACCTTCCGGCAAATCGCCCCGTAGCGTTGCGTTCAGAGCTTCACCCTCACTTCCCGTTTCTGCAGGAATCTCTTTTTTCTCTGCTTCTTCCGCTGGGTCGGGATAGAAGAGGTCGGTGATGTCACAGCCGATACCTTCGGCAATCTGCATAAGCTTGGCAACGGTAGGATTGTTGTTCTTGATGATCATGCAGATGGCTTGCGGCGACATACCGATTTTCTGATTGAGGTCAGCCTGCGTCATGTTGTGCTCGCTTAGGGCACGCTTAATATCTAGTTTTTTCATCTTTACTTGGAGTTTATTGTTAATATTTCGCTGCAAAAGTACAAAGAAATATTGATATAAACAAGATTTTTGTAGAAATATTCATGTAAAAATGAATTTTTCTTAGAAAATGTTTGGTAGTTTCGAGAAATCTCCTTATCTTTGCACCGTCTAAAAAATAAAATATCGGAGCGAATGTAGCATTGGAGTATCAGAGTGTATCGTAAGATATATCTTTGGTATGGATGTGTCGCATACATACTTGCAAGATTGATAATACAATAGATGTATAAACATATTTGCAGTACGTACTCCCTTGCTTACACTCGTAATGATGTAAGCGTGGCTGTTTTTGTTCGCTCCGGATATTAAGCCATTAGACAAAGGGCGAGGCGTACTGCCTTTTTACGAGATAGTTTTATCTCGTATATAATAAAAGGTACGTAAATGTCTAATAATATAAATTAATATGGAGCGAACAAAAGAAACAACTATTACCCTACCAATGGGTAAAGCTGACCTCCAGGAGGCAGCCACGGCAGTAATCGAGCAGCTTGTCACTGCACCACCCGATACTGGGAGTATGAGTCAAGAACAGTCCATATCCTATAATATGGGCTTAAGCATCCTTTTTGCGTGTTTGCGCTCTACCTTTGTGCAAGCATGAAGTTTCACCTTTAAAGAGATTAAGATTATGAATCAGTTAACTAAGAAAAGTAGCGAGAGTGAGATTAAAGCATACTTCGAGGGTATTGCTAAATTGATGCAGAGTAATGAGCCGTTTCCGGTTAACCTGGAAGACGTTTGGCAACTGGTATATGCCACCAAAAGTAAGGCTGTGCAGGTGCTTCGCAGAAGCGAATTGTTTATGGAAGGCGTTGATTATCAAGTTTTGAACCAAAAGGTACAAAATTCGGGTGTTTTGTACCGAGATGGTAATGATGCAAATATGGTGGGTCGCCCAGCATCCACTTATATGCTTTCCGTCCCTTGTTTGGAGTTCTTCATCGCTCGAAAGGTTCGTCCGGTGTTCGATGTTTACCGCAAGGTATTCCACAAGGTAGTAGATACGGTGCAGGCTTCCACGGTTTCCTCCTTTCAGCCTATCAGTTATATTGATACGCTTGAACCGTTGTCCAAGTTTCATAATAGCATCACGCCTCGATTCAAGCGTTTACTTGAAATGACGAATGATTGCGTCTGTGTAAAGAGCCTTTGGTGTGATTATTATAAGGAGTACGACCAGATGCGTTATCTTCTCGCCCTGTTAACGTTTTACGAGGGAGTAGCCAAGATTGATGGCGTTTCAGCCCTCAAGATAGTGCGAATAATAGATGATGGGAACGTACCAATTCCGCGACCTACTGATTGATTTTAGCAAATAGCCCAGAGCAAAAAGCCCTGGGCTATATCATTTCGTTATTTTGCTTCCTGAATCATCACCACACCCAGCTTTACTCTGGTGCCGCAATGTGGGCAGAAGGTTTCCGCCTGCATCATGCTACTTGCAGGAATCATTACTTCTCCTTGCTGCTGATTTTCCGCCACCAATCCGTTTTCGTGAACTGGATAGGCTGACTTTGCCTCTGCTGCTACCTCATTCTCGCTCTTATCAGTATTCGAGAAAAGATCATCCTTCTCCTCTGTCGGGAAGAACATATCACGAGGGTCTATATCCAGAGCCATAGCTATGCGATAGATGGTGTTTGTCGTTAACGACTTGTTGCGGAGGAACTGCGACATTGATTGCGATGACATGCCGCATTTCTCGGCAAATGCATTTGTGCCCAAGCCTAATTTCTGCATCAGTTTACGGAGGTTGATTTCCGATTTTGGTTTATTATTTTCTTCCATAATTTCTATATTTATATATATGTTCTTTAAATTTCGGTGCAAAGGTAATATATTTATTTGGTTTTTGCAAATATTTATAGTTAAAAGTTATATATTTATTTGTTTTTCGTATATTTTTAATTAAAATAGCGCATATTTGAGGTTCTTTTATCTAAGATTTTAGATGATATGACTTATTTCCGAATAATTTTAAATCCCCTCTAAACTATTGGTATTTAAGGTATTACAAGAGATAGCCTTTTGTTTTTACCGCCCAAGAGGAGAAGATAAATAATTGATAATTAGAGAAATCCCAACTTCGGAGAAAACCCGAGAATCTTCTTTCAGCCGCACGACCCCAGCCGCCCTGAGATGACTGCCCCGTGCCCGCCTGCCTGGGTCCGTCTGGATATATGCCGCCGGCACCCACTAGATGAGGAACACCCCACCGCCTCCCAGGTGTACCCGCTGCCTGAACGAGTGCACCCACTAGATGAGGAACACCCCACCGCCTCCCAGGGGTACCCGCTGCCTGAACGAGTGCACCCACTAGATGAGGAATACCCCACCGCCTCCCAGGTGTACACCGTTTTATTTTTCCTATATATAATAATGTATACTATATAATAAGCAATGATTAAGGCAAACGGATAAAAACACGTAACAAATAAGTTTATTTGCAAATATATGTAAATTTAAGGCGTTTATTTGTGTACAAAGGTTAAAAATAAAGGAAAATATAAACTTTTTGCGGAAAATATTTGCGTGGAACAAATAAATTTATTACCTTTGCAAACGTAAAACAAAAGATAATGGTTTTACATTTGATCTTTGACTTATTTACATATTATATATAACTGAAGGCGGTTATTTAAAATCGCAAACGAATTGAACGTGTTTAATGAGTAGCAAATACTTATTAATAGATATATAAGGATTTTTGCCGTTAACCTTCAGGAAACGGCGGGTACTAAACATTAGGCTATTATAAAGAAATGTAGCGAGCTATTTTGCAATGTATCTTATTATAGGCGCGGGCGTTATTTGGAGTACTGCAACGGCCGGAAACGGTAACAACACAAGCCAAATAGAAAATAAAATACATTATATTATAGACGGTGAAAACATTTAGCTTTTTGAAAAGGGGCAGTTCCTTTTATAGCCGCAAAAAGTAAACAATAAATAAAGTATTAAACAATTAAATTTTTAAAAGTTATGAAAAAGAATGTAGTAATTTCAAGTGTAGCTGCTATTGCAGCAATGAGTCCAGAAGGTTTTACTGTTAACGCTGCAAAATTGCAGCCGGTCACTTCAGGCTACGCTGTAGCATTGAAGCGCACACAAAACAGTTTTGGCGCTGAGGGCCTGGCAAAGGTAGTAAATGTTATTGAGGAACTCCAGGCTTCAGGCAAATTGGCCGGCCGCACCCTGGCGTTCGGCGGCTGGTATGATTCAGAAAGCGGACTTTATTATTATGATGCCACCGTGATTTTCCAGGATCGCGCTGAAGCTATTGAGGCGGGCCGTGCAAATGATCAGATAGCAATTTTTGATCTTGCAAATCTGGAGGAGATCCGCTTGTAATATATAGTTAACGGGACCGTTCCGGCGGTTCCTATTATAGGAACATTTTAAAATTTAGAATCATGAAGGAATTTTTAAAGGTATTATCAAATATGCAAGTAATGAGTTTTATTCTTGTTATTATTCCCGTACCTTTTTTGTTGGGTGTTTTTGTTGCCGCTTACGATCTAGTATTTAACGAAGTAGCTAAAAAGCAGATAGCAATCGAAAATTTGTTGTTACTGTCTGTCATTGCCATCTTGATGTATGTTATTTTTGGCATGATGTTTAAGATGGATTATAACGACACAAAACGAGAATTAGGCAAATAACATAGGTAGAATTATATAAGATACGAACATTTAAAAATATAGAAATTATGGCTACAAAAAGATATAATAACAAGGATTTTGAGTTCACAGTTAACGGCGAACGTATTAGTTTTTATTGCTGGACTACAGACACAAAAAACGGTTTTTGTCATCATGTTTACGCTGTAGGTGGCGGCAAAGATTACGAACACACCCGTGTATCATATTACAACCGTACTTGGGAATCGTTTGAGTACGAAAGCGCACTAAAAAGCGCGGTTGCTAAGTTCCGTAAATGTTTTCGTGAACCTTTGCGCCTAGAGCTCCAGGCTATTTCTTTAGGTGAAGGGGAAAAGGCGGAAAAATTTGTCCAGGCGTTTAAGGCTAATTTTGCGGCACTGAGTGACAAGCAAAAGAAATTTGTGCGTGATCATACACCAGTTATTAATAACATGAACCAGGCTAAAATGGTTAGTACGGCGGTTGCAATGTTAGCAGCTATCTAATGATGATATATCAGGGTGCAAAGGTAGCCAGGCCAGAACGGCGGACCATTCCCGCCGGCACCCCCTATTATAGAACAATTTAATTTTTGAAAAGTTATGGCAAAGATCACAAAGGAAATGGAATACAACGAGCTCGCAAAGTTCGGGGAGTGTTTACCCGCTGTGCCTAAAAAAAACGGTGCCCTGGCTCCTCCAGGGTACCCACAAAATAACCATATTATAGAATCTTTAAAATATTAGGATCATGAATAAAAGTAATATCACCTTTTCACGCCGTACCAGTACGGCGGATTTATTAAGCGTATTATTTGCCGTGTGTGCCCTTCTTTTTGTGCGCATGACTAAATGTATCTTTGCGGCTGCAAAAAGCGCATGGAGCTGGTTATTTGCACCAAAAACGTACTTTGCAAGCGACGGCGAAGGGGTGACAGTAAACGGGCTGCAATTTATAGGCATTAATTTAATTGCCGCGGCCGTGTGTGTGTTGTTATCAGTATCTTTATAAAGATATTCTTTTTTCAAACTTTAAATATCAGGGTGCAAAGGTAATCAGGCCAAAACGGCGGATCATTCCCGCCGGCACCTTCTATTATAGAACATTTTAAAAATTAGGAATTATGGAAACTATCTTTATATCTTCAAAAGATTATAGCCACGAAGACATGGCGGAAATCTATTTGGGCCGTCGAGCCGCTGAAGAAGGGTACCAAAGTATTTGGGATCTTATTTCAGACTTACCAAACAGGACACCAAAGGAAAAGCGGAGCGGGTTCGGTATCTGGTCTTTATGTTTTAAAAAACAGGGTGCAAAGGTTTGAGGCCAAAATGGCGGATCATTCCCGCCGGCACCTTCTAATAAGGTGATAAAAGCCGCTATTATAGCGGCTGCAAAATATCACCAGGGAATTAATGAAATATATTATAGAACATTTAAATTTTTAGAGTTATGAAGACTTTTCATTTTAGTTACACTGTGACCCCTTCCGAATCATACGACAAGGAAGGCGACGTAAAAAGTGCGGATTTTTGGATTGATATTAGAAATCAGCATAGCGAGATCCAGGCGGAAAACCTGAAGGAGGCGTGCCAGGCATTCAGCGAGATTTTAAGTCGTAATTGGTGTATAGATTTAACCAAAAACGGTATCAAAACCGCTACAGGTATATATCGAGACACCGACGAAGGAGCGGAACAAATAGGCCTTGTATTTAAGGCGCGCACGGAGGTTGAATTTGATTACGTTTATAAAAGACGTAATATTCAGGTATGGGCATCTATTCGCGAGGAGTTCATTCCAGATTTCGAGAAAGAAGGATTTAAGTCTTCATTATAGAGTATGTGATTTATCACCCTATTATAAAACATCTAAAATATTAAGCAATATGGCAAAGATAACATTAAAAGACGTATCAGGCACTCCGGAGTTTGCACCCGCAAAGTGCGATATTTTCCCGAAGGATAAATTCCAGGAGGCAAAGAGACTCTTTGCCCGTGTGATTAAACAGACTTGCGAAGATGGTAAGAAGAAGACGGCTAACTACCTGAAAGGTTTGATAGTTTGCGCTGATATTCCAGCAGCAGAAAAGGGCAAATATAACAATGCCCTGGCGATGCTGGCCAACGGCGGCGATCGTGCGAACGGTTCCGGATCATTCACGGTTAACGATATAACCGGAGAAAGTTATCTTTATGTAGCCGCAAACGGCGCATACTGCATCGCGCAATATGACTACAGCGACGGAATCAAATTATCATACCTTCAGATTATTGAAGGTTAAGAAAAAAAAAAGAATATCACTCTATTATAGAACATTTTAAATTTTACGAATTATGGAAGCAAAGATAAATTTTGAGAATATCCAGAACGAGGACCAGGAGAAAATCATGACTAGATATAAGGAACTGGCAGCAGATAGTGGCGACGTGTACGCCTGGCAGACTAGCAAAGATACTCCACCTTCAGCCCGTACCTTCAGCAGCGAGGAAAACGCGAAGGAGTACGAAGTATTGAACAATGAACGTTTGCGCCGCTGGCTAGGTGATCGTGTACTCGCAAAATCCTATATTATAGGCACGGAAAAAGATTACCTGAACGCGGTGAAAAATTGGGAACATGACCGCGCAAAGATGGAGGCTAAACAATACGCCGAACATGTTGCAAAGGTAGTAGATGTTTACCAGCAGCAAATAAAAGCCCTGGAGGCGTTAAAACCCGTTTGCCGCACCTTTGACGGCAAAGTGATAAATAAGCGCTTCAATGAGGCAGTAAAAGCCGCTACGGGCTTTTCTTGCTACTTTGAGGATAACAGCATGAGTTTATATAAATATAATTGTGCCGGTCCTTATGAGAAATTTGACATTTATCTCTATTATAGAGATTATGAAGGAATGGAGAATTTCTGGCAGTGGACCACGGGCGACCGTATGGAGGCAGAGAAGGCCGTATCTATTATGGATATAAAGATAAATAAGCTTCAGAAGGATATTCAGCGACTCCAGGGCACCAAGAAAGAATACGCAAAGTACGTGGCAAAGGTGCGCAAAGTGGAAAAACTCATCGATGAACTTCGCTGCGAGAATATGGATATGCGCTATTTTGCGATGGAGCATGACCTGAAAAAATATCCTTTAGTTTCCAGTATTTGGAAGTGTTATTAAACACGCGGGGCAGCCCTGGGCATCACCCAGGGCACCTATTATAGAACATGTGAATTTTTACTATATTATAGAACCATTTAAATTTTGAGGATTTATGATTAATACGAAATTATATGTAGATATTTTGAGCGACCAGGCAAAGGAAGACGGGCGACCACACGAGATGGCGCTGAGTGATTTCTGTGATTACCTTCTGGATTTATTCAGCGAGGAGGCATTCCGCGGCGGAACCCAGAATTTTATAAACTGGTATCAGGAACGTGTGATAGCCAAGCCAAATTTCGCTATCCTTGCCGCTACCTGGCTAAACGATGTGGCTGCATCAATGAAAAAAGGCGATTGGCTTGACGTGTTCGGAACCCTCTATGAGGATATGTATCTATCACCGGGTAAGGCTTCCCAGACGGGGCAATTTTTCACTCCTCATGACATTTCAGATCTGATTAGTGATATTATAGTCCCTGCGGAAAATCAGGCTTCATGCCCTAAGATTTCAGGGAATCGTGTGAATGATTGTGCAGCCGGAAGCGGCCGTCTCCTTCTGTCGCACTTCGCAAAGGTTAGCCGTAAGAATCCGTACGGAGGCCGTCGATATAAGTATGTAGCCCAAGACTCTGATCCGCTGGTATGCAAGATGTGCGCGCTGAACATGATGGCGCACGGCATGAACGGAACGGTGATTTGTCAAAACACCCTGGCATTAAATACCCCTTCCGTGATATACCACATCAACGGCATAAGGTACCCGTTTATCACACCTTATTATAGCGTACGTACAGTATCAGGGAATCCTAAGAAATAGGATTCCCTGGCAATAAAAAGAAACATATTATAGAACATTTAAATTTTTAAGGTTATGGAAAAGAAGAAGGAATTAGATGTATCAAACATCAACCTGGTAAGTTTTGAAGGTTTCTACCAGACGATCTGGTGCCCGGAGTTCGAGATTTCAGATTATGAACTCGAAAATGAAGTGGAGGAAGACAAGGATTTCACCTTTAACAATGACGGGTACGAAAAGGCAATTAGCGAGGCTTACGCCCAGCAGTGGGAGCGCTGGCTTCAGCAGTATATTTGCAAGGATATAAAATTATCCTTCGTAGGCGTTCAACATCCACTTTTCTACAATTATAGTACTGATACCATCCAGGTAAAAATCGGGCTTACCAATGAAGCAAAGAAGGCTATTATGGCAAAGGTAAAAGAACATCGTAAAAAAATAGGTACCTGGATTGAGCAGGGCTTTACGTCTTATGATGGCTTTTTCTCAAATTTGAGTCACTACAGAAAAGACTGGAACCGCCGCAGCTTCTTTGATCACAGCGAAAAGAACCAGGAGTCATATTTGGCCTATATTCTCTACTTCCTGGTGTTAGCTGAAGTCTATAAAAAAGATGGTTCTACTAGTGATAGCCTGGAAATGCAGGCTTACTGGAATATCAGTGAACAAATAAGCATCGCTGAGTTTATCACGTACCTAGGCAACAATAAGGCAGCGTAGCGCTGCCCTATTATAGCCCATCGGAAAAATTAGAAATCACCCATTATAGAACATTTAAAATATTAGGAATTATGGCAAACAAAGTTACAGACTTATTCAAGAAGTCTTCATCATACGATAAGAAACATATTAAGAATTTGAGCACAAAGAAGGTTCCGGCAGCACTGCTGCAGGCAGTAGAGAAGGGATGCAGCATTGAAGCCCTGGAGAAGCTGGCAAAGGGCTTCCCTATCTGCAAATATCAGACTCAGATTACCGTCCACGGCATCTTCGATGATCCGGGTACCCGATGTGTAGGCGCTTACGTAAACTTGACGAAAAACAAAAACCAGTCACTAGGCATCAGATGGACCGCCATCGACCACAAGAAGAAAGAGAAGCTCTTCCACTATATTTCTGCAGCGGATGGAGAATGGCGAATCCTGGAGGACAGCAGCAGTTTTTATATCCGAAAAATGGTACGCGTACCAGGCAGAGAAGCCGGGCTAAAAGCTTTGGAAAAGTATCAGGCGGAGGCGGAAAAGATAAATGTAAATCTTTTCACAGGTAGTGCCAGTGCGTTCCGACAGGTGAACATCTGGGGCATGGTGTACGTTTGTCTTGTATTGGACATCCAGTGTTTCCCTGAAGGCAATTTATGGCAGATAGCGGAGAATATCACGGGCAAGAAAAAAGCGGAGATCCTGGCAGTAGAAGCAGCAAAGACGGCGGAGGAAAAGAAACGTAACGAAGAGTATGAGGCAGAATTGGGAAAGAATCGCCTGAAAATTGCGCTCAGATTCAAGGCGTACGAGGAGCGCCGCGAAGCTTGGAAGGCAAAGAATCCAGCCCCTAAGAGTTTTCAGAAGATGGTAAATTACACCTTCAAGCCGGGAGATATTGAGCTAACAGAACCGTATGAACTCGGCGACAAATCAGGTTTTGCGTACCGCTATCGCACCTATTACAAGTGCTTCGGCAAGTTATGCCGCTGCCTGTGCGATATAAACGGAAAGCGCCTGGAACGTGGCAGTGAGGTATGGAAGCCGACAGTGGCGGAAGCATACGTCAAGACGGCGTAAATATTCACCCTTTATAGAATATGTAGAAAATGAAGAAATCATCAATTATATATAATTTCGCTATCTCGCAGCAGGATGGCAAGACCATCCTGGCTGCCCAGGAGTACCCGTGGAGTGTGCTCCAGGTTATCACCTTCGACCCAAAGTACTTCGATAAGGTAGTGCAGCTTTTCAAGCGCCGCGGCATGGTAGCCGCCCACGACAAGGACCGCTCATTCTGTATCATCCATCTTTGCAGTGGAGATCAGGGCAGGAAATATCCAGATAAGCACATCGACACTGATACGCCAGCGGCTATCAACAAATATCTGGAGGCACTGAAAGATGCGATGGCGCAAGCAGTGGTTTGGTATTTTACGAATATTATAGAACGTGTGAAAAATTAGAAATTATGGCAAAGTTAACAAAGAATGATAAGGTGTATCTCCAGAGTATAGGCTATCTCAAAACAGATTTTACTCAGATAGAGGAAGCTAATTATGAGTACTACGCTGAAGGCAATCAGAAAATCAGCGAAGAGGAAGCTATTAAAAAGCTAGGTAGAGAGTGCTGGTTATCTGGTATAGGTGGAGCTTGTTTCCACGCTTCATCTGTAAGAATTTGCAAGTGTGGTTCAGAAATTATATATATTACTAGCGACATTTTCGGTAAATAATATCACAATATCATATTATAATAACATTTAAAAATTAGAAATTATGGAAGCAAAGAGTAATAATAAGAACGGTATGAACGTTATAGAGAATGTAGAGAACGAAATGCAGGTGACAGAAGAGAGCCGCAAGGCATACGGCCGACCATCCGTTAACGAGGCGAAAGGATGAAAGCTGGATCACGTTATCCCTTTCGATTTTTATCATAATGCCTACATCAAGAGCCGCAAGGGCATCGACGAGCTTGTGGAGATGGTGCTGAAGGAGTGCAATATCAGCCTGGATGATACCAGCTCATGGGCAAAGGACATCCGTATTATTACCAAGTATGAAATCATGACGTATGACAAGCAGCTAGATGAAAGCGAGGAAACTCCCGACGAGTGGAATCGAATCGTATCAGGGCAATCGATAGGTGACTCTATCGAGTTACGCAATGAGGCTTACTCCACTGCTGAAGGTTTCGCTCCTCATACCTTTGAGGAAATGAAGGAGGAATATATCCGAGAAGGAACCTGGACAAGATTCCTCGCATTAAACAGCATGACGGAGGCGGAATGCAAAGAATACCGTGATAGCCGCTACGGTAATCTATATGAAGCCTAGAAGGATATATTATAACCATACGTTATAGATTATATTATATATCACACGAGGGGAGTTTGCTCCCCTACCCCGTCCGGCAGACCGGCAAAAGCGGAGCGACACCGCCACGGGGTGCGTTATTTTAAACATAACTTTAAAATTTTAATTGTTCGCGCTGAAGCGTCAGCGCGGTGTTTAGTTTTACTCGCTGCCTGCGGTCCGGGAGGATAGCAGCAGCAAATTTCGCCCATGGTTGGCCGAGGATGATATACTTCATCCTTCAGGGTCCGAATCCCTGGTGGGTGACAAGAGAAAAAGAAGATAAAAAAGGTAGCAAGAATTTACTTTGAAAATAAAACAAAGGTTAAAAATGCACCTAAAATAGCATTTTAAGTGCATTTTATTTGGTAGTTTCAGAAATTCTTTGTACCTTTGCATCAGAAATAAAACAAGAAGATAAATAAAAACAATAATAATCATTTTAGCCCTAGCGCATCACGGTTAAGCGACGAACGTATGAAGACAATGTTAGAAGAAGAGTTGATTAAGACAGGTTATCGTTATCGTGAAAACGATGATAACTCCTTCGATGTATGCTACGACCATTCTCAGGATTCATTTTTTGACGGTATCAGTTCGTATCATGTAGCAACCGTTAAAGAGGATGATGATCTCTGGTACATTGACAATAATGAAGGTGCCGGCTGGGGCGAATATCCTAAAGCAGACTGGAGTTTATCAAAGGCCATCTATGATCAGTGTATCGACGAACACATCAATTAATAACTATTATCAATCATCTAAGCCCTAAGCGCATCACGGTTAAGCGACAAGAATATGACTATCAAAACTACAGAAGAAGCAAAAGAAAAACTTAACAGCATTATTGCACGATTAAATTCTCTCTATGACGCAGAGGATATGTTGGATGACGGACGCGATGATAATAATCAGAGCCAGAACCGCCGTTTTGTGAGTGCAAATAGTGTTATCAACTCGATTCATTCAGAGTTGGCTGGTTACGACTTCGATATGATTCCTTTCTCAGATTGTGATAGAATTTGGAAGGAGGCTTGGAATGGTGGTACAAATTTCCATCTTCCAGAAGAGAGATACAATCATGCTATAGAGTATGCAAACAGACTCCTTGCTGTTATAAATAAGTAATCACATTCAGCCCTAGGCGCATCACGGTTAAGCGCAAGCGATATGAAAACAATTTCCTTTAATTTGAATTTTGTAGAAATCCAAGCCTTGCTTACATCTATTATCAATATAGATAAGTTGATGGGTGTGCATGATTGTTCAGATCAAGACTATCCACGAACACCGCAGGAGGTAAAGATTGCGGTTGCCATCGAGTTGAAGGCGATGGGCGTGCTAGCCTACGACCTCGACAATATCACCGACAAGACCCGCGATACCTTGGAAAACCGAGGATATACGGGAGAGTGGCAGGACGAACACGAAACCTTCTGGCTGAAAGGGCAGTATGTATGGGTACGAGTAAGAATGCTCTATAAGACAGACGGAACGCCTGTTATAGCTTTGGAGGCAAAAGCTAATAATCAATAATACATTTATAGTTCAGCCCTAGGCGCATCACGGTTAAGCGCGAACAATATGAAGAAGTTTTTTGTATATTTCGACAAGAAAGTTATTATTGACTCGGCAGAAAAAGCCGAGGAGTTTATTAACAGCCTGACCGACAAAAACGAGCCTGGCGGCAGAAAGTTGGAGGTTAACGACAACGTTCATGCCCTTCTGAAGAAGATCTATCAGGACGAGCAGGCGGGCAGAAAATTGCAGACTACAGGCTGTAGCCCTTCATCTTTTATTTACTGCTACCCCGCCCTTGCTGATACCCCAGAGGAGTGCGAGAAGGCTATCATAGCGAAAGAGGCAGCAGACCGCAAGCGCAAGCAGGATGAGGAGATACAGGAGAAGCAGCGCATCGCCCGAGAAATCAATGAGCGCCGCAAGAAGCTGGCTGCGATGCCGAAAGGCTTCTTCACCGTCTGTCTTTATGCAACCGTCAGTTTTTCATATAAATATTATGAGTATGAAGGCTATGCCGAGAATGGCGAGGAGGCATATAAAATGGCAGTAGCGAAGCTGAAGAAAGATTTCGGTGCCCACCTCTGGGATTACGATAGCATCCTTGATGCTGAAATCATTCCCCGCCTTCACGGTAACGAAGTTTATTCGTTATAACATCGGAGATTTTTTACTAGATTTAGTAACACATTATAGCCCTCGACATCACGGTTAAGTCAGTAGATATGAAAGCGATTACGAAAAGCGGAACTGCTTACGATGTGAAGTTTCAAAATAATAAAGACCCTTTCTGTTTATATCTATGCGAGAAGGACGGAAGAGCATTATCTTGGCAAGATTTTGACGGTCTTATAAACATATCCGGAGAATGGTATCATTGTCTTATGAAGGTTGGAATATCCAATAATGAGGCAATACCGGCTGTTTGTTTGTGCCAAGATGCAAAAGACGCTTTGGGCCTGAACACCAAAGAAAGTGTATATATCCGTCTTGATTCTACCCCTAAAGAAGAGTTTAATGCTTTTTATAGAGAAGTACTCAAGTCGATTAAAGAAAAAGCAAAGGATTTAAGTTTTACTTACATAGAGTTTACTGATGATTTCATTTGCGGTAGCGACTGTGCGGAAAACTACAGATTCCTTTATTTCAACGAAAAGGCGTTAAACATCTTGAATGCTTTTAAGGCAATAGATAAGTTTGAGGACAGATTGAAGTTTACGTCGTGCTTTGAAGGACATGATACGACCTATCGTGTCGATGATACGAATATGGATAAACTTTTTGCGCTTGCTGCTCCAAAACTTAAAGAGGTTGAGGAGAGAAAGGAAAAGAATGCAATAAAGAATGAGAAGATCAGAAGAGTTAAAGAGGCTATAGAAAATGGCGCTATCTCTTTTCACTGCGAATCGGCACCACATGACGAAGATTTGAGTGAGGCCATTTTAACCCGTCCTTGTCCTAATTCAGGTACCTTCACCTTGACGCATCGCATACCTGCCGAAGTGTTCTCAAAGATAAAGAAATTCGGTGTGTATTACAACGACGATTTCTTAGAGGAGTGCGATATGTTCTGGTCTGTTCCTGGATGGCGTTTCGGGAAGGAAGCTATTGAAACCTTGTTGCGTGATAACTTCAAGGTGTTTGTAGATTACGAAGAAGTTTCTCTGACCAAAGATTAGGAAACGAAAAAGCCCCGACCTAAGCCGGGGCACCGCGAGCCTTCCGGCTCGAATCTACTATAGTAGAAATTTGGCTCTCTAAGAGCGTTTAAATCCGCAGACTTTTGAAAGTCTGACCGTCAACGGAAGCTCTATGTTTCTTTCTATTCCATAAAGGTACGATTAAATCAATATCCATAAAGGTACGATTGAATGATCTTCCGAAGACGGGTGCAAATTTAAGAAATAAAATAATACGGTGCAAGTATTTGCCCAAAAAATTATAGAATTTTAAGTTTTAAAAGCCCTACCGCATCGCGGATAAGCGGAATAAAGATGTTTAAGATATTGCACGCCTTCCTTGATTATCCCTTCTGCTCGTTCGAGTTTCTGAACCTCGATACCCAGGAGCATATATTTGCTTCATTCTTCGATGATCCTCTTTATGAGCTTCTGAAAGAGTGCGGAGTGAATTACGACCACGAGTTGGAAGGGAAGATAATAGAGAAGATTCCGTCCGATCTGCGCATACATACCAAGGAGTATGCCGTTATCAGGGCGCAACAGCATTTGGAAGGTTCCTGGTTCTTTCCTTGGTTAAAGAAGAAAAAGTAATATAATCATTCAGCCCTACCGCATCACGGCAAAGCGGAAAAGATATGGAGATCAATAAAACAACGAATAAGAAAGGTCGCCCCGCAGCAGAGGGCAAGGTTCATAAGTATGTAGTGCCCGATGATGTGCACGACTGGATTTCAAAGCATGGGGGCAGTAGATATATCACTGATACTTTCCGAGCTATCAAGGCTGTAACCTTGCAGGCTCAGGAAAATCCTTCTTTATAACATCGGTGAAACATCACCGATGCTGCGATAAAAATATAATATCAATATTAATACTTTAAAGATTATAGGCAATTATGAAAAAAGCAATTACTTACTCTCTTGCAGCCCTCGCCTTCGTAGGCGTAGCCGTGCTGCTCTTCTCTACCATCGGCGTAGCAGTGTTCTTCCTCCCACTTCTGGCAGGAGCATTCAAGTAAGATATAACAATTTTAATACTTTCGATTTTAAAGATTATAAGATAACTGTGCCAACGGGGAGAAATAATGGCGCAGGTGCGAAGAAAATGCACCATCTGGTTGGCGTAGCAGTAAAAGCTATGCCGCCACCCAGGTGCTAGCCAGCAAAAAAAAAGCGCGAAGGTATATAATAATTCCGGAAACCTTTGCGTTACTTAGATATATATTATAGAACAATTTTAAAACTTAGAATTATGGAAGAAGACGGAAAAGTAATATGGGCTATTCCTTGCGCTGATCATGCTATCTTTATAGATACGAATGGCTACCTATCGGAACGTTATGGCATGGCCAGTGTGATGGGTAAATATGGTGAAGAAATTAATTTTATTGATGAGGACGGGCTAACAATGGAACCGTATGGTAATATGCCATCAGATTCTATTATCGGAAGACGCGGCGAAACCATTCCTATTTGTCGCTTGAGTGAAGCGGTTGCTTATACTCTCGATGTAGAATCGATATTTTTTGATTTGGACGAGTTAGGCTTGAACGTAGATGTTTCAAGTATGAAGCAGACCCTAGAAGTTCATTTTATACGCAATAATGCCACACAAAAGCCTACTTATAGTATGTATATTAATATTAAGGATGGAGCGGTTGTATTTGATGATCTTTCTTACAACTTCGTGTATATGGATAATCTGGAGTGCGTTGGCGTAAAATTTATGCAAGATAGAGATATTGATCCGCGCCGTTTGAGCGGAAGTGTCATCCAGTATCTATATGAATACAGCTGCTATCGTGATGCCCTGGTCGATGTTGAGATATATTTCGATAAGAGGATTTATTGCGGTGTGTGTGATGATAAGGATGCAGCATACAATAAGGAAGTTTACGCTGATGAGGAGAAATATCTGGGTAAATTACGTAAGTACGTTCGCGATACATTGAAAAAAATGTGGGATGAGCACAAAAATGAGGCAGCTCGTATCAAGGATTACCAGAAAGCAAGGCTGCAGGTTGCCAGCAAGTACGATAAGGACCCTAACCTGATAGAGTAAGAAACAACTACGTTATAGCATCGGGGAGGAATGACTGATTTCTCCCTCGCTGCGACAAAATTATAATATAAACTTTTAAATTTTTGGGCTTATGAAAACTAAGACGTTTTTATTTGCCACCACCTTTGCGATGATGGCAGCCTGCATGGGTATCAATACCTCATGCAGCAAGTTGGCGATGGACGATGTAGTAGAGAATGGCAACGGGGATGAGGACGGCAGTCAGGCGACTCCTGCGGGTAAGGAGCATGTGAAGCTGAACTTTTCTACCAGTTTGCCTACGGTAGAAACAAGCGGTACCCGTGGCTCCCATGGGGCGAATGGTACCCGTGGTGTTGATGGTGCGGCCGGAGTGGCTGGTACCCGTGCATCCTTGCAGGCAGATGGCAAGGATATGACCGACATCTATATCTTTGACTACGACAAGACGAGCGGAAAGCTTCTGCAGGTGTTGCACCAGACGAACTCTTCCGCCGATTTCGCTCAGCCAGATATGACGCTGGCATACGGCGATCATACATTGAAGGTGATTGCTACCCGTAGCCTCTCCCCTACCCTGACGGATGCGGAGAAGACAACGTGGGCGGTGAATGATAATGTGCTCACGGCAGTGGGCGACGCTACCCCTGCCATCTGGACGAGCGAGAAGACATCTGATAGCTTCGGAGCGATTAAGGATATTAGTGTGGTTCCGGCAAGGTTCAGATGGTGAACATTGCCCTGGAGCGTATCGTGGCAAAGTTGATACTGAACTGTACGGAGACTTATCCGGAGGATTGTGACGCGATGGTGGCCGAGTTCAGCGAGTACAAAGATTTCTCATTGAGCAGTTTTGACGTTATGAGCGCCGTGAAAAATCAGCGTACCTATGACGTTACACCTTATGCAGGACTTAGCGGTAAGGGTGTATATTACTATGTACTGGTGCCAAAAACGGGTTACACCACGGATATTGCTGTAACAATGACCAGAAAGAACAGCGAGAAGCCTTATTCACAATTCACCATCACTGATGTGCCATTGGAGAGAAATAAGGTTACTACCGTGAAGGGTCAGTATTATAGCCACCAATCCGGCATCACCTTTTCTCTGAAGTCAGAGTGGGATAAGAACGGGAATGATATTGCTATTTAGTTTATAGTTTATAGAATAGAATAAAAAGGTGCAATCGTACTATAGCACTCTAGTACGATTGCACCTTTCACCTTTTCTTTATTCCTCTTTGGTACTATGGTGCATTTGCACCTTCGCACCTTCACATATTAACACTATGGGGCATTCGCTCAATCGCACTTTGGTACGATTTAGTATTCGTACTATTCCACCTTGGTACTATGGAGCATTTGTACTACTATACATTGGTACGATTAAACATCCATACTATTTAAGTATTTGCACTATTGTACATTAGTGCGATGGTACATTGGTACGATGGGGCATTTGCACCAATGTACATAAGCCACGGGTAAACGGTTTCGTAGATATGATTTTCTTTTCTTTTCTTCTGATACATAAGCATATATATATTCCCCCGATGCAGTAAATGAGAAAATAAATGAGAAGATAAATGAGAGAGCAAATGAATTTTTGCTCTATAGTTCTATTCGCCTTTCGTATTATAACACTTTCGTACAATACCGCTTTTACACTATAGTACTTTTGTACTATTCCTATTCTTAATAATTAAATAAGATTAAAATCTTAAAAATATATGCGGATTTTCTTGCAGGTTCCGATATTTTTTTGTACTTTTGCACCGTAGTACTTTGGTACGATGGAACATTTGAACTTTGGTTCATTTGCACATTGTACGTTGGAACGTATATTCATTTGCACCTTTGTACATTGGTACGTTAGTGCATTTGTGCTTTAGTACTCGTAGTTTAAATTTAATTATTAATACTTTAAAATAAAGATTATGGCAGAAGATAGATTGAAAGAAGTTTTGGCCTTTGTAAATCACAAGGGTGGCGTTGGTAAGACTACAACCGTACAGAATCTTGCTGTAGGTTTGCGTCGATTCGGCAAAGGCAAGTTTGGATTGAATGCGGCTGGCAAGCAGCGCTTACCACGCATCCTGCTCATCGACCTCGATCCCCAGGGTTCGCTCTCCTTCCTTTTCGACCGCAGCGGGACCAAGCATCCCGAGCAGCTCACTATCTACGATTCGCTGGTAGAGCAGAAGCCTATCCCTATCTATCAGGTGAGAGAGGGCATCTACCTGGCTCCTGCATCCAAGAAATTGATTTCCATTGAGCCTTTTTTAAATCTGCGTGCAGTGCCAAGAAAGGCACTCTTCAAGCTGATGGCGAAGCCGCTTGCCCTGATGAGCGAGGAGGATGGCGACCTGGCGAGTGATGGCATTGATTACAAGGATGGTGTAAACATAATGGAGGCATTCGATTTTGTGTTACTAGATTGCCCACCTGCGCTGTCCCTGCTCACCTATAATGCACTCACGGCTGCATCGGGTGCCGTGCTTCCGGTGCAACTGGAAGCATTGGCAACGAAGGGTATTTCCGAAATCATTAATGCCATCAAGGAGACGCGAGAGGATTTGAATGCTAATCTGAATATCCGCGGAATGTTAATGGTTATGAGTAATGATCAGACTAGAGCCACCAAGGAATATAAGGAATATTTGGGTGATACGTTCGAGAAGTATCTTTTTAAAGCCTACACCCGTCGTGATACCAAGATGGTAGAGGCGCAGTCGCTGAAAAAGTCTATTTTTGAGCGTACGCCTTATTGCAGAGTAGGTTTAGACTACGAGCAGTTTACCAAGGAAGTGATGGACACCATGCCTGATTAATATTTAATATAATGATTTATAGATTATGGTAGAGAAAGTAAAAAAGCCGTATAACGCATTTACGCTTGAAGGTTCTGACCTCGTAGAGGAGAACGAGAAGGTTTTGAATGATGATGCAGCACCTGTTTCTTCGTCATCTGCTGCATCATCTACATCGCAGCAGGAGCAATCCTCACAGCAGGAGCCCCCAGAGCAGCCAGCGCAGCGCATTGCACCTGTAGTAAATGTGCAGCCTACAAAGACTACAAAGACCGTGAAGCTGATTCTCCCGATAGAGTATTATTTCTCGTTAGCGAGAATCAAAGAGTGCACAAATAAGTCTTTGCAGGACTTGGCAGCCCAGGCCGTGATGGACTTCGTAGATAATTTCGGAAAGAAGCAGGTAAACGAAAAGTCAGATTTGGTACCGAAATAGTACCGAAGGGTATAGTTTTTGGAACCAACTCACTACATTTATGGCCAGGTTTCACTACATTTATGGCCGGGTTTCACTACATTTATGGCTAAGTTTCACTACAAATGTGGCTAAGTTTGAAACTTAACTATCTATGTTTCAGAAAGTTAGTGTTTTCGGAATATCGAATATAGAAGATGGAATATATTATATATAAGAGTTTATCTTTATATATATCAAAGATTCTATATTTAATATTCTATATTCCGAGATAGCTAATTTGGTGGCTATCAATAAGTTGGATATCAAAGTTATCCATAAATGTAGCGAAACTTAGCCATAAATGTAGTGAAACCTGGCCACAAATGTAGTGAAACCTGGCCACAAATGTAGTGAAACCTGGCCACAAATGTAGTGACATTATATAATAAGGTACGATTATGGATAAAAACAAGCAAATAGACAACCGATATATTAATACGCCCTTTGCCTATACGAAGACTCAGAACGGATTGACGTTACTCCAGCAGAACGTGATGGTAAGGGTGTCAGCGCATCTTCAGAAGTATATCGAGAAGTTTTATAAAGATCCTCAGTTGCTGGCTTCAAAGGATGATCCGAAGCCGCTGATGCACTCTTACGAGAAGGAGCACGTGCCTCCTGTTCGTATCAGGTTGTCAGAGCTGGGTATTGCATCGAACGTTTACAGCCGTGTCCGAGCGGCCTTAGAAGGCATTCTTGACGTGAAAGTTGAGCAACCTGGATATGATGAAGAAGGAAGACCGGTAATGAATATACTTCCTTTATTCAATAGAATAAGTATTCCTGTTACCGACCATGGTACAGTAGTAAAGAAGCGCTTATTAAAAGATGACGAGGACTTAACAGAAGTGTTTGTTGATAGAGTTCGTGGTTATGTAGAAATCTCTCTGAATCCTGGGGCAATCGACGACATGTTTAACATGAACCTTGGATATGTTACCCACCCGGTAGATATAGCTCGTATAGGCAAGGTAGATAAGATGCCTTTGATGTATTATTTCATTCGTCACAAGATGTTGAACTTTAAGAAGGCGAGCACGCAGGTATCTGTAGAGGAGATACGTGACTATCTGGGTATGATAGTAAGAGATTTCGATGGAAACATTATTAAGGTTCAATATCCTCATTATAGCCGATTCAAGGCTCGTGTGATAGACACGGCACTGAATGACATTAAAAGGGTGTACGAGGCAGGGCAGATAGATTTCTACTTTGAAATGAAGGAAATTCGTGCATCTGGCAAGAAGATAGGTGAACCTGATTTTTTGGAGTTCAAAAAGGTAGGAACCGTGAAGAATGATAATGCCAAGTATAGAACCAACTCCGAGCGCAAGCTAATTGACACCCTGCTTACATCTTATCCTACTCTCGATAAGAGCAGGGTAGTGGCTATCCTTTCAGGCATTACTGAAGACAAATGGAATGAGTTTAAGAATTACGCCTATAAAGATGTGCCGAGGATGGCAGAGCAGCCACATCGATGGAACGGAACAAACGAGGAATTTATCTATCACTTACTCGAGCATTGGGAGAAGGGGCGGTCTGTTCAACAGACAACAAATAAGCCGCCGCAGCAGCTTGATTTATTTGCCAACGTTCTCCCTGTTTCCTCGAAGATAGAAACGAAGGTAGGCGAGGGCGCTGATAAATGGAAGGCGTTCTGCAAGCTCATTATAGGCGACGCTGAAAAATCACTGATTTCCCGTCTTTCCTTTGTCGGCATGAAGAACGACCGCTTCTGCGTGGAGTGCAGCGATGAGGATTTTGATATGATCCGAAAATTAGGTATCGAGGATAAAGCGAAAGAGTTCTTTGGATGTGTCGGCTCGTTTGCTCCTGTGTTCTATCGAGGATAGTGATTAGTGAGCAGTGATTAATGAGTAGTGATTAGTGATTAGTGATTATTGATTAGTGGGTATAGAGAGGGGCGTAATTTCGGATTGCGCTCCTTTTTTTTGTGTTATAAACGCCAGCTTAGTTAATCACTAATCACTACCATCCCCTAATCACTACCCATTAATCACTAACCCTTGTCCCCCTCATTTCAGAGAAAATGGCTACCTTTGCACCAGAAATATTAAACGAAATGAAAACGTATGAAAAGGAAAGAGATTATTCATCTACTCTTGATAGCAGTAGCGATGATGATGCTTGCGGCATGCGCCTCTTCTCGACGAGTGGTTACTGATAACCATCAGGAGACAAAGGATAGCGTAAAGACCGTACAGACGGATAGCGTGCATAAGCAGATAACGGCGAACGATAGCCTTGCCACCAAGGTAATCGAAGATAGGCATACCGCAGCCACCTCCACGGAATCGGATGAATATGAGGAAACCATTCAGGAGAATATCACCGAATCCACCGATTCTTCCGGTAACAAGCAGAAGACTACCCATCGTACCACTCACCGCAAAGGCAGCCGCAGCAGCCAGTCTTCCTACGATGAGCGATTGCAGCATCAGCAGCAGGAAATCAGTCAGATGCAGAAAACCATCGATAGCCTTGCCCTCAACAACCGCAGTGATGTAGGCACCCACTGGGCAGCTACCGATAGTTTATCAGATACGCAGGAAAAGAATACCAAGGATGTAAGAAAGGCTACCTGGCTACAGGCAGCTAAAAAAAACGCCTTTGCGTTGTTCCTGATATTAGTAATAGCATTGTTATTGACCACTTTTAAAAAGCATAGCGACCATGGGCAAGAAGAAAAAAAACGATCCTGACATCGTGGATAATGACGGACAGGCAGAGGTAACACTCAATGATTTCGTCATTCCATCAAAAATACTCGCTTTCTCCAGGCAGTTCGAGCCGATGGATCACTGGACGGAAGACTGCGAGGTATTCAATGATGCCCGGCTTCGAGAATATTTTAAGGCGATAGTCTGCCCGCTTGGAGACCCGCTTTCTCTCTATCTGCAGGAGTTAGACTACAAAGGTTTCCACATGCAGCACGACGAGAGCGGGGAGCCGGTTATCTATTGCAGGGCAATTTAAAAGGTAAAAAGATAAAAAGATAAAATCTCTTAGCCCTTTTGCGTCCTCGTTCCCAGCGATTCCATCGCTGGTCCGCAAAAACACAATATTCCGCCGAAAATATATACAATATTTCGCCAAAAATATATAATAGATTTCTAATTACTTTAAATACAAGGATTTATGGGTAAAGATAAAAGACCTCACAACTATTTGAAGATAGCAGAGGAGAGTGGAGTAGGCAAGAAGCTGAAAACCTTTCTTGCCGAGTGCAGTGAAGCAAGCGAGAAGGCGAGAGCCTGGGTAGAGAAGCAGGGAGGCGACATCTATTACGAATCACCCGAAGGCTTTGCCGGAGGTGTATCGATGGTAGAGTTCCCGACTGCTATCAGCAAAGAAGGCTGGAAAAACATCCAGGTTCCTACTAAGGACGGATGGCAGAGCACCCATCTCTTCGTACCAGAAGAAGATAGTGACCTGGAAAAGGAAATGATGACGCTTCCGGTGGTGAGCGAAACGGCGCTTATAACCATCCTGCAGTTCAAACCTAAGATGGCGAAGGGCAAGGATGAAAAGGAAGTGCAACTTCCGTTCACCTTTGGCAATGCCACGCCAGCCATCTTCCTCCATCATGGCTTTTTCTTCACCGATGTTCCCTATGAGAGCATGAGTAATGACTGCCAGCCCATCTCAGAGAAGGAGTTCCTTCGCCGCAGGATGGCAGCCGTGAACGAACGATAATTTTTCTTCTGAATTGAATATATTTTAACTAATTCAGCCAGCCGTCCGTGACGGATAGCTGGCTTTTTATTTATCATTCGTCATGGCGCAGTTCTTTTGCCACCATGCCGTATCCCGCTTGCGGCAAATTACCTCCATCCTGCTGAGAGTTCAATCGACGGGTCAGTTCACCGATGAGCTTCTGCTGGTCGCCTATCTGCTTTTGCTGCTCGGCTATGATGTCGAGCATGCGGTTAAGCGTAGTCATACTGATGCCATGCCCCATATCTGGAACATGTGCGCCATTTTCTTCTTTAGCTAGAGCACGAGCACCCACTTCTTCTTCTCTCTCTTTCTTCTTTCCTCTTCCATTCCAATCACTCTCGCCCCCATTTCCAGCGATTCCATCGCTGGTCCACCCCGGCACCACCGATTTAATCCTATCCACATCGAGCGGGTCACGGAGCGCACGTGTGCCCAGTTTCCGCTTGGCATCATTCCCCAGATAACCGCCATCCGGCTCAAACTGGTCTCCCGCACCTGGGCACACATACTCCATCTTGCGGCAATCGCCATCCCCCAACGGGCTGGCATCAACATCCACAATAAAAGCTGATAGCGGGACGTGAAACGCATTGCAGAAACGCAGCAGCGCAATGGTAGGCAGTGGCGACTTCATCCGTTCCCAACTATCAAGGCAAGTATTACTCGTAGTACCCATGGCGCGCATCATCTGCTTATTAGTGATGTCCTTATTGGCTTCCATCCATCTGTTCAGGAAGCTGTAGTTATAACAGTACTTCATATTTCAACTATATTTTAAAGATGAATAACTCTAATATGTTCACTGAAAAATCAATTAATATAACTAACCTATGTTAAATTCCCCTAATTTTCGGCAAAAAAATATAGGTAACATTTGGTAGTTGCAATTTTATTATTTAAATTTGCACCAAAATTAAGAAATAAAATTGAAATGACAAAGGAAATCTTAGAAAAAATATGTAGAAAAAATACTCCATTAGAGGTAAATGACATCTCGGTGGAGGAAAAGAAGAACTTAGCTGAGTTTTTATCGGTTAAAGGATTCTCTACATCTACATTCTATCTCAGATTTTTTCAGAAAGGTTTCGATGCCTGGGAAATTCAGGGTATCAACAACTGCAAAAGTCAGTTCTTAGCTATACCGGATGTAGGTAAGCTATTAGCGGAATATGTAGAAACCGATGCCCTGGGTAACGAGATTGGCAAAAAGGGCTATCTCGTAGAGCTCGCGCAGAGCAAAGAACCGGGCGTGTTCTATACCTGCTTGAAGAAAGTAAACAACGGTCTCTGCATCAAGTTCTTTGCCTACATGGAAGAGAGAGGCATGAGCCGTACCACCGTTATTAAGCGTTTCACCGCTGACGATTGGAAGCCATGGGAGCAGGAGGGAATAAAAGCACTTTTAAAGGTAAAAGCCTGTGCTTAGTTAAATCCTCTCTCACCCCCGTTTCCAGCGATTCTATCGCTGGTTTAAGAAGAATGTAACTACAAATGATAGATGTAACTGAATGATAGACATTACTGTCGATTTAGAAACCTGTTCGCTTTCGCCCACCGCAGCGGTGATGAGCATTGCTGCGGTGGCGTGGAAGCGCTACGGTAAAGAGTCGCCTTTCTTCGATGAAGGCGACGGAGTATTGAGAAATTCCACATATTCTGCACACGTGGACTTGAGAAGCATGTTCCTTAACGGGTTCACCTTCGACCAGAGCACGGCAGATTGGTGGGCGAAGCAGAGCGACGAGGCAAAAGCTGCCTTGCTCGACAATGACAGCGACGAGTCGCCCTGCCAGCCTATAGACGTGATAGTAAATGACCTCTTCGAGTGGATAGAAGACATCAAGAAGAAACTCGGTGATGAAGACCTCTGCCTTTGGGCGCAGGGTACTGATTTCGACGTGGCTATTCTGAAATATATCTGCTACAAGATGGGCATTGAGTTCAGAGTTAAACATACCCAGTTGAGAGACCACCGCACGTTCTATCTCGAACTTGCGAGAATCTTATGGGATGCAGCCGAGCCTAACGAGGAGAAATTCACCCTCGACAAGGCTTACTCCCTGACCACGGACTACAAGGACATCGCTGATGATGAAGGTGCGGCTCATAACCCGATCTTCGACTGCAAGCGAAGTATCTATAGCACTTGGCAGATGATGAAGAAGATAAGAGAAGAAGTTTATGCCTCGTCTGTTTGATTTGCCCTATATCCCTACCCGGACGAGCATCCATCGTAGGCATAGAAATCTATCCCGATATAAACTGCTGCACCGTTTCGCCTATACCGAAACGATGAGCGGGCTAAGGGATGATATACCGACCCTGCTATTCTATGCGCCCTTCGCCCTGTTGAAAGATACCTGCGAGTATCTTTGCAGGATGATGGCAGGCAGCGTGGAAGATATAATCATCACGCCCTCGCATAGCTGCCGCCGCAAGAACGGCAAGATATACTGGAGGCAGGAGGTGCAGATCATCGGTCTCGATACCAACTTCCTTACGATGGAAAGTCTCTCGCAGATGATAGTACATCGTATGGAAATTATCTGCAACTGCAAGATACGGCGCTATCGCCTGGAAACATTCTTGAATTTATAAAAATATAAAGATATGAAGAAATAAACAAAGATATACTGCATGACATCATGCGCCATCAGAGATACACTACATTTCTGATACGTTTTATTTTGTTAGACAACCAAGCCATCGGTTAAAATGGCAGGAAGACCTGACGGGCGATAGGTGGACGCTGGAAAGCTTCACTAATAAGTTAATACCCCCCCCACCGCAGTCTTGGAACGATAAGTGAAAAGTCTGATTAAAAAGCCTGAGGAATACCTATCGATGCGGTAAGCGGGGCATCCTCGAAATTTGGCGGTGTCGCCCCGAAGGTCTTCTTTCTTTGACAATATTGATATAAAGAGAATAGGGGAGGCATTCTGGAAACACTCTTATGCAAGGGTAGTGGGAGCAGTAATGTCCCATGACTACGCTGCACACTGCATCTTTGCCGGCACTATGGAGAGACGTGATTAGCGTTATGCCGCGTCTTTGCGTTAGAATATTCAGCGGGCGAGTACCACAGATTCACAAATGCTCCGACCGCTCGCTCTAGAATATAACCCGGCAAGGTGTAAACACTTGAAGTTTGGCCTACCCTCTGCGCCCCCGTCCCCAGCGATTCCATCGCTGGTCAATGGTCAAGAGTGGTGCCTTCCCTGTCTCTTTTAACTCTATAAATACTCTTGATGTAAGATATGTTATTCCATCCTATATTGAATCAGCTAAGCAACATCGATATGGCTTTTCTCGTAAAACCAGCCGATGAGCAGCGCATCGAAGGGCAGACGGCTTGTTTCTGTCCGCTCTGCCAGAAGGAGGAGGCAGACGATGGCGAGCAGAGCAAAGCAGAGCAGACCCCACATCTCATTGTCTATAATAATGAGCGTGGCGGTATGTATAATGGTGTAGGGGTGGAAGGCAATACCAAAGCAGAGCATGGAGCCTTACGTTGGATGTGTACCAAGACTGGAAAGTATGGCTACGGAGCCTTAGAACTCTATGCCGCCATGCGTAAGCTGCCAATGCACGGAGCCAGCCTGTTGCGCCTTTGTCACGACCTCGTGGTAAAGGTGTATGGCGACAACGAAAAGACAAGAGCCAAATGGCCAATGCTCTTTGCCAGGATGGACTATCGCACCATCGCGAACCACACGATAGCGACATTTTCTTTTATCCCAAAGACAGACTTCAATCCCCAGGAGCTCGCAGCCCTGGGGTGCGAAGTCACAATGATAAAAGGAATTCCGCAATATGGTTTTGGCAAGGATTTCAACACTACGATGCTGAATGATGATTTCCGCATCTATGCCGTAGATCAAGTAACCCTGCCCAATGTAGTGAGAAACGGGCAGCAGGTGAGCGAAGTGATTTACGGCACACCCTGGAACCCGTTATTCGTCTGCTTCGCTACAGATGTGATAGCGCCTCAAGGAAGTTGCGGATGTTTCTTCCGTCCAGCCATGCAGCAAGACCCAATCGTCTTCTCCACCTGCGAGGATCACAGTGTGAGGAAGGTGAGCAAGTGGCTCATGGGCGACAAGGTTTTTACTTATGCCATGGATCATCGGAGTAACAACTCTACTGCCGTTCACTCGGCAATAGAAAAGCTACAACCGGACGAGCCTTATACCGATAAGAAAGAAATATGGGTGGAGAACGAAACTAAGGATGGCGAACCGAAAGGCACCTTTCATGCAGAACAGAAACCCATAGAAGTTGGTGACATCAAGGCTCAGAACATCGTGTTCTGCAGAACATCCGAAGACGCATTAAGCGTTTATTACGCCATGCGTTCCCTGCGTCAGGATAAGGCGCAGGATAATCATTTTCAGAAATACTGCTGGTATCACGTAGCCTTCTCGCTTGGCAGAAGAAACTTCTGGTATATCGAGCGTGGGCAGTGGAGGCAGGAAAAGCTAGACTTCAATGCCGTGCAGTATCAGAAGATGAAGCGATTTGCCGAGAGGGTTATCATGCTTTACCCTAACGACATCGCCAGCCAAAGGGATTGCGGAGCCATCGCAACTAAGTATTGCGATATTTGCTATGCTACATTGCCCGATGGCTTTAGAAGTAGATATAATCAAAGGTGGAACTGGTTGTATGGTTGCTCACCACGAAGTGTGAGAGATTATCTGATATGCTACCACATGGATGATGCCGACAACTTCAAGTTCGACCACGATATAAGATTGCCGTTATATTCGAGATTACGGGGAGCCAACAACACAGATCCATTCGAGATTGAATATCCCCGAGACCCGAGAAGTGGCAAACCTAAACCGCCTACCTGCAAGGTATCGCCTACCAAGGTGTGGCTCTTTATGACCTGCCGTGGTTATTACAGAATGATAGACCCTGAGAGTACTGACCTCGTAGGTCAGTATATCCATTTGGATAGATGTTTTGTGGAATACATCGACCAGAAGAGTGTCATCCAGGCAACGAAAGTTCAACTTCTGCAGTTTATCGAACAGAGTTGGCGGTACAACGACAAGGAGCGTAAGATGATGTCGGATTGCGCTAACCTGATAGACAAGAATTTCAGCGAGAAATCGGCTGGAGGCTTACAGAGCATGGTGATAGATTTCACCGAAAGCTTCGATGCACATACGGAATATTTCTTCTTCCGAAATGTAGCGTTAAAGATTACGCCCGAAGCCATTACACCAGTCAGCTATGAGAAGCTGAATTTCTTCATCCCATCCCTGGCCAAGAAGCCGTATGATTTCACGATGAGGGTATTCAATCCTCCTTTTGTTATCAGCGAGAGTCAGGAGTATAAGGATAAGGTAGCAGCCATCGCCCAAGAGGAAGCGCAGGTTAACGAGGACGGTTCACCGGTTTTCTCAAGAGAGGAAATTGACCAGAAGAAGAAAGACCTCAAAGATTGGGCACAGACTTTCCGTTGGCAGGTGAATTGGCAAGGCAAGCAGGAAAAAGAGCTTTGGCCTGTGCTGAGAGTGATACGCGGTTGCTGCAATGTGCAGTGGAGACTGGAGCAGGATAGTATTCGCAACAAGAAGCCGATGCCCCCTGAAGCCATCGCCGACATCAACTCTCATTTCGCCAACATGATTTCCTGCTTGGGAAGAATCTGTTACCGCTCATGGGCTGACATGCAGAGTATCTGCCCCTATCTCCTCGAAGATGCGGTGGAGGACGAGAAGCAGGCTAGTGGCGGTTCGGGCAAATCATTGATGATAAACCTCGTGGTAGGTTCAGCGGTAAATGTACTGCGTGTCGATATGAAAGAGTTTGTAACGATTGCCGACGCAAAGTTTGCTCTTTCTGATTTACTGATATATCCGGGTAAGTTTAGAGTCATACACTGGGAAGACAAGCCTTCGGGTTTCCCGATGAAGTACTTCTATATTAAGGTAACGGCAGGTGCCAAGGTTGAGCGAAAGTTCGGCGACCCGATTGTATTCAAACTGGAGGAATCGCCATTGAACGTGATAACTAGTAACTATCAGCTAAGTGATAGTGAAGATAGTACGCTCAGACGTTTCCCCTTGGTGTCATTATCCGACAGATTTTGCTGTGAAAACCCAATGAAACATAAGTTGGCGCGCTCTCCTAAAGAGGTAATGAAGAATCTTGCCTCCGACCCTGAAAAGCTGAATGAGCGAGATCGCAATCAGGCGATATATATCTGTGCCCTTGCCGTGCAGTTCATCATGCGCTATCATACCTTTGCGGTTGCTCCTCAGAAGAATGTTCAGCGAAGATTGATGGTAAGAGAGCTGACCGAAAACACGGTGAACTACTTTGAGTGGTTCTTCAGCCGTAATGAGGTATATTCAGCACCTATCTGTGCAGATGAAATGTTTAATGAGTTCATGCGAGATTGGGCTGATGCCAGCGAGGGTAAGAGTAAGGAATACAGCCGAGCCACCTTCAAGAAGAAAATCAGGAAGTATTGCGAGAATATGAATATCGACTGCAATCCGGAGAATCTTCTGATTGGCGAGGATAACAAGCGCCATGGCTGTTTCAAGCTCAGAGCTTGGATAACGGAGGAGTACTTCGTAGGACGGGAATGGGAGAATGATGAAAGTGTAGAGCCGAAACATATCCGCAGGGTAAAAACCAGCAAGCACGTCTATTTCTTCTTCCGTAAGGGTAAGGATCACATTCCAGAAAGCTACGATGAGTTAAAACGCATCGCCAAGGAATACGTAGAAGGTCCCGACCCATTACCATATCGTGATGATGATGGCAACATCGTCTCCCTCACCCCAGAAGAGGAAGAACGCTGGAAGGCATTCACCTCCCGCAAGCAGGGCAGAAGGCAAGCCATGCAAAACGGCAGCGATAGCAACAACGCAGCAGAAATGGTAGGCGAAATAGATAAGAGCAATTTGCCATTCTAGCCCCCGTTCCCAGCGATTCCATCGCTGGTCTAAAATAAAAAAGTTATGGCAAAGAAAGAAGAAACAAAGAAGAAGAAAGGCGTAAGAGTAGCCAATCGTCAAGCATGGGTAGATACCTTCGTATATCTCTGCCCTTATCACCGAGGCGGAACAGGCCCCGGTGAATATTGCGAGGAACCCGACGGAACCCGCACCAACTGCACAGGCAGATGCACCTACACGGGCAGCGGAGCCTGTTCGCATGTAACGCAGTTCTTCAAAACATATCTCAAGTTCGTAAACAAGGAAATTGAATTTTTATAAAATTACAAAATATGGCAAGTTATACAGGAAACGTTAATCTCATGGCACTGAATGGTGCCAAAGTTCTAGTTGGTCTCGATGAGAAGAATGCGCAGCGTCCTTACATCTGTATTCCACTCGATGTTAACGAAATTAGGATGGAAGCATCCAAAAATGATCCCAACAAGCAGATGGCCAAGTTGAGAATCAGCATTTGGCCATTCAACGAGCAGTACAAGGCAAAGGTACGCCAGAGCCTTGCCGAGCGTGGCGACAGCAATGTGAGTGTGCCTACCCACGAAATGCAGCTCTCGTTCTCCGCCGAGTACGTCAAGGCGGTAGCCAAGGCGTTCCCCAAGCTTGTAGAGCAGGTGAAGGAAGCCAACAAGGAAAGAGACCCAGAAATCGTAAATCAGGATTTCAATGATGAGAATACTCATCTCTTCAAGGCAATCCGCACCCGCATGAATAAACGCATTGCGCAGCTCTATCAACCACAAGTCACCCCTCAGCAGACGTATCCACAGCAAGCCTACGGCACGGCTGGCAACGCCACCGCATACGTGCCACCAGCAGATGGAGCAAATGATTATACCTCAATGCCAGGTTACAATGACCCGAACAGCGACCTGCCATTCTAATTAATAATTAATCATTGGCTATGCGCCCCAGTTCCCAGCGATTCTATCGCCGGTCCATCATCATCAACAAAAAAGCAGAAAAATGAAAATACAAGCACAATCATCATTGACACTTCGCAAAGCCCTACAGAAAGCCGCGAAGTGCATTGATAGTAAGAGTGCCATCGTCATCATGACCCAGGTGCTTCTTACCCAACGCAAATCAGATGGAAAGTTCTTTTTTGTATCAGCCACCACTGATTCAGAACTTACCATCCCTGCCCCTCTCAGCATCGTAGAGGGCAGTTTCAAGGAAGATGCAGTTTTACCGATAGGCAATTTGCTCTCCCTTCTTTCCACCCTTCCTGCCGACTGTGTAGTCACCATGGAGCTATCTCAGGACAAGGAGCACAACATGAACATCGAGTACTGTACCCAAAACGGTGACAACGTGAAGAAAGGAACCGTAAGCCTGGTTTATTTCAGCGCCGAGGATTTCACCCGTGCCGTGCAGCCCGAGAATATCAGTCTCCATATATCTTTGCCAATGGCAACCTTTGGCAATGTGCTCGCTCATGCAGGAAAATTCGTTGGAGACTCAGAGCTTAGACCTATCATGAACTGCCTCTGTATCGATGTATCAGAGGATAGGAGCGACGTTAAGTTCGTCGCATCAAATGGGCATGTCCTTATCAAGCTCACCCATACCAACGACCCTGAGACAGGAGGCAGCGATTTCTTCCGTGAGGGAACACCAGGCAAAATCCTGGTTCATAGCAGTTATTTCAAGACCTTGGCAATTTTTGATGATTGTGAGGATGTTGATATTGAGTGCAACGAGAACATGGTGCGCTTTACATCGGGTGATATTACCTTCGTATGCAAGAAGGTAGAAGGTAAATATCCTAATTACGATTCTGTTATCCCTAAAAATAACCCTCATACGGTTATCTTGGATAAGCGAGAGTTGGCAAGCGTCGTAAAACGTGTAGCTCTCTTTTCTTCCGAAAGTAGTAATCTTATCGTGTTGAAGAAGAACGGCATGTTCCTGGATATTACTGCCCAGGATCAGGACTTCAATATGTCGGCAACCGACCAGGTGCTTATCAATGACGGAACGTGCCCGGAAGGGTACCGAATCGGTTTCAAGGCAAGCAGCTTGCTTGATTCTCTTGCACCTATCCCAAGCAATGAAGTCTGCCTGCATCTGGGCGACGTTAGTCGTGCGGGTACGATTACCGCCAATGAGTCTTCGCCACTTGCATTGGCCCTGCTCATGCCGATGATTATGAATGATTAACTTACATCAACTGATAAGATTAAGATAAGAATATGGACGATACCTTACTCTTTATTCCGCCCTGCTGTGTAGATAAAAAACTGCCCAAGGCTGTAATGCAGGCACCACGGCGGGCGTTGAGCTTCTATACTCAGGGCGATGTGAAGATAGACCAATTCTTCCATGCCATCGGATATTTAGCCGACCCTGCCCTCAGCCGAGCAACAAAGAACCATTTCAGTGTCATGGTGCTAGCCATGACCGTGAGCCGAACTTCAGCCACCGGGTACATCACTCACTACCTTCAACTTTGTTTTGAGCGTGGATGGATCACTCACCTGGTACTATCTACCGATAGAAATGTAGAGGATTGGCTGAACGTTCATCTTCGGGAATACAAGGATAGAATCCTTTACGTACATCACAAAGACGTAACTGCCCAGACTTCACACATGGTTCTCTATAACGAGGAGAAGGCTTTCACCTTGGCAGGGCCGATGCTCGACACATCTACAAGTAAGCTGTCACATTATTCGATGGTGTTCTACCCTGACTATGCTGCCTGGGACCATTCGTCCGATTGGTCTAACCCGCTAAGGAATATCTGCTTTCCTGATATATTGCGGCACAGACAAAAAGTAGTCAAAGAGAAGCGAAAGATAAAGAGTATCATCCTCGACCGCTTCTTGCAAGCGTCTCTGCCTCCTTATGCAGAGGATATGGAGCCGGATAACCGTCATGATTATCATGATTTCGGTAATGTAATGTAGGCAGGCATGAACCAATAAATATATATCACCATGGCAAGATATACCCAATCTTATCAAAGTCTTCGCCAGTTCTGCGAGAAGTGGCAATGGATAGACCCACGCAGCGGGCAGCAGGTAACTGGCTATGTGCATCCGCAGACGGCGAGGAAGGTAGAACGCAAGCCGTTCTACATCAAGTTCCTCACCAAGACGGGGCATGTAGATGAAGGCGAATGCGTCTGCCTGAAGGTAGATGTGCTGCGCCACCAGCGAAAAGTGCAGTTCGTCAACAGTAAGCAGATAAGAGTGGTGAATGACATCCTGGTATTAGAAGTAGATGGCACTAGGTTCATCACCCATTGACAAGTCTTCATGTTTTTAGATTTAAATAAATTTTGTTTTTAAACTCTAAGTTGTTCATCTTTTAGGTGATCTTTTTAGGTGAATCAAAACTATTTCATAATGGTTATTACGATAGGCTTTCAGTGGAAAGCAAAAACGTGATAATAGTGTGTTGTTAAAGCAATGTGGGGGCATTTTACTCATTTCCCCTACACCTCCCCGGTGCGTGAGCATAGGGCGTTTTTTGATTAGAATATTCATTTAAAACAAGATATTTATTATGGTAGAAATTCCATTATTAATAAAAGGCCTCGCTCTCATCCTGGTGGTAGCAGGCATCGCAGTCCTTATCTTCAAGAGGCTTAAGAAGAGAAAGACGGGGAATGCGTTAAAAAACATAAGCTCCATCGCCGCTTTAATTGCGAAGTGGGAGCGTTCGGGCTTGCTTCATTGGCAGGTAAAAGGCAAGACTCTTTTGCTGGAACAGAGCCTCGCGGTCTCTGTGATGTCGCTGGGAGAAGAACTTTTCAAGAAGTTTCTCAATCTTCTGGCGCAGTTTAAGAATGCTGAACTGGTAGGTAATGCCTACGAGCAGCAGCGTCTAGACCTGGAGACGACAGCCGTGCGCAAGGCACAGGAACAGACCCAGGCCAAACTCACCGATATTGATATTCAGCGCATTCGTCAGGATGCACGCAAGGATATGCAGCACATCGACATGAAGAGCATCATGGATGCCATTCATGAATTTGATATAATGATTATCCGCAGTAACGCCATCTCATCTGCCGATGCCACCCAGGAAGGTGGGCAGTTAGTAGCCATCGGTCATTTCGACGGCAAGAAGGTGGAAATGGCAATGTGGGATGAAATCAAGCACGATTTAAATACAGAAAAATAAAGTCCTCGCTTATGAAAGCAATCGTGATAGCCAAAGAGTCTTGGCTGTGCAGTCAACTGAGCATAGCCAAGTATTCTGGAGGTATTGATATATCAGATCAGGAAAATGGTACACGCCATTTCCTGGTAGTAGATGGAAAAGGTAAGCCTTACCAAGGCAAACTACTCCCTAGTGTACCTGCCGATTTGATAGATAAGGAGTTTATTCCTCTCTATCGAAAATTGGGCAGAGAAAAGTTTATATCCCTCGTATCAGGGAATCCTCTAGCCTCCCGCAAGGAGTTAAAACAGATACTGTCTGATGCAGTTCTGTCAGAGAAAGCGGAAAAGGCGGCAAGAGAAGAGAAACTGAAAGCACAGAATCCTTCCCTTTTCGATTAGATAAAATACTTTTTAATACAATTAAAGATTTATAGAGAAATGAGAACATTAGAAGAATTTCAGAAAGAAGTCCTTGCGCCATTGCGTAAGGAGAGAGATGACAAGCATGCAGCAGCTTTGAAGATCAAGACCGATGCCGGTGCTGCGTTTGCAAAGCGCAAGAAGGAAATCGTAGAGAAGGAAGGGGAGTACAAGGAGTATCAGAAACTTTGTCTGAAAGAATTTCTTAGCAAGCAGGCCTTAGAGAAGAAATCTTTCTTCGTCTTGCAAGATGCCGAGCGTACCGATGCTCACGCCCAGTATTTAAAAGCGAATCAAGAATACAAGGCAGCTAAACGCCGTGCCAACGAGGAGTATATGGATAAGTTAGCCGTAGCCTTCGCTGAGTACAACAAGGACAGGGTAGCAGCAGGTGAACAGCCTGTATCTTACGACAACTGCCGCGAGAAATCACCCGAGGGTTGTAAGGCAGTTTATAGCGAAAATGGGTGGCCAGCAGACCCGGCACAGGAGGCAGAAGCATGAGTTTCCGGAACACGAAAACCCCGTTTAAACCTACCGGCAAGGCGAAGTACCAGGCTGTGGTAAGTAACGACAAACAATAAACAACAATAAAAACATGAACACAAGACAACAAAATATACTTCGCTCTCTCTTGAAGAAGTACAAATATAAGAGCGTAAGCAACGTGGTTCGTCAGGCACTTGAAATCAACTTCGAGAATTTCCTGCAGAAGACGGAACCCCTCTACGTTATCCCTCGCATCGCTTCCTGCTACGCCGATGAGCAGGATAAGCAAAAACTGAATGGCATCATTTATAAGGAGTGGCTTAAAGACGTGGTGGAGAAAGCCTGGGTAGCGCCACTTAATGCCTACACCGAGGAATACGGCGAGCGCATCGTACTCTCAGCCATCTACTACCTCATCGACAATGGCCTATGGGAGTCCTACGAGGGTCGCCTGGCCCTCGATGTCCAGGAAGATAATTACTACGACAAACTGGGAGATATGCCTTCCGCCATCGCCATGGTCCAGGAGCAGCAAGCCGAGGAGAAAAAGGCAGAAGAAAAGAAAGCCGCCGAGCAAGCCGCCACCCAGCAGCGAGCCGATGCCTCGTCACGTCCCCCTCTCGCATCCGTCCCCAGCGATTCCATCGCTGGTCAAAAAGAAGCCGCTCCCGGCTATACCCTAACTGCCGAAGAAGCCGCAACCCTCATCGCTACCACTTCCGATACCTGCTCTCAGCTAAAGCAGAATATTGAGCGCTTGTTTGATTTCATCCATACCGCCACTGATGCCGATACCTTGCGTCAGAAGCTTGCCACTCTTCAGCATCAGCTAGAAGATCAGAAAGCCGAGCATCAGAAAGAAGTTACCGCCATGCAGCAGAAAATCGATGATGCCTATACTACAGCGAATAAGGCAAGCGATTATATCTCAACTCTGCGCCAGAAAGCCCAGGAAGCCCAGAAGCAATACGATGAGCTGAATGCCAAATACAAGAAAGCCCTGGACGAGCGTGATGATGCTGACAAGGAGTTGGAAACCTGCAAGAAGCTCCTCGAAGAGGAAGCCAATCGTGAGCAGCTTCCCAAGAAGAAAATCATCCCTTACAGCGTATTGGATGCTGTTCCTCTTTTGGGCAAGGGAGTAATGACGGGCTTGGTACCCGTCCTCGCTAAGTACAACATCGTGATAGATTACAACAAGTAGAAGGTATAGCGTATGGATCAAGGAGTAATCAATTTTGATAAGATATTCCCAAAGAATGATAGCGATGAACCTATTGTAGTAGTTTCTACCTTTTATGGTGATGAATACACCGATAGGTCAGCCTACCTAAAGTTCAATAATGCCATCATGCGTATGGGTGAACCCAGGGATGTGGATCATACAGAAACAGATGTGGAGTTCGTTACTCGTAATGAGGCGGGTAGTCTTTATGCCGTGGTATATCATTATCGGGATGGTAGTGTAGATTCCGATATGTTGGTTAAGGCGAAAATTGGAGGTTGGATGTTCCATCGTTTCAAGTTGCGCTTCCATCCTAATTTCGTGAGTGCCTATATCCCGTCGATATACGGTTACAAGCGACTCACAGAACCGCAGATAGCACAAGAGTTGGCTCAGGTTCCTGCGTTTCCAACCAAGATGGCAACGATAGAAGATTATGTTTTTGCACTGTTCCCTGGAGGTATAATGATTGCGAAGTGTGCCATCAATAATGAGAATGAAGCAACTTCCATTGAAGCGATAGATTTTGTTCCTTACGAATCTTTTGCGCGAGATGAAATCAGGTATTTTTATCAGCGATTACTCCATCGCTATATATCAATCGGAGACTTGAATGTCGATGATTTCCCCGAAGACTTGATAAGGAAAGTTCTGGAGAATAGTCTTAAAAAAAATGAAAAAGAAATATGGTAAATAAGTAAAACAAAGTTATGAAAGAAGAAAATAATAATAATGTAAACGAGCAGCAGGCTAAAATCGAAGAAAGACGTAAAGTTATGACTATCTACAATAAGATAATAGCCATTGCTGATAAAATCACCGATGATTATAACGATGATTTTGATACAACTCCAAATCACGAATTGTTAGCTATCGGAGTCTTCCTGCGCCGTATGGAGTCTTCACTGATAGATAAAGATGCAATACGCAAGGATGGCAAGCCTTGGGGCGATCAGACTCCCGGCTCAAACGAGGAGCCTACCTACGCCAGTATGCTGGATGTTATCGAGAAAGGCTACGAGATAGGACAAATGACCGAATGTAAAACTTCGGAAGAACCGGACCAAACATCTGAAGACAATGGCAAATAAAATAAAGATAAGCGGTTCCACTCCTGTTAAGTATGGACCGCACGATTTTCAGTTGGGCGATTACGTTTATGCTCCCGTATCTCTCAATGATCCGTCACAGGGGAATCAGTTGGCTTATATCACCCAGCAGGATGATGAGTTTTGTCTTATCATCTTTGCACAGACAGGCTGCATGGCTAGCAGAGAGTATGAAGACCTTTACCTTGTGCCGATAACGGAGGAATGGTTGAAGGAGAATCCGCAGGTATTTACATCTGCAGGTTATGTAGCTCAGCCGGGTAATGGTTTTCGTTTCGCATTTCAATATATGTTCTCTGCCAAGCGCTTTAACAGTGATTACTATATCTTGGCCTACGAACTGCATTACGAAAATGAAGAAGAATACCAGCGTTTGGTAGGAGAGGGTTTGAATTATTTCACCTGTCTCAAAGAGTCGCAGGGTAAGATTACGGTTGCACAGATTGCTCGCAGTTCTAATACCGCGAAGTTGGTAATCGGAGTCGCGCAGGCAATAAGCATTCACGACCTGCAGCATTTCCTCCGTTTTTGCGGTTGCGGGGAGTTAAAGATTCCCCAGTCTTTACTTGAAGATTAAGAATTGAAGAATAAGATAAAATAATAAGTATATGAAGATATTCAAACTAAAAGAAGGCACCAAGTCCTACGATTGGGTAAAAGACGTGATGGCAAAAGAACTCGAAGAAAAGAATGCGTATGGCAGACGAGTTCAGGAGGCGATGGGCATTCCTCTAGGTAATTGTATCTATCGTCACGCCAATTTTTCCTATGCCCGAAAAACGATTATCCACAAGTTTGAGTTTACTCTCGAAGAGTATGCTAAAATGGATAAAGACGTATGGAAGAAACTCGGTGGCGGTGAATCTGTCGTATATGTGGTCCCTAACCCGATAAACGAGCAGGGCAAACGTATCAGAGAGGCAATGCAATCGTACAATCCTGCAACCTGCCATGCCGAAATTTTGAAAAAGCTAGGCTTAAAGTCCATGGTTCGGGAAATTGATACCACTCCCGTTAGTCTTTTCACTCACGAGAGTAAATATTACTTCGTCCTTGCAGATGACAACATCATTCTCGCCGATGATAATAACGATGAGATAGAGCTGATAACTGAGGACGATGCCAAACGCCTAACCGGTTTCAAAGATGAGCGGATAGATTATAGCAAGAAGCAGTAATATGGTTATGACACTTGGACAATGTTTAGATTTACGGCTTATACTTCTTGTAGTATTCGTAATATCCCTTATCGTGTTGATGGAGCAGATAGCAGAGTATTTTTATTTTAAAAAAAGATAATAGTGGTATGAAGATAAAAATTGTTTCGGAATGCCTTCCTGGATTCTTTGATGGGGATAGACTTCCAGCTTTTGCGGATAAAATGAAGTATTTCATCATGTACAAAAAACATTGGTGGCAGAGGTATAGATACTTTAATGATTATTTCGGCCGCCCCATGAAGTTTGGCAGCCAAGAGGAAGCCGAAGAGTATCTGGAAAGGAAAGGTATAAATTATAAGGGAAAATAACTATGGCAAAGAAAGAAGATCCAAAGAAAGAACCGGCAGAAGAATATGCAGGTTTAGGTAAGGAAGTCTTCATCTGTAAGAGAAAAGACTTCGGCAATCCTTCCCTGTGGCACAAAGTTTCTCTTGCCGATAATGGCACAGTTGCTATCTTCAGCGATTCTGCCACAGGTAAGCAAACGAGCAAGAAAAAGCCCCGTAGTTTCACCGGCACTTTCATACTGGTAGATGATAAGAAAGCACGATATGAAGCTCAGATGTTGGCAGTAACGGTCTTGCCAGTATTCAGCAAGTCTATACTATCCATCACCATGCCTCATGTGCCATTCCAGATGCGGGACGAGTTTACGAAGTTATATCGCAACCCTATCAATTTCTTCTATAATGAATTGGATGACCGCTTATCTTACTCTATCCGGAAGTCGAAGTGGTTTCCATCGTTGGTAAAAAAAAGTAGGTAATATGGCAGAAGAAAGTTTTTCAAAGCAGATCTATACCCTCGAAGACTTGGCAAATGATATGTTCTGGCGAGACTCGAAAGAATTCCCGGCAGACCAGGTTTATTGGAACCACGGTCTTTGGGCAGAACAGGAGCGTTTACGCAAAGCTCTCGATAAAGGTATAGTGATTGACAATGAATGGTGCAATGAGAACTTCTGCATTCCGAGAACCCTGCATCATGGAATGTATGAATACTTAAAAGGTGCCGACGAGTTTCGTCACAGAGTAGGAGTTGTCTTGAACTATGGCGATAAATTTACGCAAGATGGTGCGTGCTCGTCCTTCTATTCAGGAGATACGAAATACCAGCAGCGTCCTGCACCCGATTACGTCGCTCGTTATTTTGCTAAAAGAAGACAGACTATGACAGAGAAAAAAGTGTTATCCCTCGTCCTGGAAAAGAAATGGTTCAAGAAAATCGTTTCGGGCGAGAAGACGGAAGAATATCGGGAAATCAAACCCTATTGGGCTTCCCGACTGGTAAATCAGCAAGCCGAAAGTGGCGAGGTATTGTTTGATGAGTTTGGCGGCTATTGCCGTGTACTAGGCGAGCCGGAATACAAACCCTTTACCCACGTCCTCCTCTATGGCGGTTACGCCAAGGGGCGCCAGGTAGTAGAGAAGAAAATCGAAAGCATCTCCATCGGCAAACCGCAGAAGGGTATGTGTCCCGAAGAGTGGTTAAATAAAGATGTTTTCATCATCAAATTCAAGTAGCAATGGTAAAGAGAGAAGAGAAATGTTGTGGTAACTGCTTCTGGTTTGACAACGAGGATGCTTATGGACAAGGCTGGTGTATTGATGAGCAGTGCGAAGTATCCTGCGGCAGCATTTGTGGTAATCATTTAAACAGATAAGCGTATGACACAAGAAGAATATATTAAATCATATCCTACTATACCCTGTACTGAGAGTGTAGATGCTGATGAGCTGGCAGAAGGTAGAATATATGCCGCAGAAACAATAGAAGCGGATTCGATATTAAAAAGGTCGTTTCTTTGCGTGAAGCAGGTATATCCTCAAGGCCTTGGAGTCTCACTTTATTTCGGAGTATATTTTGAAATAAATGGTACACTGGTTCATATATTGGATTCTCAAGCAGAACATTACCAGAGTGTGGCTTCTTCGCAATATGCCAATTTTATATATAAGAATATAGGCATACGACGAATTGACAATTACCATTTCTTTATCCCTGGCCAAGGGCAGGTAAAGAACGCCTTAAATATTCTCAGCAGTTTGGGGTATGAGTTTGTGGACGGTGAGATAAGAAAAAAGAAGTAGCGTATGAAAGAAAGTCTTAGAGATTATTATTATCACCCGGAATTTACAATGATGGACAAGTCCTTTATGATAGTTCCTACCCCGAAAGATTTCGGGCAGTATTTACAACAGAAGAAACGTAATAGGAGAAGAAAGAAATGACGTTAGAGTTATCGACGGAGGAAAAGATAATCGTAACTATTCTTTGGGTATTTACGATATTCTTCCTGGTGTTGGTTTCCGGAATATTGGAAGGTAGGCATGAGCCTATAAAGCCGCCGAATATTCCGCCACCGCCGCCTCCATCTCGCCCTCGCCCTCTGCCATTCCGTCGCAGATCAAGAGTAAGAACTAACAAAAGAAGAAAATATGTTATACGAAGCAAAACAAGGATCAAAGGCTTACGAATATATTAAGAGTATTCTTGATGCGGAGAAAAGAGAGCGTCAGGCTTATATGGAGAGAGTAAAAGAAGCTGCGGGCTTCGAGTTCGATGATTACCTATGTTGTCTAGCTAACGACAGCAATGATCGAAAAATCGAAATATCCTATATCTGGGTGTCTTTTAAACGATACGAAACACTAGATAACAAGGCATGGCGAGTAATGAATTGGGATAAACGAGAGGATGGCCGATATGTAGCTATAGTGCCCAATAAGCGCTATAAGCAAGGAAGGCTATTAGCTGGCGTATTCGACTCCTATAAACCTGTCATCGGAAAAGATGAGATACTCAAGGAATTGGGAATAGATGTGTCTCATGTTAGCCCTTTTGGTAATAAAATTATGCTCTTTCGTCGTAAGGACTGCATTTTCGTTTCTTTTAATGACCGTGCCCGAGTCGAAGAGTGTAATCTTGATTTCAATAAAGTCGAGATAGAAGGATATTAGAATTTTATTAATAGTGATAAAAGAAAATAGCGTATGATTGCAGTAACATCTCCTCTCTTGGTAATTCTGTTTATGCTCTTAGTAATGCTTATATTTGTAATATGTGACAAGGTAAAAACAGAAAGATCTTATAGATTAAGTCATAGACTTTGGACAGGAGAGGAGAAATGCCAATGGGATATAGAGTCTCAGTTCATCACTGGAGATTTGGTGTCAATAGATTCACATCTTGTATATGAAGTCTTGGGGCGTATTTCGGAAACGGAATATCTAGTCACTTATAATCGACTTTTGAAAAAGGGACACCTAGTCGTGCATGTATCTAACATGAATGGTATCAGAATTACACCTGAAAGATTGATACGTGCAGGTTTTTCCTGTCCGGACTATGATCCGGAAGATATACGTTTCGATGTGCCTTATAAAAAGGTGTTCAAAAAGGATGGAACTGAAGTTATGATAACTCATAGCGCCAAGAGCACTATACTAAGAGACTATTGGAATGTTCATTTAGAACATTACGATTTTGTTACCCCGTCCAAAAAAGATATTGTTTACATCCACGAGTTGCAGCATTTTCTTTTTGGTCTAGGTCTTAATTATCGAGATGAATAATTTTTAAAGCGTATAAAAGAAGGAGAACGTGCAGCCTTGGCTGCGAGATTAAAGTAATAAAAACATTAAAGATTATGGCATGTGATTGTATTAGCAGAGTTGAAAAACTTATCAAGGCGCAGACCAACGAGAGTGGTTGTCTTGACACAAGTATCGGTGTTCCATCGGGCATTGTGATGGTAAACATTTATGGTCTGTTCCATAAGCAGAAGAAGGATGGTTCCTTCTGCGAGAAGTGGAACAAGGTAAATATCCTCCCAGAGTATTGTCCTTTCTGCGGCAAGAAGTATGTGGATGATAAGAAAGAAGATGTTCAACAGAAAGAAAAGGAGAAATAGTGTATGTTATACGAAGCTAAACAAGGTTCAAAGGCCTACGAATACATTAAGGGTATTCTCGAAGCTGAAGAAAAAGAGTATCAAGCCTACATGAAAAGAGTAGATGAAGCCGTTGGCTTCGAGTTTGAGAAGTGGCAAGGTTATCAGCCTAACCGCAGTCTGCTGCGAGAGTATGAGATAACCGCTATCTGGGTACCGTCCGAGCGATATGAAACGCTGGATAAGAAGGTATGGCGAGAGGTAGGTAGCCAGTTGTTTAATGATGGCCGTTACGTTTGCGTAGCGCCTAACAAGCGATACAAGCAAGGTAAGGCTATCGCCGCTGTACTTGCCTCCTATAAAGCTACCACCAATCATTTCAAGATATTGAAGGAGTTAGACATAGGGGGTTCTCAAGGTAACTCTATCTCCATCACTCAGCTTCTCCGTTGCAAGGACCGCATCTTCGCTTTCTTTGATGATAGCATTCGAGCCGAGAAGCGCAATCCTGATTTCACGGAAATCACGATAGGAGAGTATGAGGATCTTATTAATAGTGATAAAGAAGGATAGCGTATGAAGATAAATATGAATCATGTAAAGGAGAAGATAGCAGGCATTATCTTTGACCTTATCATAGAATCGGGCAGTAAGTCTAAATTCTTCCGTAAGTACACCAACCATCGCTTCCGTAAGCAGTACGAACGATTGAAGGATGATTCCTATTTTCATCAGTATAAACGCAACAACGCTTTAGAAAAAGCAAATAGTAAGCTGCATGAAAGGATCAGCGCTTTAAATTACAGACTTCACTCTATTTATGATGCGGTGAAAGTCGTAGCTACGGAGTACCCTAAGAACATCCCGTGCCCTCACGGAGAAAAAGATGAAGAAAACGATTGCCCCGTCAGAACAGATTCCACTGAATGCTGGTGCTGCCCAGGTTTCGTATGTAGAATACCTGAAAAAGGTACCATTATCTGTTGGAACGAGAACTTTGAACAGAGTGAGGATTTAGAAAATAAAGAAAAAGAAGAGTAATAATCAGTAACAAAGAAATTAATAGAAAAAGATATGGCAAAGAATAACGATTATCTTGTAAAAGCAAAAGAGTACCTAGCCGCAATGAAGACTATGTACAACCTAGAGCAGTTGGCAGATGGGGTCCGCCCTGATAAATACAAGTACATCTGTCAAAAGTATGGTATTGATGAGGGCGAAGCCATGAACATGTACTCTGTTCTTCAGAAGATGAAGAAGGAGTATTACATGGTGAACTATAAGGACTCGGCAGCCTTGGAGCGCGTCCTGTCTATCGCTGAGGAAGCCTATGTTACCTACAAGCATGATCGTGTTGATTTTTATGTAGAGCTACACTCCCCTGAAACAAGATACAAGTATATTCTTGTAAGTTTCCACAAACCAGGCGAAAAGTTGGTTCAACAGGAATTCAATATAACAGACCCGAAAACCTTTCCGGCTGTTACCGACATGATGAATAACGGCTTCGAGATTGTCGGAATGTCACGACAGGCAGACGAGATAGAAAGTACAAAGTACGATGGAGTCGATGACAATAGAAGGATTTACATCCCTATCTATGATGGCGACGTGCTCCTCTGCTACTTAGAGAATCCTGACAGTATTTTCTCTCATCATAAAGAATGTGGTCTCTATCTCTGCCATGCTGGTGTTTATCATCGCCTCGTCTATACTCCTGGCAAGGGGTACGTAAGACATCATGAGCCAGATGAGGATGAAGATTTCGAGTTGGATATTAGCGAAGAGCCTTTCAGCCAGTACGTCTTGACATTATCTAAGAGATTTCGTAAGTTGGGTAATATTCATTCCGGCATCGGGTTCCTCATGGAAGAAGATAACAAGAAAGAAGAGAAATAGCCTATGACAAAGCAAGAGTTGTTATCTAGCCCTGCCTTTCAGACGGCGGGGGATGATGCTATTATCTATCTCGTAGCATGGTTCGATGGTGGTCCATGGATAAGATATGTTACAGCTCCTAAGAAAGAGGATCAAACTAGAGATTGCATTCGTTTCCGCTCATTTGAACCGCTGATTAGCAAGATACGTCTGTTGACAAATCTTTCTTTTCTCCATTCAAGGGGAGGTAAAGTTTTGACCTTCCAGTATCCAAATGGCTGGCATAAAACGGGAGAATGCAGCGTTGATATTGACTCAGACGAAAATATCGTAATTAGAGAAAAAAATAAAAGAAGAAGATTATGAAAAGTAAATTAAAGTATTACACCCAGGTTATAGGTGTTAATTTGTTGGCGGCATTGGTACCGATCCTTGCCGTTATCCTTATCTATGGTCTCGGCAAGCTGAAGAATATCTATACACACCCTTGCGTTTTATCGCAGGAGATATACGATTGCTGCCTAGAGGCAACCATTGTAGTATTGGCTGGGTTCTCCGTAGGTCTCTTGTTTGTCGGTTGGGCTGATAAGTGGCGAAAGACAAAACTCAGTGTTCTAAAAATCAAAAGAGAGCGTGAGGAAGAAAAAAGAGCTGCCAAAATCTGTCTTGCTATGGGAGTAGATCCTACTATAGATAGAGTAGAGCCTGAAGTGAATACGGCAGAGCAGGAGAATGCGCCTGTACCTGGTGATTCCGAGTTCGAGGATATTTCCGGATTGACAGTTAAGGAGATTTGGGAACTCTATAAGGGGCGTGAGATAGATCTTTTAGGTGGTAATGTTTTTATTGCTGGTTACGACGAGGCGCCTAACTTCGTTGTTGTCGGCACTAAATTAGCTCAACCTAGTATAAGTTATGACGAGATGGTAGAAAGGATGGCTAGTAAAGACCCCGATAAGTGGCATGTAGAAAAAGGCTATGCGGATTACGGAACACTTTCTACCGAATACGTCCACGTTTACAAAAAAGAAGCAATAATTAGATGCAGAAGCTTATGGCAGCACGCCTAAGTGATTACAAGACGTATTACGCCAATCTTTATTATACAAACCCATCGGCATGTGAAGGTAAGGCATTCTTTATGCGTCCTATCCCGGAACACATGAAGCAGTTCTTACCTGTTGCCGATGCGGATGCAGCTATAGCGCAAGCTCTATCTTTTGCGAAAGCTCATCCCGATTTCTGCATGAAAAGGTTATGTGTAGTAACGTCTTTCTATACAAAGAAAGACAATTATAATTACCGTACAGATTACCAGTGGTACAGATGGGATAAAACTTTGCATAATTTTGAGCGAGACGAATATCAGAAAGATGTGCATTGGTAATATAGAAAGAATAATAAAAAGAATTGTTATGAAGAAGAATTATTTGTTTGATGTTGGCGGCTTGCTACAGGTGCTGCAAGCCATCCAGGAGGGAAAGCCCGTGGAGTATCGTCCATTAGAGGAACCTAATTGGCGAGAGTTCAACCCAGAGGATTGCGGTATTGATACTGAGAACTGTAAATATCGCGTTAAGCCTTGCGAGTATGGAGACAGCTCGGGTATAGAACCTATCCGTCCGGAAGATTTAGAGGAAGACAGAATCTATCTTTTGAGAAGCCGAGATTACGGTAATGATAAGGGATTTCTTTGCGTAAAAAGTAATATGTGGAAATGGAATAAGTTAATGTCTTTGCATTTTTCTTATATTATTGAGAATGACAGTAGCGCTGTGTTGAGTATATGCGATCCTAATACCTGGAAATGTAGTCATAGCGAGTACTCGGAAAGTTTTGCCAACAGCATTTCCTCTAATCTCGCAGTTTGTAACTTTGATGATGTAGTGTGCTATGAGCCATCTTTAGCACAAGTTCAGATGCTGGAGTCTAAGCTGCGCGAAATAGGTTATGAGCTCAAAAACGGAGAAATGATAAAGATAGATGAAAACGAAGAACAAACAACAAGGCATGAATGCAGAACAGCAAAATGATACGGCGAGTTTCTTGCGTATACCCGTTCCTTGCTTCATGCTTCCTTTGTATAAGGAAAGAAAAATAAACATAGCATTCGTACCTTTTTACTCAGAGTGGAAGAAAGAATTGCTTTTGTCAGAAAAGCCTACAGGTGATGGAGGCATGGAATACATTTTTAAGCAATATGATTTCGTGCAGATATACAATGAAGATGATCCATCCATGCAGGTAACGAGAATGTTTCAGGGATTTGCCCTGGATAGTTGCGGAACTCCCGAGGAGAAGAAGAAAACTCCATCGGTAGGCATTAACTTTAATCAGGTTGTTATCTATTTCAGATAGATAAAGTAATTTGCCCGTAGGTAAGTCAAGAAAATAAAAAGATTTATAGATTATGGAAAAGATTGAATTTACGAAGGAACAGATAGAAAAGATAGCTGAAGACATCAGCGTAATCTGCTTCCGCTCTAACTCGGAGGCAAAGAAGTTTTTGCTTATGGAATATCCGAAGGTTAAAGATGTGTTTGGTAACTCTTGTATCTGGGATGATCCTATCTATAATAAGGAACACCCCCAGGAAGTGAAAAGCGTGCTGCCTAGTTTTGAGGCAGTGCATACTTTTGGCTCACCGGCTTTATTCAAACCAACTCTTGCTGAGATTATCCAGGCTTGCCCTATCAACCTTCTTGGGAACTTTAACGCTGTCACTATCCATTATAATGGTTTTGCAGAGAATGCTTCCAAGCATCAGAGTATCGTGACTCCTTACGTGATTTGTGAGAAGAAGAAGCCATTCGTTCCTTGTTTCAGTGATGAAGAGGAGAAGAAGCTGCATCCTTCGCCATTGAAGATAGGCGACCTTGTAGGTACTATCATTGACGAGTTCTGCCAGGTAAGCATTGATACTATCCAGCCTGATACCCGCAACCTTCAGACCTTATTTGAGGGTCCGATGAATGAAGTCCCCGAGAAGTACCTGGATAAGCATTTCCGTCCGATAGAGATTATTAAGGACTACGGAGATGAGATACATTTAATCATTAACTAAGCTTTATCATGTTTGAGATATACGTTAAAATGAAGAGAAAGAAGTGCTGGAAACTCGCTATAGAGGTTCCCAACGCTTGGGGTGGAATGCCTCACCTTTGGATGTATTTAGAAAAGAAATACCTTCCATCTTACGTACCGGTAGGAGTTGATGGGAAACCGCTGGATATGGAATGGGTGAAGGAAAAACAGGCAAAAGGTGAATATGCAAGCCGTTGGGTCTATGCTTCATCCAAAAAGGAGATTGAGGACCTACAGAAAGATTTCCGCCTAACTTATGAGGAAATGATGGTATTCAGATCTACTTTTGATTTTGCAAAGGTTCTAGGCGAAGATATACCAGTTTACCTTGAATGCTTGAAGGTTGTCGCTGATGAATGTGGAGGCATATATCCACAACAATACGAAAAGCTGAGAGCCTTTATTAAGGTTCATAGCATAAATGACATAGAGGCAATCGCCTTCAACCAGACAAGCGTAAACTGTGCCTATGATTTCTTTGGCAACAGATATAATGCGCCAGTAGATAACTTTTGGGACTGTATGTGTCCAAAGGATTTTTACAACAACCTCAGAAAAGAAACGAAATGAATGCAAGAGCGTTTTTCGATCTGGTGACTAATATAAATAGTAAGATTATGAAAAGAAATTTTAAGTATATGATTAAAAAAGCTGTCGTTAAGCTGAATGACGCATTAGAACTTCTCTTGTCGGCCACCCTAATCTATGCTTTAGAAAAACTGGCGATTATCGTTCTCTCTCCTAACCCACCAACGCAAGAGGTGCAAGCCCGCTTCATTTTTGCTCTAATAGTAGTCTTTCTCGACATCATTTATTATTTCATTATCGATTTCTTCACGATAAACTGGAGAAGATGGAGAAGAAGAAGGCTTGCGAAGTTAAAGGCGCAGAAAGATACAGAAAAGTCTCGAACAGCAGCAGAGAATAGTAAGCTAGCGGCTGCGATTATCCAGGCAGAAATAGAGAAGGGCATGGCGGGTTTTTGGGGAGGTATAGAAATTCCGCAAAGGCGGATGAGTAAGGAAGGTATCAATAAGACTGAAACGTTAAAAGATAAAAAGAAAAAACAATAAGATTACTAGCCCCCGTTCCCAGCGATTCCATCGCTGGTCAGCAGGCAAAAGCAGCGGCGGGCAATACCCTTTTGTCCCCGCCATCCAAAAATTAAGTATTAACTTTGCAAATAGAAAAATAAAGATTTATAGAGAATATGACAGAATTGGAACAATATGAACTCCTGGGGGAGTTGAAAGACCTTGCAGAATGGATGCAAAATAGCGCACCTGGTTTCGATGTAGAGGAGTATAGATCGCTCGAAGAGCAGATAAAGAGTCTGAATCAGGATTCGGGTGATTTCTATGAGGTCATTATTGAAATCCATTTTAATAATGGCAGATACATCATTCTCCACAATCAAGCCTTTGAGGCTTTGGTGCAGGATTCATATATAGGTGATGAGATTGATGCTACGTCGAAGGATACGGTGATAGGAGTTACATACACAGACCCAGAGACAGACTATACGCAGATGGTGATTCCTATCAGTTCCATCTGCTACATTTCTGCCTACACCCAAGAAATCAAGTGGCAGGAGCGATGGGATGCACTGAGCAGAGATAAGAAAGATGACTGCATTGCAGCCTTCGACAAATGGTATTCCAAGAGCCAGCAAGAGAAATAAGAATTTTTCATTCTTCTAAATAATATATATAATAGTTTTCAATCTTGTTTTATAAGATAGTTTTTATTTATAATGTATTTAGATTACCTAAGCCCTCCTTCGTTGTGATAACGCGGGAGGCTTCTTTAGTCAAGGTCAAACGTGTAATAATGTAGTTTTTGTATTCTTACAAATAATTGGTTTTGTATAAAGAAGAGGGGCGATTGTCGTGATGACAGTCGCCCCTTTGTTCTTTACTTGCTATACGTTCCTTCCGTCCGGCAATACGAACCAGCCGATATTGCCTCGCCAGAACTTGCAGCCAAGATATAAGGAGTCGAAGGCATCAGTGAAGTCTGTTCTCTGCTGCAACGGCAGGTTGTCTTCCGTCTCCGCTTTCTTCTCCTGACTTTTATCCTTTCGGAATCCCTGGTAGCCGATGCTCACTTCACAGAGCTGCATGGCGATAATCAAATCGGGGTTCTGAGTCTGATTGATACGGATGGCAGGATATTCTATGCCGGCAAGAGAATTATTGATAATGCGATGTTTCACCTCGTGCTTCTCCGGCACACCCATATCTATCGCCGTCACATTCCATCCATTACGCTCCAATTCTTTAATTACAGCCTGATAGAATCTCTCATCAGTCAGTGCATACGATGCACCCTGCTTGGCGGTGGCATCGTAGAAGTAAACCACGTCTCTGTTGATGGCTCTCTTCGGAGCATAGTAATGCGAGAAATCATCTACCAACTCCCTCAGTTTGCGCTCGTTCTTCACATAAAAACTCTTGATAACATTCACTGCCTCTACTCCGTCACGCTGATATACCTGGCCTACCACCAGGGTATTGATGTTGGCATTATAGTCAAATGCGAGATAGAGAGGAAGGTCGTTCACGCAGTCAGCATCCATACGGCAATCGTTTCTCTCGGACAGTTCCTTCAAGTTCGGCTGATAACTTTCCGAAGTAATCTTCTTGCCGCCGATGATACCCATAGCCTTCTGGGTGCTCCAGTTGGCTTGACTCAGAGGGTCTATTCCCTCGTCAGGAATATAACCGTGAACATGATCTATATCCAGATTAGAATAGAAACCATCGTTCGATTTCTTGATTTTTACGTTCAAAATACTGACCATGAAGGTGTAATTAGGCAAATCTCGCTTCATGGTGCGGATGTAGTCTTCACTCAATAAGTCCACATTGTCGAGGGTAGAAGCACGCCTAACGAGAAATGCCGAGCGGCGAAGCTCTCTCAGTTCGTCTTCCCGAAACTCTTTTGATTTGTCGAACTTTTGCATCTCCCACCATTCTTCATCAGTTACCAGATATTCGTAATCATAGATGAGTTCTGCATCCGCTGCATCCACCAGCTTGTAGTTTACCGCCATATCCACCATGTTCTTGGTGAGCTGGTTGCCGTGGTTAGGCAGAATCTTAAACTGCCCCTCGTGCTTAATCATCTTGAGGGCGATGGCACGTATCATCAATCTCAAATCGGGTGGCACGGCATGAGGGGTATGCCCGGTCTTTTTGGCATTATAGATAAGGTCGTTGTAACGGATAATCTTGTTTGCATAGTCTTCCAACTGCTCCTGCACCCATCGGTAAGTCTTGCCTTGAAATTTACCTGATTCTATCGTAAGGTCAAGTTTCTCCTCCTCGCGCTCCAGCCAACTGCCCTTGGTAGTAAGCGAAGCATCAGATAGGAATCTTGTCGATTTATAGAGTGGGTTGTAATCAGTAAAGTTGATGTTGCCCAAGGGGTGAGTCTGGCCTGATAATGCCGGCATCAACTCATCGGTTACTTTCTTGTAAGGGAAGAACCTGGCTTCGTCACCTACCATCGCGGAAAAAGTGTAACTGTTGGCACTTGCGGTCTGCGAGAGGGAGATGAGCACCCACTGGGCACCATTCGCAAACCAAATAATATTGTCATAGCTTTTCGGCTTAAAGATAGCCTCACGGGCGTGCTTCGGTGGTCGTCCCCAACCGAAATGAATGCCCTGCGTAAAGCCGAACATTCTCTCCATGGCAGCCATGGTACCAGGAATAGTTTTGCCGAATCCCTGCTGCCGTGATACGGCTACCCAGGCTCCCAGCATACCGGGCATAGAGTTAGAAGCCATCCAGACGTAAGGAGCCACAAGACCGTCGGTTTTACCCACACGTCTTGCGGCAATCACCCTTTCATCCTTCGCAGCCATATATAATGACTGCTGCTGGAATTTGGTTAGGTATATCAAATGTGGTTGTTGCATATTTTAAAATTTTGTTATCCTGAATGTATGTTGATTTAGCCGCGTCCTTGCGCCCGTTAGGCGTTCCTGCGGATTTGAAATCCGCAGACATGCCAGTTTTTTACAGTCTTAGAGAAATTTTGCGGGCTGGCAATCATCGATTAGCTTGCGTGTTTCTTTGGCACACTCAGCCACGCATCTCTCGACTGCCTCGGTGATGTCTTGAATTTGATTCTCACGCATATTGCCGTATTTATCGCAAGTATCGTTTATTATTTTGTAGAGAACCTGATTTTGTAAAGCCTCCATATAATCTACGTACTCCTTGCAAGTACTGCGCCGAGGTGCTTGCACCCATTTAAGGAAGTCCTGTTTCCAGTCTTTCCATGTTTTTATTTTTATTACTATCATTGTTGCTTACATTTTAAATTGTCGTTTCAAAAACTGGTTGCTCTTTATGAGTTCTATCATTTCTTCTTCTGAGTGTACTCCCTCCCAGAAGAGTTCGGTATGGTCTCCGACCCTATCTTCATCTACAGAGAAAGGCACGCCATAGTTAGTATAGGTTTCGCCGTGGTGTTGAATCAGGTGACGACCTGGATTTTTCCGGATGTTTTCTATCCAGACTTCATTATCACACTCGCACCATTTATTATACTCCTCTCCTGTCAGTGTCATATCAATACCGATAGGGTAGTGCCCGGAGCACCCATTGGTTCCGAAGTAAATAATCTTTGCCATAATTTCGCAGATTTAAAATAGGCTAGGCTGCGCCATTTCGAGCTGAATACGCTTGCAAGCCTTGTCGTAATATTCTTTGTTCAGCTCAAAGCCGATGAAGTTCCTCTTTTCTCTGATGCAGGCGATTGCGGTAGTTCCGCTGCCCATGCAATTATCGAGAACGCACCCCCCCACATTAGTATAAGTACATATAAGATACTGGATAAGAGCTACTGGCTTTTGCGTAGGGTGGAAGGTATCGGCAGAATGTTCTTTATCAAAGCAGATAATGCTCTTTGGGAATTTTTCATCTGATACGATAGTAGGCACTTCTTTATGGTCTCCATAACAGCCTCGCTTCAAACTATGCGAGCCATCTCCCCTTCGATGATTCCTTTGATGTGGCGCACATTTTACCATTTGAGGATTGTAGACAGGTTGTTTTCGATAAAATACAGCAATATCCTCATGTGAGCGCAGAGGCATCTTGTTGGCATTCAGAAAGCCTGTTACCCGTTGTTTGCTCCAAATAAGATTATATTTCCAGAGTTTCGGCTGCGACATCATAAGTTGTGCGGTAAACATACCTTGGCAGAAAAGGATAATGGCTGCATTGGGTTTGGTTATGCGCAGATATTCCTTCCATAATGGCTCAAGCGGGATAATGCTATCCCAGCCACCGCCCTCACTCTTTTTATTGAGAACGCCATACGGCAAATCGCAGATAATGCAATCCACGCTTGCGTCCGGAATCTTTTTCATTCCTACCAGGCAATCCTCATTATAAATCTTATTTAATTCCATCCTCTATAAAACTGTTTTTATCAATTAAACCATTTTAGAATAGTTTCTCCTTTATATCCTTTTTCCCAGATAAACCAGGCATAGGCTTGAGCGCTACCAGCCATTGCATCGAAATCGCCATTGGCAGCACATTTCAGTCGTGAACTGCTTACCCATACTCTGCATGGAGGCTGTGTTCTAAACAGATGCCTTCTTCCTTTCCCTTCAAGAAAAGTAAGTTTTAGAAACATAGCAACCTTTCTTCCTTTCGGAATAATCTGCAAAGCCTTTTCCACGAACTCTAACGCAAATCGGTATGGTGGATTGGTAACAATATCTCCATTCCATTCTATGTTGTCGATGGAAAGAAAATCTGCAACATCACCATAACCTCTATCTATCAAGTCACGGCTGACTACATCGTAGCCATGAGCCTTTAACACTTTGCTAATATGTCCTTCGCCGCAGGAAGGTTCCAAAATTACCCCCCCCCGTAAAATGCTCTATCTTACAGAGCCATTCGGTAGCTGCGGGTTCTGTGGCATAGTAGTCTTCTTTTTGGCGCTCACCATTTTTGTGATTGCTAGCGCCCAAAGTCTTAAACACGGCAGCCTTGCCGCCTACCCAGTCTTTTGCCATAAAGTCTATAAACTATTAACTATAAATTATTAACTATCTTAACTTTCCAATGTGCCATTTCGAGCACACCTTGCACTGATAAGCCGTATATCCTGCAGCCATGATTTTTTGGTGCAGCTTCAGAAACTCGCAGGCTTCATCTTCACTCTCGTAGGCAACCTTGGCTTTCCAGCCGTGACTGCTTTTCCTCGTCCAGTGTTCCGGATCAGGACGGAAGGGAGGTATCTTGTTGGGATGATGATTTCCGTATCGCTTACTCATCGGCTGGTTCCTCCTTCATTTCTTTAGCCTGCTGACCAGCCTCCTTCTCTTCCATCACCTCTTCCATATAGTCGAAGTAATCAGGAGCTTTTTCCGGAGTAGCATTCAGACTCTCCTCATCGGCTATCTGCTGCATATCCTTCACCGTAAGACCGTACTTGCGAGCCATCTTGCGCTTATACTCATCGGTATAGTTGATGCGGTCGTGCTTCACGATGCTAACATCCTGCGTAATGGCAATGCGGCTCATATCCGGCATCTCATCCGTAGCATCCTTATCCTCCACGAAGTTGCCATATACATTAGCCAGGGCTTGCATACCCTTATCCACCGCTCGGTCGTTGTTCTGCTGTTTGCCGGTACGAATCAGCCATTCAGCGCTGCTCAGATACATCGCCTTGTGACGAGGGCTTTCATCGGTCTGGAAGAAACGGATGATGTGGTTGCATACCGCCACATCATTATTCAGTTCCGTAACCGTTCGGGGTTTGATATTTCCTTCCTCGTCAATATCAATATGCAGCGCCATCACCATCTCCTGCGCCTCTTTGTTGCCCTGTCCTGCCTGGTTCACGAAGAGCGTATAATCGCGCCGTGCGATATTGCGGCAGGTGGTACGCGGGTCTATATCGTTGTTCTGCACCCATCGCTTGTAGAACTCGGCACAAATCTGCATGCGGTACCGCTGTTCCAGTTTGGGGAACATCGTCTCCATGCTGAGACCATTGGATAGCCACTTATCTATCCTCTGCAGGGTGTTTTGCGTTAATTGGCTCATTTTGCTTTGCAGTGTTTAATGTTATTTTTATATCTGCCCACAAAATTACGAAATCACCCCTAAATGATTGGGACAAGGGGGATGCAGTTGATAGTTGATAGTTTATAGTTAACAGCATCCTTGCTCAAAGGCGCTAGCTTCTATAAACTATAAACTGTAAACTATCAACTATATTTTTGTCCCCGTCTTAGGGCAAAAATATTCTACCTTTGTATCGTATTAAAGACAACATAGGATAACATTAAAAAGAAAAAAGAAATGCAAAGTTTAATTCCAACCCTTACCAGGTTTCTTGCAGCCATCATTGGCTTGTTGTGGTGTACACTGGAACCATCCCTTAACTACATCGCCGTATGCTTCTTCGCCCTTATCTGCGACTGCTACACGGCTTGGCGGTGCAACTGCCGCATCTATTCCCGCTATCGGGAGGCTATCAAGAAAGACCCTCGATGCAAAATCGACGGGAAACTGAAATCTAAGAAAATGGCAAAGATGGTGAAAGATTTCTCCGTCCTCATCCTTGCGATATTCTTGGCCACGATGGTAGATACCGTGATACTCGATTTTCAGAACCCTTTCCATCTCGCCAACTATCTTGCTGCTATCTATTGTGGTGTGCAGCTCGTAAGTATTCTCGAAAACGAGAGTACCTGTAATGGGGCACCCTGGGCAAGAGTGATGCAGAAGATTGTGGCCGATAAAACCGAAAGGCACTTCAACGTGAAGCTGAAAGACTTGATGAAGGAAGAAGAGGAGGACAGCGAGAAAGAAGAGGTAAAGGATAAAGGTAAGGCAGATACAGATAATGCAGCCAAGCCGGATAATGGTGCAGATAAAGATGAGTGGATTCCGTCGAAATTAGGTGGAGATGCTTATGATATATAGTGCCAACAACTCTTAATTTCTGTACGCCATCAGTTAATAATGTGTTAAAATCCTTTTGAATTATGACAATATCAAATGTTTTGGAACACTGGGCTACGATATACAAGCCCTTATCCCATGACCCGACAAGCAAGAAGCTGGAGGATCAGAGTTTCTTTCGCATTCGTGATATTGATGAGGAAAATATCTTTTCCCGAAACGCCAATATCATTCACTCTCCCTGTATGCTCTATCGTGTAGTTAACTCCGGAGAGCTAAAATCGGATAAGCAAGCCCTGATTACCTATCAGGTCTGCTTCCTTACCCGACTGAAAGATTCCTCTGCTACGTTGGGCAGATATGATGGCAGCAAATTGCAGGCTGCATCGGATGATCTGATGGAGTATTGCGAAGACCTCGCCTCTTATCTCACTCAGCTTCGCCGCACGGGTATCTGTCCTATCACTGGCAGAAACTTCAAGACGGAAGAGCCTAAGTTGGGCATAGAGTTATCATCCGTCGATATAGAGAGTTTTGCCTATGGTGTAAACCCTCTTTTCCGTGGTCCGAGCTGGCTCCTCGCTGATTGCTATTGGCAGACCATCCGTCCGCTCTATAACTTCCAATGCGGGAAGGAGCAGAAATATATCATTCCTGCATCAACAGAAGACGGAAAGGAGGGATAAGCTATGCCTATCAGAACCCAACCCATCAAGTCGCCTTTTGCCCCCTTAAAAGAGGTGGCAGGTGTATATCTGAAGCAAGCCCTTCTTGATATAGAAGTTAACTTCAATACCCAGAAGATTTATCCGGTAGAGGTATATCGTGGCTACGAGAAGGTGAATAAATATCGTGAGGAACACGGCATGTGGTACTCTACGGGTGAAGGCAAGAAATCCTTTGAGGGTACGGTATATCAGGCTGATGAAAAGACGGGTAATCTGATGGTAGGAATCCGTTATAACGATTATCTCCGCTATGTGGATATTGGTGTAGGTTTGACGGGTGATCCTCGTGACCCTGCAGCCCATATCACTGCCGATAAGGTGGACCGCTCGAAAAAAGCCAAGTTCAAAACCCGCTATATCGGCAAGTGGGATAGAAGGGCAGGTAAATCTCACCGTCCTGCCATCATGCGAACCGTCCGCAGGTTGAAAACGAGATACGAAAACCATCTTGCCGATTACTACGGCTATCAAGGCTTGTTACAGATAATGAACGCCCTGGAAGACAAAGGCGATTAACCCATCTCGCCCCCGTTCCCGGTGATTCCATCGCCGGTCTCATATCCCCCAAAAATAAACATTAAAAATAAAAAGCAATGGCAAAGAATAAAACAGAGGCTATCATCACGCTCAATGGCCAGCAACCGCTCCAGGTACTGAAGCAGTTGCAGGAGGCTGCAGCGGGTATATCCGAGCAGATAGATGCGGCTCAGGCGAAGCTGAAAAACCTGAAGCCGAACACTGATCCATATAAAACGCTCGATGCCACCATCAAGGATTTGAAGAAGCAGTATGATTTGCTGGCTTCTGCACAGATTAAGGATATAGCTGCCAATGAACGTTTGCAGAGTGTAGTGGACCAGCTTAGTAATACTTCTCTCCGCAATCTGCGCCGTGCATTGGGCGATGGCAAGCGTCAGCTCGAAGGTTTGTCGGAGGCAGAGCTGGAGCAGGCTAATTCCATCCGTGCGATGATGAAGGAAGTAGGCGATGAGATACGTCTGCTCGAAGGTAAGTATGTGAAGATTAAAGAAGGATTGAAGGATGTTGATGAGCAATCCGACCAATGGCTCAGTAAGGCTCTTACTCAGCAGAGAGAACTCGTTTCCTCTTTAAAAAAAACCGATGCCAGCTATCAGTCTAATCTTGACACATTGAAACAACTGGAGGCGGAGGAGGATAGGCGCAAAGGCAAGATGAGTGTTTGGGAGGCTACTGGCATCGTTAACAGAAAGCACGCATCTGCATCTGATTTGCGCAGGGCAAAGACAACCCTCACGGAAGCTAGGGATAATACTGATTTATCTGATGAGAATAAGATTAATTCTTATAACGAAAGCCTTGCTACCATCGAAAAGCGTCTGGAGGCGGTTTCCGGTAAAGCTCAGAAGGCTTCTATGGATTCTATTACGCTCTTAAAAATTCTGAGTAACCCTAACGGACATCCTGCAGAAGATATTAAGGCGGCAATGGATGCTATTCAAAAGCAGATTCAAAAGTTGCCTGTAGGCTCACAGGAGGTGGCAAAACTCCGTCAGCAGTATGCTATGTTGGAGAAAGCCCTGAAAGGTACCTATCTTTCGCATAGTCAGCTTAATGATGTTATCGAGAGAGGAAGAAGGGGGAAAGCTTCTATCAATGAGTTGAAACAGGCTTACAATCAGCTTTCCGAAGAGTTGAATCAGTTAAACACCAAAAGCAAGGAGTTTAACGAGAAACAAAAAGAGCTGAAGGATTTAAAAAAGAATATCGATAATGCTACCGGGTCAATAAGCCAGCAAAGTAAATCCTGGCAGACGGCAGTGAAGAACCTTACGGCATACGTGGGTCTCTTCCAGGTCTTCAATGCTATCAAAGATACAGTTACTTCTGCTATCAAGAAAAACTTTGAATATTCTTCGTCTTTGACGGATATTCGCAAGGTGTCCGGACTCACGATGCAGGATGTCAATAAACTGTCTGAGGAATTGGCTAAGATTGATACTCGTACTTCTGTTGATGGTTTGGCTCAACTTGCCTACCAGGGTGCAAAACTTGGTATGGGTAAGTATGGCGTGGAAGGTATGAAGCAGTTCGTAGCTGCTGCAGACCAAATCAATGTAGCAATCGGTGAGGAGATGGGAGAGGAAGCGCTGCCGGCTCTGTCTAAGATGGTGGAGACGATGGGGCTTATCCCGAAGATGGGTATTGAAAAAGCGATGCTTGCTACGGGTTCGGCTATGTTCAAACTGTCTTCTACCTCTACATCTACATCTACTAATATCGTAGAGTTTGCCAAGCGATTAACCGGTGTGAGCCGTACTGCAGGTATCACTACCGACCAGTTGTTGGCTCTCGGTTCTGCATCCGATTCTCTCTTCCTGATGCCGGAGGTGAGTGCCACGGCGATGTCTAAGTTCATCGTAGCTTTGCAGAAGAATCATAACCTTATCGAGAAGGATTTGGGCATTCAGCAGGGTACTATCAAGAATATGTATGCCGCTGGCCATGCCATGGATGCCATCGTTCTTGTATTGGAGAAGATGCGTGACAAGGGCAACATGAATGCTCTTGGTGAAATCTTTAAAGACCTTGGTTCTGACGGACAAAGACTTATTACTTCTATGGTAACTATGTCTAAGAACGTGGACGTACTGAAGGATCATCTCTATGAGTCTAAGGAGGCATTCGAGGAGGCAAGCGCTGTAACCAATGAGTACAAAATGCAGCAGCAGTCTGCTGCAGGTATATTGGATAGAGCCAACAACCTTTGGGAGAAGGCATTTGTCAACCCTGATGGCGTGGAGAGTGTAAAGGCTATGGCACAGGCTTGGTACGATATGTCGCAGATGATCTTGCAAAGTCCGGTGTTCAAGAATACGCTTCAGGCAGCCCTGTGGAGCGTGATAACTGCTTGCAAGGTATTTATAACCCTTCTTCCTCTTATCGCCAACTATTTCGCTGCTCTGGGTATTTACAAAACCGTTTCGTTTCTTTGGGAATTAGGCAAGGCTTTAAAAGCTGCAGCAGCTGCGCAAACGTTGTTTAATTCAGCAGCCAAGGTAAATCCTTATGTAGCTATTGCAAGTGCGATTCTTACCGCCGTAGGAGTGGTATGGTCTTTTGCGGAAGCGAATAGAGAAGCTGCTGCTGCGGAAGCAGAGGCAACACGTAAAGCTAATTCCTGGAAAAAAACACTTAACGAGGCGGCAGTAGAAACGAGTAACCTTAACAAGAAACTCGATAATTATAAGCGAATGATGAATGAGGCGAACCTTTCGCAAAAGGAACGCCAAGGTCTCGTATCCAGATTCAATCGGGATTTCCGCTCTTATATTGCTAATCTCGGTATAGAGATAAAGAATGTAAAAGACCTTCGTGACCATTATTCAGAGTTGGCACAGGAAGCGCAGAGGGCAACTTATTACCGTATGCGTGAGAAAGCCAAACAGCAGGCTTTGCCGAAATTTGATTCCGACAGAAACGCAGCTTCAAACGTTTTGATGGAAAAGGTTCGTGGTTTAGGTCTTGATAAGCTTGGAGTGTCTTTTCAGGATATAGACCGATGGGTCAGCAAGGGTGCAAGCGGTACCTCCGTGTTCTGGTACTTAGCTAAAAAACTGCCGAAAAATAAATCAGGCTTGATTAGCGGTGAAAATTGGAAAGTTGATAATAAGGGTTTCGTTTACCGCCAGGGTTATGACGGCAGAAAGATTTCTCCCTCTTCCAGTGACCCGCAAATGGTATTCAAACTTCGTGATTTGCTTTCTGCGTCTCGCTGGTACACAAACGCTACGCATCGTAGAGGCAATAAAGAAAAGGAAATTGAGAAGGCTTATGCGAATTGGGTTCCAGAAGGATATACTGATTATCCGGAAGAAAGTCCTGGCACTCTTGATAATAATGCACCCGATCCTGATGCTATCGCTGCTGCGAAGCGGGAGGCACGTGAACAGAAGCAGGCGTTGCGTGACCAGCAGCGTTCCTGGCGTGATGAGCTGAAGCAGAAGCAGGACGAGGCGAGTGCTATCATGGATAACGTTCGCAACTTCTATGAGCGACAAATTAACGAGAAGCTATCCCAGGCAGTAAGCCTCGGAAGGGATGAGACAGAGCAGAAATTCTATATAGAACCGATAAAGAGACGTATGAATGAAGCTCTTGCTCAGGTGCGCCTTGCTATCGCTGGTCAGGCTAACACCTGGGAGGAGTTCAAGAAGACGATGGATAATGATCTTGTTGAGAAGACCGATGAGACTGGCGTGAATCTTTCTCAAAATCTCCTCGCTTCCATCCAAAAGAATAACGTCGATGCCCTGCGTGAGAAGATGGCTCAGTTGGGTAATAGTCTGAACCGCTCGATGAACTCCATCACGTCTGAAATCTTTGCCAAGGCTACCAAGAATCAGCAGAATAATATAACGCTGGAGGCTCAACAGGCAGAAGCTCGGCGAAAGATAGCCCGAGAGCACAACTATACTGGAGCCGTGCAGCAGAGCATGTACGATGATTTCAATCAGATGGGCTTCGCTAACCCAACCGGTTTTGAGCTAGCGGATGAGGAACGCGCAGAAAAACGCAAGGAGCATATCATCGCCATGTACGAGCAGGCAAGAAAGCAAATTGCCAACCTTTATACAGTTGATGTCAGCAGTAAAGAGGGTAGGGGATTGTTGATGCAGATGCTCTTTGGTGATGATCCTTATGCACTGGGTGCCCGTATTCAGAATATGTTGGGCGATAATGCGGAGGACTGGCATGTGTTCTATAATAAACTCATTCAGTATTCTGATGAATATACCGAAGCTCAGAAGAAGACCTTCGACCAGGCAAAGAAGATTGCCGAGCAGATGTGGAAGGTGAACCAGCGCAATCTTGCCAATCAGGAAGCCCTTCGCAAGATGCAGCAGGAAAGTGCGCTCTTCGGCAAGCGAACTAATATGTGGTCGAACCTTGGACTGGGTAATCTCACCGCTGACCCAGAGGTGGAGCTGATGAAGATGAAGATGCAGATGGCAGAAGATTACTATGCCTTTGTATTCAAGAACTCAAAGAACAAGCAGCTCCTCGATGAAGCTGACAAGGCTCGTCAGGAGGCAGAACTCGCCTACGTCAACCAAATGGCTACGGCGATGAGGAACCGCCTTTCTCAGATGCAGCAGCTCGTGCAGCCTATCGAAACCTTCGGTGCAGAAGTAGGCAAGGCATTTGCCGAAATGCGCAACGATGCAAAAAGCGCACAGGAGAGCATCAAGAACGCCCTGAAGTCTATGCTCGAATCGTGGGGTAACATGGCACTCAACGACGTGAATACGCAGATGTGGAAGGCTATCAATGATGCTGGCGCCAAGCGAGCCAAGAAGAAAGCACAACCTGGTATTGATGCAGCGAGAGCCAACGCTGATGCCAATGCCGTGAAGGAAGATTTCTCTCATCTCGGCACAAAGGCGAATCCGATGTATGTGCGACTGGTAGATGAGGGTGCATCTTATCTTACTCAGCAGCCGCAGTCTAGTTTCGAGAATATGAGTTCACGGCAGCAGCCTATCGGTTGGAATCCTGATGGCTCGCCTATCATGCCTGGCAAATCTCCTGTTGCGCCTGATAACACTCCCGTCGTGCCTTATGCGCCTACCGATACCAAGCAGCAGGGCACGCAAGAGCAGCAAAACGGTGCTCCTCATGCGTGGGCACATCGCAACCGAGACAATGCTAATGCGTTCTACCAGGATGCAGCCACGCAAACGGGTGCAGCCGCAGCCGATGTTATCTCGGGCGGTAGCTCTTTCAATGATGCCGCAGCCGGTATCGCTGGTTCCTCCGTTGGAGGAATGATGAACACCGAGTTCAAAACTGGCGGCAAATCCAAGGAGGATAAGGAAAAAGCCGAGCAGTTGAAGAAGGAAAAGAAGCACCAGAAGGAGCTGAGTAAAGAGGTAAAGAAGGGCAACAAGGAACGTGAAAAGGTAACTACCCAGGGTGTTAAGAACATCACAGATGTAACCGCTGCCGGAAACAAGGAGCAGAACGAGGGTACTAAGGTGACTTTGAATGCAGGTATGCAGATGACGGAAACGGCCCTTAATACCAACCTTGCAAAGACAAAGGAGAACAACCAGGAAGTAACCGAGTCAGATGCCAGCCGCACGCAGGCTGAAATGACCTTCTCTATCGCTGGTGCGATGGCGAAGTGTTTCGAGTTCCTGGGTCCTATCGCTGGTCCTATTGCAGCCGCAGGCGTAATGGCCACCCTTATGGGCTTACTCCAGTGGGCACTCAACTCTGCCTTCAGCAGTGGCAAGAAAAAGAACACATCTTCTTCCACCAATACCAAGCTCACCTCCGGCATGCTTACCTACGATAGTGGTAACGTGCAGGATTTGAAGCCTTTCGTGGCCGATAATGGCGAGGTGTATTGGGCAAAAGAGGATGATGGAAAGCAGATGCAGGGCGTGAAGATGCTTACCACTCCTACCGCCACCACCGTAAACGGGCAGCCGTCTTTGGTAGCCGAGAAGGGACCGGAAATCGTCATTGGTAGAGAAACTACCCATGCCATGATGATGAATAACCCTGGTTTGCTGAAAGCCCTTGTGAATTTCGACCGTAACTACTCAGGCAGAAACTCAGCAAGAAGGGCATTTGATAATGGCAACGTGGGTGATGTTCTTGCAGCAGGCACGCAAGCAGGCAATGGTAATCTTTCGTCTGGCGCGTCAGCGACAGGCGACCTGGTTACCGCAAGCATTGCAAGCAATGCGGCGCTTCTGCAAGCCGTGAATGCGCTCATTCAGCGTTTGAACGAACCTATCAATGCCAAGATTAATATGTATGGTCGTGACGGACTGCATGATAGCCTGAATAAGGCTAATCAGTTTATGAAGAATAAATAGAAAATATGAAGAACGAGTAAAAAGAATAAATAGAAAACGATTTTTTGTTGATTGTTAGTTGTTAGTTTTAAGTTTTTATTAGGTTTTTATTAGGTTTTTAGTAAGGCTGCTCCGCTGTGAAGCGTGGCAGCTTTTTTATTTGAATTTCTTCCTGGTCCCATTTTGCGACCAAGGGGAGAAATTAGTGGGCTTTTGATAACTCGCTGATTTTGTGGGCTTTTTGGTCTCAAAATCATATCTTGGTCTCATTTTTCCCCGAAATTCACTACTATATATAAAATTTTCCGTGTATTTTTTCTTCTTCCCAAAAACAAAATCCCCTAACCTCAAACTAGAAGTTAGTAGCATTAACGGCTTTGCCGTAAACATCAGACAATAAGGTGGTTATGGGGATATAAGAGGATGGCAACTAGCGAGGGAAATGCAGGATTTTCTACATATTTTCTACATATTTCAAATATATTTTTGCATTCCTGCGTACATTAGTTTATAGAAATTAATTAAAAAATGAGACCAAAAATAAGAAAATCGCTGAAAAACAAGCAGATAGCAAAAAATCGTAGTGGGCTAGCAGGGGGACAATGGTGGGTCAGCAGGGGGACAAAATACCCCATTTTTGCAATTAATGGGCTTTAACATTTCTGCTAATAAAATTAAAATGGGACCAGAATGGGCAAAATGAGACCAGATTTCGCATCCTGGTCCCATTTTTGAAAAAATATCCTCTGCGCCCCCGTTCCCAGCGATTCCATCACTGGTTCACCCTCTCAAACCTATATTAAATGTTAAAAATATAACTTGTTTCAAATATTATATAGCTTACCTATACTGTTTCCGATTTATTTTTGTATCTTTGCAGCAGTTTTAGTACAATTAATATATATAAGGTATGTTTGAGGAGATATGTTCCGTCTATCGGGATGCGAAGGATGCACTCGGAAGATATGTCGATATGGAGACGGGCGAGTGCATCACGCAGATGTCTATCCGTGAGTTCTGCCTGACGGACAGATGGAAGCCGTATGTAGAGAAGCTGAGAGCCATGAGGCAACAGTATGGCAGTGCAGCTAAGAAGATGCCGGAATACGTAGATACCAAGAAGATGCTTCCTGGTGCCACGCTGAGCGGTCTCTTCGCTACCTACGAGGACAATAGTCTTACTCATCCAGGCCAGCGGGTGATGGTTTCCCGAAGAGAAAGCCACCTTCAACGGCATACAGGATGGTTGGCAATAGATATTGACCTGCAAGACAACCAAGGTATAGCCGATTTCGAGAATATCCGCAGGGTATTGGCATTTCGCCCCGAGGTAGCCCTGCTGATGCGTTCCTGTTCCGGAACGGGATTGTTCGGATTGGTTCGCTTGGCTTACCCTGACCATCACAAAGAGCAGTTCAAGGCATTACTGCAGGAGTATGCTGCCCTGGGCATTATGCTTGATGGCTCTTGTGGAAATATCGGTCGTGTGCGCTTCGCCTCATGGGATGATCCGCAGCATATATATATTAATGAACGTGCGATACCATACACCAGACTACCCGATAATGTGCCTACGCCGATGCCCGTGATGCAGTATGGCAACACGTTTTTCAGTGGCAGCCATCCGACAGGTGCCCGCTTTGGCGGAAACTATTCGCATGGTGGATATAGGTGTGACACTCCCGAGATCACCTATCACAAAGCGCTGCGCCTTGTTGAGAAGATAGAGGCACAAGGCATTGATATTTGCGCAGGCAAGGATGCTAATAGTGGCTATCTGGGTTGGGTGAAATGCGGCATGTCGCTCTATCACGTGGATCGCGTGGCAGGCTATGACCTGTGGCGAAGAGTTTCCCGCTTCCGTCCTGCTGATTCCACCTGCGGCCACAACGAGATGGATTTTCGCAAGCGATGGAATCAGTTTGCTAATTACAACAAAATCTCTGAGGCAACTTTCTTCGACTACTGCAAGCGGTCGGGCATCATCCTCACCAAGGAAGACTGGAAAGAGATATACCAGAATACATAAAAAGCGCCCCGTCCCCAGCGATTCTATCGCCGGTCCACAAGCAAAAAAGTTTTTAATACATTTAAAGATTATAGATTATGGCAAAAAGAAAAGTAGAAATCCCTAAAGGGTCATGGCTTGACCAGAAAGGTCAACGTTGGGTAAAAGTAGTGTTCGATGTAATGTCCGGATTCGGGGGGGCAAAAAGTTCCTTCGTCAAATCACAATGACGTTCCCGGCAAATCTCGATATGGCTTTAGGCAAATACTTAATAGATATGGGCGATATGGATGATTTCAGAGACAGAATAAATCATCAATACCCATCATTGGAACACCTTAAAAATCTCACCTTTATCCCTACGGGAGACAAGGTTTTGAGATAGTAAAAGTAAATGACAGGTAGCTTCGGCTAAATTCATGGAACAGCCATTGGGCAATCACTGAATATCCATTGAACATTCACTGAATATTCAGTGGTTGCCCCGTGATAGTTCTATTACGTGGATTTTATATATAGCATATTTTACAAAATAAAAAGATATGAAACAGAAGATTATCGCAATTATGGGTCCATCTGGAGCAGGCAAGGACACGGTGGCAAATATCCTTTCCGTCGCCCTGAACATTCCCTTGCTTTGTTCCTTCACCACCCGTCCCATGAGGGATGGCGAGGTAAATGGCAAGGAGCATTTTTTCGTGAGGGAGTGTAAGACTCCCAAGGAGGATATGCTTGCCTACACCGAATATGGTGGCTACGAGTATTGGACGGAACTCGCCCAGGTAAAAGATACAGCCATCTATGTGATTGACGAAAGAGGATTTTCTGGGCATCTGCGAGCATTTTCCGGATATTGAACTGATGAGCATTTATGTGGCTGCCAAGCCCGAAACGCTGAAGGCTCGCGGTATTGCTCCTGAAAGAACCAACCGTGATGAATATCGTGTATCGCTGGATATTAACTCCTTCGATTACGTTATCAGCAATAATTCGTCACTCTATCGTTTGCTGACCACTACGCTGAATGTAAAAAAGTGCATTCAAGCTGCCAACGAAGAAACGTCGAAGTATGAAGCAGAGGTGGAAGAGAGACTGAAAAAAGGAGGATTGGTAGCAAAAAACTTAATCCGCATTCTCAGCTCCTTCCTTTAAAAGAAACCATCTGTTCCGTGAAAACGAAAAGCAGATTTTTAATATATAAAATATCAAATAAGAAACAATATGAAAATGATAATTCCTGGTGTTGAGTGGTGGCCTCAGAAGACCGCTGCCCAGCAAATAGCCCGTGTGGGCAGGATTTGCTATAAGAGCAAAGTCAAGCAGCCTGATGAGAATCTTTCTGAAGACAAGAAAGATGAGTTTTTTGAGGAGCAGGCAGTAAAGTTGGCCAACCGATTCTGGGAGAGCGGGCACCGCTCCATGTATCGCCATGGCACCCTCTATTTCTTCGTCAAGAACGACTCAAAGCTGCCAAAGCATCTTTGGTCGTTCCTCGTTGCGTCGCCATATATCAGCTATGCGGTGCAGGAAAAGAAGGTATGGATCAGCAGCAATATGCAGTTCCTCTGCGAGCATGGTAACTTACTTGAAATCCTGTCTCCATTCAATGTAAAGGAAGCCGAGTTTATCGAGAAAGCACAGAAATATGATTTCACGGATGCACTCTATATTCTCCGTATGACACTGGTCGTTACCACGCAGATCAGTACCAGCCGTGAGCTGAACCGCACGTCGCCAAATTGCATCAGCGAGCAGAGCACCCGTTACGTGAATATGGAGAAGAAGGGTGGCGTGCAGATTGCCCGTCCGCATTGGCTGCATGAGGGTACGAGATGGCAGAAGTTCCTCTATCTCACTGGCTGCAAGATTTCCGACTGGCTCTATCGCCGATTGCTGAAATCGGGCATGAAGCCGCAGGATGCAAGAGGCATTCTCCCTCTCGATACCTATACGGTGGTAGCCTACACTTACACCATCAGCGAGTGGAAGCATATCCTCGACCTCCGCTTCCGTGAAATTACCGGCAAGGCGCATCCTAACGCCAAGGAGATAGGCTATCTGATTCACCGTATCATAACCGAAAGAATGAAGGCTTATGATGAAGATTTTGCAATATAATTCAGATGTGATAGCATTAGCCGTTAAGGGCGATTATGATTAATAGAACTTCTTATGTCTCTATTTTACGACGGTTTCCAAAATTGCAACTGTCGTAGATGGAGCCCCCGTTCCCAGCGATTCCATCGCTGGTCCGCAAAGAAAAAAAAGCAAAAAGGCAAAAACAAAAAACAATGGGAACAAAAAACAAAAAACAGCAGCAGCAGGCTCTAGCCAAGCGTGAGCAGCAGATAAGAAACACGCCAACAATTTACACCTTTAATTTCAAAGATGTGTCTGCTGAGAAATATACCGCAGCCCTGGAAGCCCTCTTCTCTCACCCCGATTTTGCAGCAGCCCTGCAACACCGCAACGAACTCGTGCGTGCTGCGAACCGCGTGCCTTCCAGCTCCCCACAGATGGGTGCCCTTATCAAGGCGATTCAGGAGAGAGATGCCAAACTCGCCAAACAGATGTATGGCTTGCTTGTACAGGTAAACCTGCGCAGCGAAGTGAGTTACGATTTCCTGAACTTCGGCCATCTGCTTCGCTACTACGTAGATTATTCTCAGCCCGATATGCAGCAGAAGGTAACGAGACTTTCCGACAACCTCAACAAAGTGGCGTTCCTCGCCGATGCACTGGAAAGCATCGTAAGACAGATTCAGGCTGATATGATGGAAATCTTCAATGGCAGCGTAGAGTTCAACCAATTTGATGCCGTGACCCAGGTACTGAAGCAGTTGGATGTCTTCTTCAACTTCTCCCGAACCAAGGACATCAACTCCAAGGATAATAGCCTCTATTGCGAGTATTCTGATAGCATCAACGCCTACGTAGATAAGCGCATGAAGACTTATTCCGAGAAATACCGCAAACTGCACCCTTCCCTTCCTGGCTTCACCCAGGAGCAGATGGTGGAAGCCATCAATCTCTTCTTCGGAGAAGACAAGAAGTTCAATGAGAGTTTCATCGCCAAAACCGAGTCAGGCGGCTGCTACATCGACGGTATGAAGCTCTTCATGAACCTTAATGAGGAGCAAACTACCAAGCTCGATAAGCTGGTACCTCGCCCGAAGGAAGGCAATAGCATGCAGAAATACTTCCTCAACGTCACCGATGCCATCATGCTCTACTATGCCCAGCAAAAAGGCATCGCTCTGAAGTAGAAAGCAAAAAGGTAAAAAGCCCCTTAACCCCTTTGCGCCCCCGTTCCCAGCGATTCTATCGCTGGTCCCTCATTCACAAACAAAGAAAAGTATGCCAAATATATACCTCCGCCTTCCCACTTCCCGCTGTCAGTTCTTCCGGCACCGCGATCCCAAGCTCGTCCTATCCAAGGATGATCCGATAGTGTTCAGCAACTTCTCGCACGAGTACTTCATTATGAGAAATTCGCTCATCAATGCCCCAGCCCGCAGCAACCGCATCGACCTTTCCTGCTTTTCTCAGCAGCAATGGTGCAATATGCTCGCGGGCAGGCATCCAGCCGGAGGCAAGGTGATGATGCGCCGTGATGCCGGAAGCTGGCTCACCTTCCAGGAAGTTCAGCAGCTTAACGGTCGCCTTACCGATGGCAAGGGTACCAATGATGATTACCTCTGTATCCGCCTGCCCAGCGAAGTGGAGCTTGTCGATACCGTTTATCCGGTAAAGCCTACCTTTACGCTCGATACCTATGGTGTCCGCGCATTGGTAGTATCGCTCAACAATGATTTCAAGCGCAGTCTCGTGGAATGGGCACTATCCACCTTCGATTTCTGCACTTCCAAGGGCAGGGTCATCGCCCGCTCCCATAACGCCATGCTGGAGCGCTATCTGATGCGTTACGGCATAGAAGTCAACGAGGAAGAGAAAGATGTATTGCGTCGCATCGTCGGCAGGTGGTTCCGCACGGAACACTGTTTCTTCAAGTCCTATTCCTGCATGGATATGCGGTTCAAGGATAGCCGTGATAAGCCAAACCGCATCGACGAAGTGCAGTGGATGTGATTTTATATCTTATATAATAGGTGTTAATTTACAAGATAATAAACGTTAAATAATTAATAAATCAAGGAAACAATATGAAATCAGCCGATAATTGCAGAGAGTTATTTCTTGATGGAGTAACCGATGCTTATTTTTACGCCGCAAAGGAAAGCACCCTTCCTATCCCGTTCATTGTGCAGCGGGTATTGCAGATGAATGGCTGCAAGTTTGCTGGTGAAGCGCTCCATGTTGCCACCAGCGAAGGCGATAATTACGTGGTAACAGATGCTATCACCGCCAAGCAGACCTCTCAGGAAGGTGGCAATGGCACCGCATTCAGCTTCGAGATTACTGCCAATATCGAAGCCGGAAAGGAGAATATACCCGAAATCATCAAGAATATGCACGGAAACGACTATTATATAGTCTTGCGCAAGCAGGATGACTCACTCCATCTCTGTTATACGCTGCCCGATACCTTCCGTATCACCGATTCCGTAACCAGTCAGAGCAGTGCAGAGACCCGTAGCGTTACGGCAACTTGCATGGCGATGTCTGAGTTTATTCCGATTACACTTTCATAGTCAGTTAAAAATAAAATGCCGGTTCTTAATTATTATAGATTCAAAGTATAAAATTGTTTTAGTTTAAGATTTGTGTATATAGCCCTGCCGTCCGTGAGGATAGCAGGGTTTTTTGTTTTCCCCTAAATCATAGCAAATTCCACGCATAGGCTCATTTTTGTCCCTATTTACCCACGTTTTCCCATTACCTTTGCCGTCAGAAAATATATAAGAGTCTTCTTTTGCAATCAAGGTAAGGAGATTTGTATTTCAGGATAACGATAACATACATTAATTTTTAAAATTCTATTACCCACAATGAAAGGTCTATACGAAATTCTGACCGAGAAAAAGTGGATGATTTCGCCTGACTTTGTTCACGGAATCCGTAAGGCATTGGAGCAGAATCTGAATGCACATGCCATATACGAACGCCCTGCACCTACCTGCGGCTTCGTAACCGTGAGGGCAGCCGATGGCTCAATCTATTACCCAGAGGAATATCAGATTTCCGAGGATGGTAAGAAGGTGAGAGGTCAGTGGGCGTTGGAGGATGAGAACGAGCAGACCTTTCCGTTTGTTTCTGTGCTCACCGTCGATGGTCCTATCACCCGAAATGGTGGCGGTTGTTCGTATGGTTCTATCGACCATCGCAACATGATGATCAATGCGGCCAATCATCCCCTCTGTCGAGGTCACATCTTCATCATCAACACTCCTGGTGGCTCCGCTTGGGCAAAGAACGATTATGAACAGGCTATCAACTATGCCCGTTCGCAAGGTCAGCCAGTCATTGCCTTCATCGACGGTATGTGCGCATCGGCAGGTATGTATCTCGCTTCTCTCTGTGATGAGCGTTACTACATGCACCCGAAAGATCAAATCGGTTGTATCGGTGTGATGGCATCTTTCTACACGCAGGCTGATGGCAGTAAAAACCAGTTTACCGATGAAACTTATCACGAGTTGTACGACCCTGAGAGCTTCGACAAGAACCGAGAGTTTCGCGATATTGCCAACGATGGTGATAGCGAAAAGCTGGTAAAAGAGCTTGCCGAGTTGGGCGTGGAGTTCAGAGCCGACGTAAAGAAAGCCTGCCCTGCTGCAAAGGATGAACATCTTCATGGTAAGGTATTCGATGCCGAGGAAGTAAAGGGTATTCTAATGGATGCCCAAAGTGACTTCTTCTCTTGCGTAAAGCGTTGCTTCGACCTTTACAATGGTGTAGCTCAGCCTATCATCAGAAAGCCATCTGATGATGATGACGAAACCAAAAGCAGTTTGAACGAGCCATCCGACCATCCGGCACACGACCCTCAGTTGGAGCCAGACAAGGATTCTTCGGCAAAGAAAGGAAATCATCAACATACAAATAATCAAAATTTCATCAATATGGCAAATTATCCAAAAATCAATGCCGCTTGCGGTATGCAGGATGGTCAGCAGATTGAGGTGAAGGAGGAAGGCGCATTCATGAATGCGCCATTACTCGACACCCTCGAAGCTCATCTCGCATCGCAGGAGCAGGCAGTGGCTGATGCCAAGCAGAAAGCCACCACAGCAGAGCAGAGTCTTGCCGATCTCCAGGCAAAGCACGATGCACTCGCTGAGACCATCGCCCAGAAGGACGAGGAAATCAAGAACCTGAAAGAGGCAAAGGCTAAGGCTGATGAGGACATCAAAGCCCTCAACGACGCAAAGGCAAAGGCTGATGAGGAGAAGGCAAAGACAGGTGAGGAGTTGAAGACTGCCCAGGCTTCACTTGCTACTGCCCAGCAGACCATCGCTGACAAGGACGCTCAGATTGCTGAGTTGAACGAGAACCCAGGCGAGGAGCCGGCACAGGGTGCCGCACCTCAGAACAACGGCGAGGGTGCAAAAGTAGAAACTGCAAAGACAGGCTACCCAACTTGGAATCCAGCCGATCCAGTAGGTTCTAAGAAAGCTATCGAGGAGTACAAGAGAGAAAACGGCCTCCTCTAGTTTTTGAAATTTAAATCACATACATAAACAAGCAAAATTTGTATTCTAATTATGGCAGCACCAAACAACTTTATTGGTATCAGCGCCCTCGAGGAGGTCGCTAACCAGGTATTCAAGAGCGTTGTGCAGGGTCCGGCTTATGCTAACCCCGAAGAGATGAAGCGTCTTGGTATCAAGATTATCAGCGGCGTCCAGTTCCAGCGCACTATCAATGTATTCATCCGTAAGGGTGGTACTACTCGCCGTAAGGATGTAAATCCTAAGTTGAACAGTGAAATCGGTTTCCTCAAGGAGCGTAAGTTGACAGCCAAGCTTGCTTGGTTCCACGGTACCGATAACATGGATCGCTATTGTGAGACAAACCTTGGTACAGGCTCACATGGCGCTTATCCTCTTTCTACCGTAGCTATTGAGGCGGTATTGAAGACTTATGCTGACGACCTTTACAACAACCTCTGGTGGGGTGACATTGACAGAGACGTTCCTGGCGCTTCAAATCTGGAGAAGTCTATGGCTCTCTATGATGGCTTCCTCACCGGTCTCAAGCACGATATTGAGGATGGCCTTATCAGCGAGGCTAACCACAACCTCATCCACACCGAAGCTATCACTGCACCAGCCAATGCGACGGATAGCTCTGCATACAAGATCTTCCGTGGGGCTTACATGAAGCTGGACCCACGTATGCGCCGTCAGAATGTTTTCGCTTACATGACTCCTGAGACAGCCATCGCTATTTCTGATGCTTACGCACTCCAGTCATACGGTACTCATAAGCTCAATGTGGTAGATGGCGGTAACTACGTTATCCCAGAGCTTCCTAAGTGTACCATCGTTCCAGTTGAGGGCTTGGGTATCGGTGATCGCGTTCTCTTCTCTATCAAAGACAACCTCGTTTATGCAGTAGATTCTGAGGGTAACGACACTAAGGTTATGATTGGTAAAGGCAGTCCAGACGACCTGAGAGACATCACTATCCAGGCACAAAGTATTCAGGGCTGTTATGTGGAAAATCCATTCTCTTGGGCGTTCGCAATGACAGACGGAAACCTCGAAGCCGCAGAGTTCGTTTCAGGCGACTACACCGAGTCTAACATTACCGTTTCTCTTGCTAAGACCGTATCTACCGCAGAGGGCGAGATCGATGGTAAGGTAAAGGTAAACGATGTTGAGTACACTAAGCCAGTGGAGACAACTCCTAACGCTATTGTTACTCTTGAGGCAGTGGATGGCACCAACTACGTCTTCGATCACTGGAACACCGGTGGCAAGGAGAAGAAGATCCAGTTCGCTGCAACAGGCATGAGCCAGGGCTTCACCGCCTTCTTCAAGAAGGGTTAACCCCCTCTCGCCCCCGTCCCCAGCGATTCCATCGCTGGTCCAACAGTCAAAAGGCAATCCTCTATAAATCCTCGGCGGCGGTCGCTTGACCTGGCGGAAAATGGCTTCCGCCGCCATTTCTTTTCATTTTAAAAATAAGATATAATTATGGCAGATAACGTAACATGTCCACAGCTTGCGGACGTATTGAACGAGAACGAGTGCCTGGAGAACCGTGCAGGTGTAGGTGTCACTGTCTATCTCGGTTTGAAGAGTGAGCTTGCAGCCCCTCTTACTGCTACCGAGAATATGTACTCCACTCCTGCCTTCCAGACCGGCAAGGGTCTCTACAAAGTAGAGTGCAAAGACGATACCAACCAGGTTCAGGGTTCATCCCTCGGCTATCGCAAGGGTTTTGAGTTGACCTTCAACTTCGGTATCGACTCTGTAAATCCTGCAGCGGGTAAGTTGGCGCGCGCCATCAACAACCGCGACATCTTTATCATCGTCAAGGACAATGATAAGTCTCAGATTATGTACGACCCAGACCGCAAGGTTAAGTTTGACTCAGGTGGCATTAAAACGGACACGGGAGCCAAAAGCGACGATGAACGCAGCACCACCTTCGAGGCAAAGTTGTCAAGCGTAAATTATCCAAACCTTTACGTAACAGAGCCTACAGAGAAGGGTTGGGATTCCCTTCTCGCTTCTGCGGCAACAAAGAAGCCGGGGGAATAACAGGCGGAACAGATCAGAGCGAAACCGCTTCCGCCTCTGAGCAGCCATCTGAGCCAAGCGAGCAGGTAACTCCCACCCAGGAGTCTCCTGCCGCTATCAGCAAAGAAGATCAGACTCCTCCCGAGAATCAGCCTTCTGATGAAGAGCAGCCTTCTACTGAAGAGGAAGTCGCCCCTATCAAAAAGGTGGCTTCCTCTAGCAAAGGTGGTAAGTAATCGCTCCCCCATCAAACTCCAATGCGTTTCCATTGGCAATTTACTCTATAGATCAAGAGCCTGGCAGAAAGAAATTTCCTCGCCAGGCTTTTTCGCTTTGTTATCTTAAAAGAACCTCACCCCCTCTCTAGCCCCTGTACCCAGCGATTCCATCGCTGGTCCCCATTCCCCTTTCTGCTAGGCACTAGAGTCCGCTAGGTATCTCTTTGTCCCCATCATCTTCTTAGCATTTGCTATCTTTGCCCTCAGAAGAAATAAAAACGATAAAACAGAAAAGATATGGCAAAGATTCAACCTCTTGCAGATTTTATCCTCTCCTTCGAGGGAGGCTATGCGAACCACCCCAACGACAAGGGTGGTCCTACCAACATGGGTGTAACCCTCAAAACCTGGCAAACCCAGGGCTACGATAAAAACCATGATGGCCGCATAGACGCAAAGGATGTAAAGCTCATCACAAAAAATGATGCCGTCTCCATCCTTCGCCGTTGCTATTGGAACCGCTGGAAAGCCGATGGCATCAAAGACCAGAGCATCGCCAACATCCTGGTAGATTGGGTATGGATCAGCGGCACCCCAGGCGTAACCCTGGTGCAAGCCATGCTAGGCGTAAAAGCCGATGGCATTGTAGGCAGCAAAACTCTCAAGGCGCTCAATAACCAGAACCCTAAGCGGTTTTTCGAGCGCATCAAGGCACGCCGCAAGCAATACATCGCTAGAGTCATTGCCCAGTGCCCTAGTCAGAAGGGCTTCGAGGCAGGCTGGCTCCGTCGCCTCAATGCCATCAGTTACGGCAGTCTAATCGCCAACAATGGCAAAGAAATAAAGTGGTAATATGGAAGCAAAGATAAACCTCACCATCCCGAAAAGCTGGAATCAATGCACCCCCACCCAGCTAGAGCAGATTGCCCTCATCATGCTAGAGCAGATAGAGAAATCCAAGGTAGACCGCTATCACCCCTTCGATATGCAGAAGGTGAAGATAGCTGTCTTCTTTCTCTTTGCCGGGATAAGCATCAACGCCTATCCCGACCCTCGCCAGCCTATCAATGAGCAGCACTACCTGGTAAGCATAGAGCCGCAGAAGAAGAGCCTCCTAAAGAAGCTCTTCTCCCTCTGCGCCTCCGTTCCCAGCGATTCCATCGCTGGTCCCCAGTCTTGCAGCCACTTCCCTCTCTATCTTTGGCAGCTCAACTATTGGCTTTCCCCGAAAGCCAAAACCAACGATAAAACCTCCCCCGAGTATATCTCCCAAGGCGCAGGTCTCCTCGATTGGCTGGATGCGGATAGCGGCAATTTTCTCACCCTTTTTCCCTATCCATCCATCAAGCAGAAATCCAAGTGGTACCATCGCAGCAAAGCCTTCCAGGGTCCGCACCCAGACCTCGATGGTTTCTCCTGGCAGCAGTACCGCTTCGCCAGCGATATGATGCAAACCTACACCAAGTTAAACAATAACCTGGTTAAGATGAAGAAGATGGATAAATTCACCGAGGCGCAGTTGCATCAGCAAGCCGAGAGTGTGCGTAGTGCAAAAAGCATGTTCTTAGCCGTCATCTTTAACACCACTACGAATTACATCGACTCTACCACTGGCATAAAGAAATACGATTTCCACTATGAGGCAAAACAGCTCACTGCCCATGCCAAGTATTTCGTCGATTTCTCCGAAGCCCAGTGGCAAGTAGTTTTATTCTGGTGGACGGGCATCATGCACACCCTGGCTCATCGCTACCCTCATGTGTTCAAGGTGCAGAAGGTAAACAACAGTAAGCCACAAACTCCGATGGAAATCTACACCGCTACCACCGCCACGATGCAGAAGTATGCCGGCTTAACAGAAGATCAGATCAACACCCAATCCTATTCCTTGGTTCTAGAACACTTAGAAAGGTTATCGAAAGAGAATGAGGAAATGGAAAAGATGAGGAGAAGCAAATGATAAAGATAGATTATCATTTTCCGAATACGGGGGGGGTATTCACTCAATGTACAAAGGATTTCAATAATGGCCCCTTATGGAATTTGAGCCGTTGCGTCAAGGCAAGCGTTCTCGATACAGGCGTAATGCTAGAATATGAATAACCATCGCTTTTACCAATACCCACGAGGCGAGAATATGGGCGGTATTCTAGATACATCACTCTGCCTTACCATCACTATTAATTCGTAGGAACAGAATGTGTTTCTAATAGAGGAATTATAAAGATTTATGAGTTATAGTACATTAAAAATAGAGAAGAATAAATTCAGAGAACACTCTGTATTTTTATCCCGTTCAACCGTAAGTGATACGGTTGTAATCAAGTGTGGTTCAGAAAGCGTGTGTCTTGAGCAAGACGAATTTAAAGCGCTGGCACATCTCATGTGCTATGATTTCTATACACGAGGTATGATCGAGAAAGCTCAAGAACATAGCCGGAATGATGTTCGTCCATACGATATATATTCTACTACCGATATAGAAGGTTACGACGAGAAGATTAATTGGGATTTGGATGTAGAAAATAACAACAAATAGCATTTCCAAAGAACAAGAGAATTCATTGAGTATGATTAAAGATTTATAGAGCAAAACAAAATGATAACAAAATTCAATTTTAAGGATAAGACCATCAAGTCTTATGCCATCCGAAAGCTGACACCTTTCGAGTGTTTCCGACTGATGGGTGTTCGTGATAATGTGATACAAACCATGCAGAGCACCAATGCCCAGGCAGCCGAACGCATCGCCAACTACAAGGGCAAGGGCAAACCTGAAGATATGGCAGTATCAGCCAGTCAGCAATACAAGCAGGCGGGTAACTCCATCGTGGTAGATGTGCTTGCAGCCATCTATCAGCAACTCTGGTACCAGAAAGAACCAAAGCGTGAGGCACAGACCTCCCTCTTTGCCGATTTCTTCCCAGAAGACCAACTCCCTACCTATCCGGTAGATAAGAACGATGATGAGAAACTTATTCTTACCACCTTCTCCGGTTACGACTCGCAGTTGATGGCAGCCGATGTGCTCGCCCAGCAGCATCCTGATTTCCGCTGGACGTGCGTAGGCTGGAGCGATATAGATAAGTATGCCTGTCAGATGCACGACCTTATCTTTCCGCAGTTTTCCGACAAAGCCTTGGGCGATATAACCAAAATCGACTGGCAACAGGTAAAATCTAATACGGGGGGGCAAGAAATTGACCTCTTTACCTATTCTTCACCTTGTCAGGATATATCGCAAGCCGGCAAGCAGATGGGTCTGAAGGAAGGTTCCGATACCCGCTCTGCATTATTGTGGCGAGTAGTCGATGCCGTAGAGGTATTGCGGCCTAAATACCTGCTCCAAGAGAACGTAGCAGCCCTGGTAAGCAAGAAGTTTATGCCCGATTTTCAGAAGTGGCTTGATAAGCTCTCTTCTCTTGGCTACGTAAGCCGATGGGCACGCCTCAATGCCAAAGACTATGGTGTTCCGCAGAACCGCGACCGAGTTTTCTGCCTCTCAATGAGAAAAGATGTAGCCTTCGATTACCAGTTTCCCGACCCTATTCCGCTGAAGAGAAAGTTGGAAGATGTGTTGCAGGAAGAAGTAGATACAAGGTTCTTCTTGAAAGATGAATCCGTCAGCAAGTTCCTCCAGGCAAACGATAAAGACACCTGTGTCTTCCATCAGTTTGAGATAGAGCCGAGCCACGAGAATGCCATGGCATTGAAAGCCATCCTTACCCTTTTCGTAGAGCAGTATGATTGCTGGAACCGCAAGCCTAAGAGAATGCAGGAGCTACTTGTTTCTTCTCACGAGGATATTATCATGCCATTATTCAATGATTGGAAAGAGAACGGCAAGTTCCAAAATCCAAAGTTAGATAGTTTGTACCATCAGTTTTTGGAGAAGAAATGATTTGCAGTTTAACCCATGTTGCGAAGCCTTCGCCTATGATTAGGGGGGGGGTATCAGCAGGTAGTAAACGTAACAGACGGAGAAAGCGCAGCCACCTTAACAACTCGCTATGAGTCGATAGGTCCTACCAACATTTTAACGCTTGCGCATTACCCTATGACAGTAGTGTTATATGAATACGAATAATACGATAGACAAAATAGGCAACATTTACTTTAATGAATGGAAGCCCGGTTTTGATGGTAATATCTGTGGCGTGAAAGGTATATACCCTACCATTACTCTATCCAACAATACGGGGGGGTACTGTTAGAGTATGCTTAAAAAGAACGCACGTCTGGAGCGTATGTATCAGCGCGGTTTCCGTCCACATCACGCCATGTGGATCGATACCTATAATAAGCAATATGGCAAAGATATTATCTATACTGTTTTAGCTGGTATCAGTAGTAGAAACCATTATTACGTAGCAGTAGAACTATGAATAGTAATCGCCCGATCATCCTCGGCTCTTATAGCCCATCCCAAAACGGCATTATCGTTCACCCTAAAGGTATCGCCCTATGCCTTTGTGGGGGGGCAAAGGGCATGATGTAGATAAACCGAAAATATTATTAGAGTATGAATAAGGTTATTCCTTTCGTAAAACGATTTAAGGAGCTATGCCCACGATTAGATGGTTACTCTACAGCCTTGTCATCAAGGTACGATGGATGGGGGGGCTGTACGACAACCACGGGCAGCATACTATGTTATTGTTAGTATATGATTAAATTGATAACAATCAATACCCCCCCCCATAATCTGTGGTGCTATCACTGCTCATTATTTTAAGGATGGGGTATCGAATATCCTTCCAAATACAAACTCGCAGATAAAGGCTGCGGCAATATTAGCAGAGTATGAATAAGGTTATAATAGATAAAGGTAGCATTCCTCCTTCTGAAGAGAAAGAGGATGATTCTAATGATATGCCGCCATTCGTATTGATAGAATATGATTAAGATATTAGCCATTCACGAGGCAAGAACAGAGCACGCCAAGGAAGTACGCAAGCAGACTGGTACCAACGATTATCGGGATAAAGCCGTCTTCTTCCGTGATAGTCCTTTGATGCAGTGCATCGGTACTTTCTCCACAAAGGATAATCTTCTTGCCTTCAGATATGAATAAAGAAAAGTTATGAACGAAATACATCCGATAGTAGTAGGCTTGCTGAATACGCCTCCCTTTGACAAGCGCTTCGCCCAGATAAGGCGAGTGTTCGCTATCCAAGGTCTAGCGCCTACTTGCGATACTTGTGGGGGGGGCGGTACTCAGCCCAAGATACTGGTGGAGTATGATTAGGCAAGCCATCATTACCCACTATCGAACCGAAGAAGCGAAGGCATATCGCAAGATACACGGCGACAGAGGCGGTTGCCGTTATCAGGATAAGTATCATCGCCCAAGTCCCTACCCCTGGAGTAACTGCATTTCCACCGTAACAAAAGATAATCTTTTATGGCAACAATACGAATAAGAACCTGCGCAAGCAGAGGCAGAGCCGATGGTGATTGGTACTACAACCCTCACTCCCAAAGGTTAGAAATTGGGGGAAGCATCAGTAATGCCATCTCCTCCATCGCTAAGGATTTTATGATTATCATTGAACACCGCTAGGCGCTCGGCGGATTTGAAATCCGCCGTTAAAAAATGTCCTAACCTTTTTAGGCTCTGCGGATTTGAAATCCGCAGCAAGCAAGATTGTATCAAAGAATAGGGGGATTACAGATCCCCCAGTTTAATAGGTCGAACCTTTTTTGACGGTGGATTTCAAATCCGCCGGAACGCCTAACGGAAGACTTTGTCCCCATCAAAACCACAAAAAGCCCTAACTTTACACTCAGAAACAAGAGAAAAGCGGGCGTGCGTATATCGCCGCCCTTCTCTCTTCCATCACATTCAGGATAACATAAAAAAGAAACGCAAAAATGGCAAGCAAAAACAAAAACAGAGTAACCAACTTGCAGCAGTTCCAAAATCGTAGTGAGGAACTGAAAGATGCAGGCTACGTAGCCGTTCGCCCAGATGCCTTTACGTCGCCAAAGAACGGCGGCAATAAGGTCTTTTCCTGGAACGGCTACGTTCACAGCATGCTCCTAACCACAGCCGGTATGTCGGCAAGCGGTGGCGATGCAAGCGGTTCTGCAGCACGTCAGCAAGTCTCAACTATCTTTGCATCGAGTGGCGGCGAGAACCTGGGCAAACCGAAAGGCGTAGGTACCGAAGGCTTAGGCTTTATGGAATGGGGTATGGCAAACCGACTGCCAAACCTTATCTGGATGCTCTCTCGCATGTCGCCTTTCACCGCAGCAGGAGTAGATTACATCAAGAAAATATTGGTAGGTCGCGGTCCCGCAGCCAAGTATCACTACACCCAGTACGTAGGCGGTAACATCACAGAAAAATATATCCCCTACGAGAGTGCCGGAGTTTTGCTCCGTGGGCAGATAGCCGACCTGAAAGCCCAGGAAGAGGCAGCCGCCGAAGCCAAGCGCCAAAGAGAAGAGCAGCAGAACCGAAACAACCAGCAGAACCCCAATGAGCAATCTCAGCAGTCAGAGCCACCGTTCCATGCGATTCCATCGCAGGTCTCCTCATCCCCCGAAGAAGAGGAAAGCGAGGAGATGAAATCCCTAAAAGAAGCTCTCCAAAAATGGGAAGAAACCAATGCCCAGCTTCGTGATTTCCTAGAAAACAACGACCTGATGCAGACCTTCCTCGACCTGGCAGGCGATATGGCTTTGATGTCACAATGCTTTGTAGAACTTCAGCTCAACCAGCGTTCCCTCGACGAGAGCGGCAAAGCCGTTCCCACCGCTCAATGGACTCCGAAGGTGATCGGCCTAAAGCACCGTAGTATCTTCACCACTCGCCTGGAGCGCATGGATGAGAACTACCGCATCAACTATGCCTACGTGAGCAATCAATGGCTCGACCCTACCCAATACGTCGGCGTACAGAAAGAGGAAGACCGCAAGATAGCTGCTATTCCTTATCTCCCTACCACATCGGCAGTAAAGGATTTGCAGCGCAATATCCGTGAGGCACGTCAGAAGCAGGTAAGCCGCAAGAAACGCCCTACCCGCTTCATTATGTCGCCAAGAGATTTTGGCGGTCCCTATTATGCCGATGCCCTTTGGCATTCAATCTTTGCCGGTAGCATTTTTGAGTATGCCTTTACTATCGTGGATGACCGCCTTACCCGAAAGCGCAACAGCAATATCATCGGTAGAGTTATCTATATCCATCAGGACTACATCAATAAGCTCTATCAGCAGCAGGGCGAACAGAAGAAGAAAACCATCGGTGAGATTCAGATCGAAATCTTCACCTCTATCAATACCTGGCTCGCCAATCCCGATAATGCAGGTCAGGCGCTCATCTCCTCTGCCTTCACGGGCAGCGACGGAAAGGAGCACAAGGCTTGGGAAATCGTGGAAATCGAAACCAAGGCAAACGATCAGGCAAATGCCGATAAAACCGAGTTGCAGGAAATAAGCAGCATTATCTTCTTTGCCATGGGTCTTGATGCAAAGCTCATCGGTAATACTCCTGGCGATACGGCATCATCGGGCGGTACCGACCTGAGAGAACGTTTCCTAGTCAAGCAAATCCAGTTTGCTCCATTGCAGCAATTAATGATACGTCCTCTGGAAGTTTTGAGCCGTTTTAACGATTGGGATGAGCACCTGGTATGGCAGATAGATCGAGAGGTATTGACCACCCTCGACAACTCAAAAACCGGAGTTGCAAAGCAGGGGCAGGAATAGCCACTATGGTGCGATAACCGCTCCATAGCCCCCTCTCGCCCCCGTCCCCAGCGATTCCATCGCTGGTCCCATATTATAATAACGTAAAAGCAAAAAGAAAATGATAATCTCTACGAACCAAGAATTGCGTCTTCACGTTCCTAGCAACGCAATCGACGATATAGCCACTATCCAGGGCATACTGGATAACAGCGAAAAAGATGTACTGAAGGATAAGCTCGGCGCATCACTCTATAACCGCCTGTGTGAGGAATACAAGAAGCTCGACCCGCTCGATTTCTACAACCACGTGCAGGATGGTACCTACATTCAATACCCTTGGGAAGAACTTCTGCTGAACGCCCAGCGTGTAGTAGCTAACGAGGCGATGGCTCGCTTTGCCTATCAGCAGGTTATTTCTATCAATGGCGCAGGAGTCAACATCGCTTCCAGCAACGACTACGATGCAGCCAGTGAAAAGCTGCTGGATAAGGGTGTAGCCGGATATAAGAAGGAAGCCATGGTTTCCCTCAATAACCTTCTGCTCATGCTCGAAAATATGGCGAAGATGGTGAAGACTTCGGCGAAAATTGCAGGCACGAATAATACGGAACATGCAGATTCAGAAAGTTCTGAAACACCAAAGAACGAGAGTTCCGAAGTGCAAAAGGACGATAGTACTAACGTACCAAAGAACAATAATACTAATGTACCAAAGAGTGACAGTACGAAAGGCGATGATACGAAAGGCGATGGTGACACAGAAGGAACACCCTCTCAGCCTACCAAGGACGAAATTCACGCCGCTCTAGAAGATATTATTCTCTTGTGGCAAGAAAGCCGATATTACTATCTGCATCATGATCTCCTCATCCCAACCTGCGAAATCATGCAGCAGTATCTCGACATCTACGATAGCCGGGATAAGTTCATTCGTCTCATCCCAGATATGCTTTTTATTCAGAGCGAGTATCTGGAAGAAGCTTTTGGCGAAGATTTCATTCCTCGCCTCTTGCAGGCCGATGAAAACGACAAGATGCTGAAGAAGGCACGCCAACTTGTAGTGGCTTATCTCAAAGAGCGTACATCAGTCATTAATTTCGATAAGCTAGCCCGCTCCACAGCTCATAACGATGCCGTCACCGTAAGAGAAAGCATCCATCGGTTGCTGAAGAAAGAGGAAGCCGAGGCACAAGCCAAACTCGATGCAGCCAAAGCTGATAGTGCCACAGAAGGCGGCAATTCTTCCTCATCTACGAGTAACGCCTCCGGCGTTTCCCCATCGGGCAGCAAGGATAGCAATGAAGGTTACGAGAACAATCAAAAAGGTTCTCGCATCTTCGTAACCCCTATCCTGTGCTAAAAAAAAGCTTATTTTCGCTTTTGTGTCGCATCAAGCGCTTTCAAAACCGCTTAATTTGACGTTTAATCGGGAATCAAGCTAAAAATAGGCAAAAAATATTCTTAATTTTCAAATAAGCAACAAAAAAAAGGATTTATGGAAAATTTATCTAAAGAACAGATTGTTCAGATTCTTGCCCCTGTCATTGGAGCCAGAATGCTTACCGCCGATCAGCGAGATGCTTTCGAGCAGGGTCTTTCCATTTTGGAAAGTACCACCAAGGCAAAATCATTTGTAAAAGACTCACGCCGATTTAAAGACTACCATCGCCGTGTGCGTCAGATGATAACTTATCTGCAAACCCTCGATGCCAGCAGCGCAGTTTCTGCCACCGATAAGCGACGTGTGGGCAGACCGACAAAAGAGGAACAGGCAGCCTATGCCGAGCTCCAAAAGCAGAAAGCCCTGGAAGAGGCAAAGCAATCCCTCTTCCCTAACATGAAGCCCGACACCACCGTGCAGCCGCTTACTTACAATGGTATCGTAGCCAATCCAAACGGCGAGAGCATCGCAGCCACCATGCCAAACCTGATGCAGTTGCGTCCGTTCCTCTCTACCGCTCTTCAAGAGCAGGTGAACAACGTGCGTGATCTCCGCAGCGAAATGGCGAGCAAAGCAGAGCAGGCTAAGACGATGGCAGAAGCCAACGAGAAAGCTATCTCACAAGGTAAGAGCGCCATCTACACCGAGGATGAGATTGCCGCTCTCGCCACAAGAGCCGTAGAAATCGAGAGCGATATTCTCCCCGAAATCTTCAAGGCAGTAGATAGAGAGATGGGTGAGTGCTACCTGCGACTGAGCGAGAAGACCGGAGACCCTGAGTATATCGCCTATGCAAAGAAGGCCTTCACCATCGACCCTCAGACCCTCCGCACCCAGTTTAAGCCATTCTACGAGAAAGCGCAGTCTCGTGACCCTCGTTTCGCCGAGCAGGTAGCCGAGAAGATTGCCAGCGACCGCCCCGAAGTAAAGGCAGCCCGTGATGCAGCCGCCAAGCACAAGGCAGAAGCCGATGCCCTTATCAAGTACATCATCCGCAAGGATAAACCATCTACCAAGACAAGAGTAAAAGGCATCAAGGGCCGTATCGACGATCTCCGCAACAAATACTCCGACGTAGTAACCGAGGAGGAACTAAAAGGCTATGAAGCCATCCTCGCCAAAACAGAAGAGGAAAGTGCGTCTTAGAAATACAAAAGGCAAGAAGCGTCTTGCTAGCTTGCACCACCGTTCCCAGCGATTCCATCGCTGGGTTCTTTTTTGTCCCCCCTAATAAGAAAAAATCTCCTATCTTTGCCTTATAAATAAAAAGAAAAAGCAATGGCAAAAAATAAAGAAACCCCCGAACAGCGCACCCAGCGGTTCAAATCCCTCTGCATCGGCATCCTTGCCCAGAGCGGCAACTGCCAGGAATCGCAGTCAGCTTTCCATCGGGCAGAATCCATCCCCGATATGTGCGAGGCGTGGCGCAAGTACTGGCACGGTTTAATCACTGAGGTGCCGCAGCAGGTAATAGATGCTTTCAAGGCGGTTTATCCTGAATTTAAGGCAGATATAAACCGAGGCGGTATCTTTTACAACGAAGACTCGCCCACCGGAAACGTTCTTGTGGGCGATACCGATGAAATTATCCATCTCTACTCCTCCCGAAAGATATACATCCTCGGTAAGGCGCACGTGGTGCTCCATAATGCCGCCACTGCCATCGCCATGAACCCCCACTGCAAGGTAGAACTCTACGATGGCAGCAAGGCAACGCTGAAGGCAGGTTACGGCATAGCCCACAACTATGCCCACCTGGTAACTTGCGGCGAAGCCGAGTGTTACGACCAGAGTGTGGTTTTCATTACCGATGGCACCCTTCACGACTACGGGCACAAGAAAATCAACGCCTTCGGTAATGCCCTGGTGGACACCTTTACCCATCGTCTGATTGACACCTACGATAGGGCGAGAATTGAAGTAAGGAAGCAGCCATCAGAACCATTCATCGTATGATGAAGCATTCACAGATAAACATCAAAGAAATAAACACCAGAAAATGAACTCACATCTCGCAATATTAATCAACGACAAGCCGGTAGCCCTGCCCGATGATTTCTCCATCGATATAGAGGATCAGAACCCCGTGTTCAACGATACGGAGATGTTCTCCTATCCTTTCTCTATTCCCCTGGATGGCAATCGCTGGCTTGTCAAGAACATAGAAGACGTGCATGCTGCCGTGAGAGCCGTGAACATGGAGCATTTGCCTACCCGAATCCATGCCGACGGACTTCCCTTCCGCAGCGGTACCCTGGTGATGCAGGACGATGAGGAGATAACCAACTCGCTTTCGATGAATATCGATGCCAGCACGCAGAGTTTCAGCGACCTGATCAGCAACCTGCAATGCCGGGATATTCCGGTCAAAGACCAGCTTATCATCGGCGAGAAGATAGGCAATGTAAGGGTGGATATTTGGAGCAATCCGACCATCCAGGTGCATCTTCACAGCGACGGCAAGAAGGGCGGCAAGAATGCCACCGCTACCGTGAAAGCCACTCCTCTCAGGGCAAGTAAAGTGCTTGAACCGCAGGCACTCGGTTTCTCCTATCCTGGCTCTTGCAGGGAATACACATATAATACAAGTGACCACCATATCGGCGATGCCTACAACAAAGGCACGAAGTCATACGCTGCCAGCAAGGTGAACGTCAATATTCCGCAGGAAATTTCGCAGGGAAGCTATATCAATACCTCGGCCGCCTATGGCGAAACCGATAACGCAGGCAGGGCTACCGCATATTGCAATGCCCGCATTTGCTACAGACATCATGCGCTGGAAGATGATGGCAGTACGTCGAGCGACACCATCAAGATGGATAAGTGTACATGGATAGATGAGGATCTTTATCCTTACTGGGTATTGGATGCCAAGCGTCCGCAATCGGGTATCTGCTTCTACGTGCTCTATTTCCTGGATTGCCTCTTCGCTCATCTGGGCGTAAGTTTCGACAAAAGAGCTTTGCTAAAGATAGAAGACTTGAAGCATCTCTGTTTCTTCACCACTGTTTGCGGCTACGATACCATCGAACACCCACATCACGGCGATTATTACGAAGCGAAGGAAATTCAGGATGCCAAGGATATTGTCAACGACAAAAAGTACAAAAAAGGCAGCAATCCAGAGGCGGAGATTATCGCCGAAAAATCGGTAGGAGAAATCAAGACGGGTTTTTTCTCCTCTCAGGAACACATCAATTCCTGGCTCGAAAGCCGCGGTTGCGGCGGTCAGATTGAGATAACCAAAGCCGAGGATAAGGAGGTGCAGGAACTCGACCTTGCCGTAACGGAAAATGGCGTGACGACTACCCGTCATATTCAGGTGGGAGAGGTGGTTACTTTTCCTCCTGGCAAGGGAATGAAGGTAACGGGTATTACCATTGAATCGAATATTGAGAAATTCGAGGTACAGGGCAATGTGCTCTATATGGTAGCCAATAGCGACAACTTCCCCGACGAGAGTGTAAGTACCGTTATTTCTTCGCTCGAGAATGCGTTTGGTATCAAGTTCTCTTACGATTACGAACAGAAGAAAGTAACCGCTTATCTCACTCGTGATATTCTCCGCAGAAGCGGTGATACGCCAAGAAATTTCCACGCCAACATCCACTCGATGGTGCCCATGAGCGAGAAGATTACGGGTGTGCGTATGCGATATTCTGCCGAAGCCGACAAAAAAGAGCAGCAGGGCTACACCAAGCGCAACGCCCAGGGAGATTATCTTGATTCCGGCTACGACACCGATTATAACTATACGGAATACCCTCTGCCCGATGGCGACTCGAGCAAATCGGGTAGAACCATTACCAACATGAAATACGTAGAATTTTTCCACAACATCAGTAACCCTGGTGATAGAAATTGCTACATCGACCGCGCCACTGGCAATGCTTATCGCGTAAAGGTAAACAAGGAAGCAAGGACTTCCAATGAGCTGAAACCTGTATTGTTCGAGGTGGGTCAGTTCAAGGGTGTTGAGTATGGGGATTGCCGTGAAGAGAATGAGGATTTCATCCACGACATCAGTATAGATTTCACGCCAGTACCCTTCAATGACGTAAACTACTTCAAGGAGGTGGAAGCCGCTTATGGTATTCACTCCGCAAAGGGCGATAACGGCGAAGATTATCTTGCCAATATCAGGGGGGTGCAGCAGCCTATTCTCTGCGCTTATGTAGATGAGGATATGGAGCACGAGTTTGTAGAGCAGGAAATCAACCAGGTTATCTCTTCTGCCTTCTGCAATTACTATATGAAGCAGAAACTGAAGCTCGTGGAAAGCTATGACCCGTCGGGTACCGATGATGGCAATTCTCCTTTGCAGGATAAATCCCGTTGGGGCTTTGCGGTAGCCTTGATGCGAGGCGGTGGCAGCGATGCCACCCTGCAACCTTACGATTACAACTACGACCATTTTGGTACATCCAAATGGCGCACCAATGCCGGTGAGTATGCCCTAGCCTGCGATTCACTGGACATGATGGGCAATGTGTTTGATTATAACGGTGTGCAGGAAGGTGTAGGCACTGGAGAGCGTTTCTCGCTAAAAATACGAGCTTTCAAGGAGCCATCGTGGATGAATGATCCGAAATACAAGGATATAGTGGTCTGCAATGAAGATGAGATAGATGAGAACGGGGAGGTAGTAACTAAAATCCGCTCCCGTGGTCTCTTTGATACCTTCATTCTCCCCTACGCCTATTTCCTCTTGAATAGGAAGAAATTCAAAATAAGATGCACCACCACGGTAGCCCAGGTTGCTGATATACCAAACCACTGGCAGGAATGGTGGAACATAGGCGGCATGAAGTGCCTCATTGACAAGGTAAACACCACCATCGATGCCAAGACGGGCATGGGCGAAGTAGAGCTAACGGTATATGCCCTCTAACTCCCTCTCGCCCCCGTTCCCAGCGATTCCACCGCTGGTCCCATAACAAGAAACATAAAAACGAAATAAAAATGGATAGAAAAATAATAATCACCGGAACCGGCATCCTTTCCGCTATGGGCAGGAATACAAAGGAAGTAGCCATGAATCTTTATCATGGCAAATGCGGCTTGCATCATGATGAATGCCGTGATAACTACATCTCCGATTTATGCGGCGACGTGTGTAGCTACGAAAAAGATTACCATGATATTCTTACTCATGCACAATGCGAATGTATGCCTGTACACGGTTTCGACGTGCTCGATGCAGTATTCGAGGCGCTGAAGGAAGCAAAGGTTAGTAAAGAGTTCTTGGAAAACCATAACGTTTCCATCGTCGTAAGCAACGATTCTGAATGCTACGAGAGTAGGTGTGTAGTGAATCATGTAGATGAGGACAACTTCAATAATTCCTTGCCGGTAAGTACCCTCTTCCGCTCACTTAATTCCACCATCAGCATGAACCTGGCTACCATCCTCGGTATTCATGGCTTATCACTTACTGTAAGCGCAGCTTGTGCAGGAGGTGGCCACGCCATTGGTTTGGCGAAGATGCTTCTCGATAGCAAACAGACCGAAATGGTAATTGTGGTTGGCGCGCAGGAATACGAGTCTCAATATTGCATGGAAGCTTTCGATGCCCTGGGTGTCTTCTCACCCGATAAAGTGCAGCCATTTGGTAAAGGCAGAAATGGACTCGCACCATCGGGCGGTGCAGCCTGCATCATCCTCGAACCATCGGATAGCCTTCGCCTGAAAGAAGAGAAAGTGCATTCCTTCGCTTCTCTTTCCGGCTATAGCTTTTCAACAACCGGAAAAGCTATCACTACTCCTGATGCCTATCAGGAAGAAGTATCTATGGTCAATGCCATCGAGAACGCGGGTCTGGATGAAGGCATGATAGATGTGGTTCTCGCCCACGCCACGGGTACCCCAATGGGTGATGCAGCGGAAGCGGAAGCCATCGGAAAGATTTTCTCTATCTGTCCGAATGTGGTAGCCACGAAGGGCATGACAGGCCACGAGTGCTGGATGGCAGGCGTATCGCAAGCCGTGCAAGCCGTAATCATGTTCACCTATGGCCGTCTGTTTCATGCAGCCACTACCGAGGAGAATGCCTTCCCGGAATTGAACCTGGTGATGCGCCCTAAGTATTACTCACCTCATCATATCCTCTGCAATGCCTTCGGTTTTGGTGGTACCAACGCATCCTTTGTCGTCTCAAAGGTTCCTCGTTAGTCTTTCCCGCAAAGTCTTCCGTTAGGCGTTCCAACAAAGTCTTCCGTTAGGCGTTCCAACAAAGTCTTCCGTTAGGCGTTCCGGCGGATTTGAAATCCGCCGTCAAAAAAGGTCCCAACCTATAAAACCGGGGGATTTGCAATCCCCCAATCATTATCAGCACCCTTGCTTGCTGCGGATTTCAAATCCGCAGGGCATAAAAAGGTTGGGTCATTTCTTAACGGCGGATTTCAAATCCGCCGAGCGCCTAGCGGGATAAAGCGCCTAGCAGGATAAAGCGCCTAGCGGGATCGAGCACCTAGCGGAAGATAAGGATTTGCAATCCGCACAATCAAAATTCAAACAATATTTCAGCAAAAAGCAATGAAGCAAGAAGAAATAACCCCTCGCATCATCGGCATCGTGAATAGTTTAAAAACCTCGTGGGTCAACCACGAGGTTACGCCTTCTTCTAATCTCCGAGACGAAATCCAGCTTGAATCCATCGATATGCTCGATATGATTCAGCAGGTGGAAATGATGTTCCATATCAGAATCACACCCGAGGAAGCCGCGAAATGTAAGCTCGTCTCCGATGTAATCAACCTGGTTTCTATTAAACAAAAGCAAAAGTAATATGGCAAAGAAAATCACCCTTACATCGGGTTCCATCCTCGCCGGAAACCCGATAACGCTCTCTATTCAGCCCGAGGTACTGAAATCTCCCACCTTTCATCGTGTCATTGTGGAAGTAACCTTTTCCAATCTTCAGGATGATTACGAAACCGTGGCACTCTCGGTTCCCGTGACCCAGGAAAAAGAAGGTGCAGAGGTGTCTCTCGATATCTCTTCCGCCATCCGCATTCCGCTGGATAGCTACACCTACTCGCCGCTACCTGCCACCTATCCCAAGGTAAGCTGGTACGTAAGAGCCTACGATGAGTACATGGATAACAACGGCAGACTGCATACGGGCGCAGACACGGGTGCGGTTTATTTTCCGCAAGCACCGCTAAACGGCATCAACACCAACCTGCGCTGCATAGCGGGTGCCTTCAACGATATGGAACGATTAAAAGCTGGTGTAACGAAAGCCGTGACGAATCTTTCCGCCAAGCCTACATCAAGTCCGGAACCATTCGTAGTAGGCGAATCCTTCATCTACCCAGTTCCTTATGCAGAGCCGCAGACGTTAGCCGCTAGTGCTACCCTGGCCGCGCCCTCGTCTTCTGGAACCATCATCTTTCAAGAAGGCATGCAGACCATCAATGACCACCACCCTATCTACGCCCTACCCGATACGGAAGCAGAAAACCGCACCACCTTCCGCTTCATCAACCGTTTCGGTTGCCTGGAAAGCGTAAATGTGCCGAAAAGCTACAGCCAGAAGATGAGTGCGGACAGCGCATCCTATACCATCGCCAAGCAGGAAACCTTCAATGAGTTTTCTCACTTCGTCATTCACAAGCAGAATGACCGGGAATCCTGGCTTTTCCAAACCGACCCGTTAGATAAAGAGTGGCTGCAATGGTACTATCACGAGTTTCTGATGGCAAAGCATGTATGGCTGAAAATCTCCGATACCTGGGTTCCATGCACCATTGCCCTGGAGGATGAAATCACCATCAAGGACGATACCGCGCATACGTATCACGCCGTAAGCTTCACGGCAACGCTGGGTATCAACGGAAGCCCACTAGTGTAGCTAATAGTCAGTCCTGCCCCCGTTCCCAGCGATTCCATCGCTGGGTTCTTTTTTTTGTCCCACCCATTTCCTCCTTTTCTCGTACCTTTGCATTATCACATTCAAAGAAGAAGTATCGCATACACAAACATCAAAAAATAATAATAAAGGAAAGATAAATGGCAACAGAAGCAAAAACCACCAACTATTGGATTTCGAGCAATGCACTCTATATCCAGCTCAACGCCATGGGTGAACCCGACTACACGCAATGCAGTGTGGCCACGGGTGCATCCATCCTCTGCTATATGCAGGGCGTAAAAGGCTTGGAGTATGATGCAGGGCACAACTACCAGCGGTGGCCTCTTGCTGCATACCCTTCCATCTTCCCCGATAGCGAAAAGAAATATGTGTATGCTGCCATCCCCCGTACCCGTCTCTCGGAAGGCGACCAGGCTACTATCGTGTTCCCTGGGCAGCGTATCGACCTCTATGGCAAGGCGATCATCTCAACCAAAAACGAAGATGGTACCACATCCGAAACCGAGGGCGAACAGATAGGTAACGAGGGCTTTTATTACATCTTCCTGCAAGGTATCATATCGGAAGTAAAGACTGATACCGACGGCGTGACCCGCAAGCGTGAGTGGAGCCAGCAGATGAACTTCGGTTCCCTGGCCACCGATGAAGCCTTGGCTTCGGGCGGTGAAGGCGCATGGTGGAAATATAACTCTGCCTCTGATACCGTCACCTTCTTAAAAACCATTCAGAAGGCGAATTTCGAGGAACTGGCTGCGAAATCAGCCACCCTCACTAAGCTCATCCTCGGCAATAGCCCACTCACGGGCATTGCCAATGCTGAAACTCTGGATGATAACAACGAGCGCATCGTAACGCCGCTCTATCTGGGTTTGTTCGGCGAGAAGCATTTTCTGGCCAAAGACAAGGATGATACCGCCCATGGCACCATCACCTTTGAGAAGGTGCAGAAGTTTCTCAGCGGTTTGGTAGCCCAGAAGGAATCGAGTTTTAAAGGTGGTGCAACCTTCGGCGATTTCGTCAAGGGCATCTTAATCGGCAGCGGTGCCAATATTGATGCCCTGGGCAATGCTGAGTTTCAGAGTATCACGGCACGCAGTTCGATTATCGCCAAGGAACTCATCGTAAACCGCCAGACCGCCATGGAAAGCAACTTTGTCTTCACAGAAAGCGGATTGGTGGAAAAAGTGATTGAGCATGCTCCGGAAGCGGAAGGCGGAAATCCTACCTACACCCTGCAGCTTCAGAAACGATGGGAGAATGATTTCACGGCATTCAAGGAAAATGACGTGGTGCTCGCCTCCGTCAACACCCTGATGCAGGACGGCAAATACTACGATATCTGGTTCCGCATCCTCGATGTAAACACGGTGAAGAATACCATCGATGTGGTGTGCTATCCAGATAATGAGGTGCCGAGCCAGAAGAACTATCCGCCCTGCGAACTGGCACGACTGATACGATGGGGTAACGCCACTGATACTGCCAGACAAAGTTGCTGGTATATTTCATCGGAAAACGGCGTATTGGTATGGCTCGATCACGTAACCAAGCCTATCATTGATATATCGAATTACTCCGTGGCTATCGGTAGAATGCCTGACGAACTGCGGAATTTCGTGTTCAAGGACTATCCTATCAACGATAGAGACAGCGCCTTCTACGCCAAATACCTTGCCGTGCAGAAGCAGGTGCAGGTGGATTTCCAGGGCAACGTGATACAGAAGGTGGTAGATAGAGGTATCTGGTCGCTCACCGTAGCCGAGAGCAGCAACCCCTACCGCTGTACTAATATCGAGGTACACGATGTGTGGCACAATGGCTGCAAATGGCGCTGCCTGAAGGATAAGACGGCAAACAAGCCACAATATGCCAGTACTGACTGGGCGTTTGTGGAAGGCAACCCTGAGTTTACCTGCAAGATTTTTGGTGCTGAAGATATTTTCGATGGCGATTATATCTCGCAGCCCGATGCCAACGGCAAATATCCGGTGTTTACCACACTGAGTGTAAAAGGTTATCTTTACAACGAGGACGTGACTGCCCACATCAAGGAACGCCATGTAACATGGACCCGTGACAGCGGCAATGTGGCAGAGGATAACACCTGGGCAGCCATACATGCCAACTCCGGCTTTTCGGTGCCGCTCACCTGGGAAGACCTGGGCAAGAACGCATCCGAACGCTTCAGCTGTAAGTTTAAGGTAACGGTAATCATCATCGATGAGACCACTGAAACCAACGCCACGGACACCAACCGCACCAAGCAGGCAAGCGATGAACTGACATTTAATTAAAAATAAAAAGTAAGAATCATGATTATTTCAAAGACAACCAAACTCGACATCCAGCATGAACCGCTAGACGTGAGTTGCAACATCGTCGCCCACGGCGGTATTCCCGACCGGCAGGTGTTTGATAGTGCCAGCGGCGGTTATACTCCCGACTATTCGGTAGATGCTCCGCTCTGTCTCTATCCGCAGTGCCGAGCCTTCGGTTCCAACGAGAGTACGCCGGATGGCGGTATCGTTAACAGTGACGCAAAGAACTTTTCTTTTGCCTGGTATGAGCTTGTGTTCGATAAGGCGAAAAATAAGTACGTGCGTGGCGAAGCCCTTAAAAGCAGTGCTTCCTACACTGTGGTAGAAACATCAGCCGATGGACTGATTCGAGGCATGCTGCTGGTACGCAAGAATGCCCAGCCGAACAATCCGATCCGTCTGGAGTTTGAAGCCAATTACACCGACAAGGCAAACCGCGTACTCCACTATCTGGGGCAGAAGAACGTAACCTGCGATGATATGGAGGCTGCCACTCCAGTGATGCACCTTACGCCTACATCGTCTATCTTCAATCCTCTGAAGGAAAATTCAAAGGTGACTTTTGATGTATTGATTACCGACGGCAACAGCAATATCACTAACAATAAAAATGTGCTTATCAAGTGGTACCGCAAGGTGAACGTGAACGGCACATCTTACGATTTGCAGGAGGTGAAGGCTAGCGGCATTGACGATGTAGAAGTTCTTGAACTCTCTACCAAAACCGTTACCATCGACGGCAAGGACGTAAGTTCGCCGGGCAGCAAGCTCACCATCGACCGCAGTCTGATAGGCGAGGAGATACAGTATGTGTGCAAGGCAATACGCCGTCCTACCCTGTCAAAATCAGATGATTTCACCGATCGAGATCCATCGCAGACCGTGGGTGTGCGCTGGCAACTTCCAGCCATCAAGGTGACAACCTACGGCATGATGGACACCGCCGACGAGCAGCAGGAGACTATCAATCCTAGCTTCGATATTCGTGACGTGCAGACGCAGGAAGTATATGAAAACTGGGCTGACTTCTACAACATCTCCTGGCAGGTGAAGAATCCGGGCGAAATCGCCTTCAAGGAAGTTTCTACCGAAGCCAACCCTTCTATTCCGTTTATAGCGGGCATGGGGGTGCAGCTGGGCGTAGAGCCAAAGGGACCGAAGAAACTGGTTACTGCAGGCGGCAAGCAAATGACGATAGACGGCAAGTTCCTGGTAGTATAAAGCCCCCGTCCCCAGCGATTCTATCGCTGGTCCAATAACAAATAAGAAAAATAAATTATTAACAAAAAAAAATAAAAGAAATTATGGGTACAGATTTTCCTAGAATCAAGGTTACACCGAAGGTAGCCAAGCTCTTTGCTAATTTGCAGATGCGCAACAAAACGCGCGATGGTAATTACATTCTCTGGATGAGTGATTTGGACACGGTTCCGGGTGATACCATCGCCGATAGAGCTGCCTACGTAGGCGGTGCTTTGCTTACTCCTATGGAGACCAAGATGGAGTGCCAGGGCACGGCAGCTCAGTATAAGTCGGTCTCCACTCCGGTTTATCTGGATAAGGACGCAGAGACAGAAGCAGCCAGCAATAAGCAGGCGACAGACAACAACGGCAGCGAGAGTACCGATACGGGCTATGTGGCTCCCGAGGTAGTAGGTGGCAGCATTCCGTCGGTAGTTGCTCCGGCAGGTGATAGTCATGCACCGGAAGAGAACACAGAGGGTACAGAAGGCGCAGATAGTGCAACAGGCAGCGAGAACGGCGACCATGCCGACAGTGCCGCAGCCGATGCAGCAGCAAAGAAGAGTAAATAATTAAAGCAGGAGGACATAGACTATGAGTAATCAGGCTTCATATATTACCAACGTGGCTTATTCAAGAAGCGGTGGTACCTATTCGGCACGCATGGTGTCAGATTATGGCGACATCTATCAGAACTACACGGCGTATGACAGTGCCACCAAGCAGGCATCAGGCATTTCGCCATCATTCGTAACCAATCCGCCTACCGTGCAGATTGCTATTTTCAATAGTAAGAAGGTAGGTCAGGTTTCGGGTTCCGACAATTCGGTAAATACAACGGGTGAGGTTTATCCGGGTAGTGTGGTGTGGACCGCCATCGGACAGGAACTTACCTTTGACAGCAAGGGTATTTCTACCAATACTTTCAACGGCGAGACGGGTCATTTCCAGCTTGTCAATGCCAACGCGGCAACCAATACCCGTGCGGGTTTGAAAATCATCAAGAACGTGGTTGTTGCTTCACAGGCAACTCCATTCTCTATTGATGCCGTAGCGAGCGTGGCAAACGGTAAGGGTTCTACCAAGGTTCCTGCATCTTTGTCAGTGGCAATTAAGAAGGTGAGCACGGGTTCGGTAGTGGTGAATATTACCGCTACAAATGGCGGCATTATTTACGCTGGAGCTGGAGGCAAATACAAAACAACAAGGCTTACTGCTACCGTTTCTAGTATCAGTGATGATACCTCTTCGTCAGGCTTAACTTATGAGTGGTATGCGCAGAATCTGGAAACGGGCGAATTTGTCATTATGGATGGCGAGATTAAGAATTACATCGATGTCGGTTTGGATATGGTTGACCAGTCTCGACTTTTCAAGGTAACGGTATCTGCCAAAGGCTCCGCGATTGGATCTGATACTTGTGCAGTATTTGACCAGTCAGATCCTCTGCGTATTGACGCGAACCCGGTTCCGTCTGACGAGACCATAAGAGAGGGCGATGCAACTGCCAGTCAGGTCAAATGGACTCCGGTGCTGATGCGAGGCAATGATGCTGTCGATGATTCTAAGGTAGAATGGAAGTTCCGTATTTACGATTCTGTAGGACAGACGGTTTATCCGCAAGATTTGACCGATAAGGCGAAATTCATCGTTACCGAGCAGATGTTTGGTGATTTGGGTTCTCTCCAGGCGTGCATCTTCGCCAAGACAACCGCATAAAAAGCGCTTTTCGCACAAAGGATTTTTTTAGAATAAACATAAATTAATCAATATGCAAAACGGAGCAGTATATACCACGCAGGTGGGCTATGTAAAAAAGGGTGCGGATGCGGTTTCCTACGAAATCGTACCCTCCACCCGCTCCTTGCTTGTCCTTGCTAATGGTCATTGGGCGGAGGGAACGACGACGAGCACGAGCTTTGCAAAGGTAACTTGCTCGGTATATAAGGTAATCGGTTCCAAGCGAGAGCTATGTACCGAGAAGTTGTATTATTCGGCAAGCAGTGCTTATATTAAAGGCTTCATGTTCGACAAGGGTACCTTTTACCTGATAATCCCCCGCAGTGCCACCATTGTGGATGTTTCCATCTTTGTTTGTGACAAAACTACATCGAAGCCTACAGGCAATCCGCTTGCCATGATCAGCATCCCCGTGGTTCACAATGGAACCGATGGCACCAGCGGTGCATCGCTCCTCTGTCAGTATTCCAGCAATGGAACGGGCAACTGGCATGATGATTATCAGCAGGGCACGGATTTCTGGATGCACCAAAAGCTTTCCACCGATACCAACTGGAGTGCTCCGATGCGCATTATAGGTGAACAGGGCATCAAAGGCAAGGACGGCAGCTATACCGAGTTTGGCTACGGTATCAGTAGCATGGAGGCTACCAGCAGCCCTACCACATCGCCTACAGATGTAAGCGAATGGTTTGATGGTCCGCAGAAGACTACCGCCAAGAAGCCTTATCTCTGGATGACTACCTGCAGGTTTTCGGGCGACGGCAAGGAAGGCACGAGATATTATGTCAGAATCAACGGTAAAGATGGTGCCAATGGTACATCTATCAACATCAAGGGCAATTTAGCCAATTCGGGCTTGCTCCCTACATCAGGTGCAGCCCTCGGCGACTGTTATCTGATAAACGGCGAACTCTGGGTGTATGTAGGTGAACAGGAAGGTGGAAACACTGATACCATGGTGTATGGCTTCGTGAACTGCGGCAGCATCAAGGGTGCCCCTGGCGCTAATGCCACCCAGTACTTCTACCATGTGGCCTGGGCGAACAACATCACCAAGCAGGAAGACGGCTCCATCGTAGCAGAAGGTTTTACTACCTCTAACCCCGCGGGCGCAGCCTATGCCTATATGGGTGTGTGCTACAATACCAACGGCAAGACCGACCCTGATACGCCATCGGTGTACAAATGGGTAAAGGTGGGAGGCAAGCCGGCCATTACGTGCGAGGTTCGCCTTGATACCAACACCGTGACGCTGAATGAAAAGACGGGCAAGTTCGTAACCGAGAAGCTGGGTAAGTTCCGCTACATCAAGCATGTGGGTGGAACGGAAGAAGAGATAAACTCGGTGTATCTGTTATCCAATAACCTGGCGATATTTCTTAAGGATGGTGTAGTAAAGGGCGGTCTCATGGCCAGCGGTGAGTCTGACATCATGAAGTTCATCGAGAATAGCAAGATAGCTCAGACCGACATCGACATGATCCGCTTCTTCTGGTACGACCAGATGCTGCTGAATCTAAACAGTGATCCGAACGGTACCATCCTTAAGAGAATCAGGGATGCGCAGGGTATTCCGCCCGCCGATACAGGAATCAAAATCCTGGCAAGCAGCACCTTTACCGTATTGCGCCAGCCGAAAGATGGCGAACGGGGCAGTGCGGGAGCCAAGTGGCGACAGCACAAGGGTTTCGTTAAGGCTTCGGAAGCTGAACCTTACGGCTATATGGCAGGTGGTGAAGGAGAAGAGTTCATCGACGTGGTATTGGTAGGCAAGGTGTGGTACCGCTGCCAGAAATCGTACCAATCTACGGGCATCACTGACCCTAACAATACCCTGGGCACATCTGCCTTTGAGGAATATTGGGGTGCCCCATTTACCAATGCCGATTTCATAGCCACGGATTTGTTCTTGGCTGAGAATGCCAAGATTAACCTTCTGGGTTCCAACGAGGTGAATCTTTATGACAGCAGCAGCGATGGCAACGAAACAGGTAAACTCTTCGGTTCTTATCGTGTGCCCGTAGTGACGGCAGGTAGTATTCCGTATGCCTTATGGCTGGGAGGAGAGACAGGTGCAGATGCCCCATTCTCGGTAACGAAGGGTGGAGAGATTTATGCCACGGCGGGACAGATTGGTTCGTTCAATATTGTGACAAAAAAAGACCTGGTATCGGACTACGTTTTTTACAGTCTTTCTGCCTATTCAGAAGGCACGATATATGGCCTTCCTCCCTGTTGTACCGTCTTGGATAATTACGGAATTTTTGTTCACAGTGATATAGCGGTACCGGGAAACTGGACGCATATTGAGTTGGGTAGAGAGAGTGAGCTAACAAGCAATGATACGAGCATAGATCCTATGTACCGATATGGAGCAGGTAAGCTCGTTAGGATAAACGGAGATACATCTAGTGTAGAACTTGATATTACGGGTATCTATGTAAGCGTAAGGTCTCATCCCGATAATAGGAGCTATGCTTTCTATGCGGACAGTGGTGACATAAGGGTTTATCAGGGCAAGATAGAAGTAGATAGCGGCGATGTAGAGGTAAAGAAAGGCGATTTCGTAGGCACGCACCGTCCGCCTACGGCGGTTACGGACAAAGACAAAGCTCTGACTGATGCTGATTATTTTGTTGTTTGTACGAACGGCGAAAGGACCACCATCACTCTCACGCTTCCTCTTTTTCCAAAAGAAGGTCAGTCATACCAGATATATCAGGCAGGCAAAGGTAAGGTAGTGGTGAAATCTACAACATCCCGCCACCCCATCGTATCACACAACCACGATTATCCGGGCGGTTCGCAGGATTTCACGTCCAACACGACCAACCAGACCACGTGGGTTATCTATGCACAAGGCAAATGGTATCTTAATTTTTTAAATCATTAATTATAATAAGTAAAATAATATGGCAATTCAAACAATCGATTTCAATGAATGGGTAAAAGCGAACCCATCGGTAGTAAGCAGCGCCATCAAGAGCAATTTCTTGCAGGCGGCTAAATCGGACATGGTGGAGCTGATGAACCAGAACCTCCGTCCGTTGCAGGATGGTGTGTATATCGGTAAGATTCAGAAAGAGACCTGGGGTAGCTACATGCGTACCGAGCCATGGCAGACTACCAACATCGGTATTACTGCAGCAGATGCAGATGCCATCGTGATTCAGTTCGGCGGCTATCGCCTCGGTATCGCACTTACTGAGCCTGATGCCCTGAAATGGGGCAGTAGTACCACGGTGCGTGTAAACGTGGCAGATGATCTGAACAGCTATGATGGCAAGCAGCTCACTGCCAACATCATAAAGAATGATGCGTACAAAAATGATGCTGCCGCTACTTACGCCGTGGCATACGCCTACGCCTACAGTAAGGGGCACACGGGTGATCCAGGTGGCGATGTAAGTATTCCGGCTAAGAGTTGGTGGCTGCCTACCATGGGTGACCTCGCCTTGATTCACCGCTACTTCGAGACCATCAATCTCGCCCTGACAAGAATCAAGAACGCAGGTAAGCAGACCGTGACCCTGCTCCAGCGCGCCGGCTACTGGAGTTGTTGTGAGACCAGTGCAGGCAACGCTCGCCATCTGGTTTTCTCCAATGGCATTCGCGGCAACTACGGTAAGGGTATTACGGATCGTGTGCGACCTGTTACGGCATTTTAACCTCTTTATCTCTTTACCTCTTTATCTCTTTCCCGCCGCTAGGCGGGCAAGCAAGGATGGAAGCAGGAATGGAGGCAAGAAACGCAGCCAGAAAAGCATTTATTCTCGCTCGCCATCGGCGAGCGAGTTTTCACCGAAAATCGGGGCGTTTCGCTCCGATTTTCTTATTTTTGGGGCAAAAATCGGATTTTTATCTTAAATGGCGTTAAATTTTGGGCTAGAATTTGATGGTATCAAAATTTATTATTACTTTTGCAGAAAATAAATTGTTTAACATAAATTTAAAAAGAAAAGCACAATTACTTAGACTAGCTTATCCGAGCGCCTTTGGGCGCAAGTGATAGCCAAGTCTCTGCAAATTGTCAGCAAGAGTTTTGATATGGCAGAAGCAAGACAGCTCCCGATTTATCGGGCTACGTATGAGCTTGTGAGCAAGTTGACCTCCTGGGTAGAAAACTTCCCTAGGATACATCGCTTTACACTTGGCGACAGGGTGGTATGCAACGCCATCGACCTGTTCAATTACATCCAGCTCGCCAATATGTATGCAGACCAGAGAAAACAGTACCTCATGGGGTTTACAACGAAACTGGAACTCGTAAAAACGCTGTTACGCCTATGCTTTGAGAGAAAACTTTTCTCGACAAAACAATCGGCTGACATTTGTAGAATGATGACCAATATCGGTAAACAGGCTACCGGCTGGAGGAACTCCAAGAAGGTTTAGTACCCTTGGTTTGAAAAGCAAGAGTATGGTGTTGCCAAGGCGCACCATAGAGACGATCCTTCTAGAATAATGGTCCCACCACTGTCAAGTCGCATTCTTGTTTGTAAAAGATTGCGAACCAGTTAAGATGTATTTAGAGTGGGAATAACAGCGCACCAACTACTGGAGTTGTTGTGAGAACAGTGCAGACAACGCTCGCAATCTGAATTTCTCCAATGGCAATCGCGGCAACAACGGTAAGGGTAATACGAATCGTGTGCGACCTGTTACGGCATTAGTTTAAGGAAAGTGGGAAAGAGTACGGTTATGGTACAAGCAGAAGAGATTTTGGCGGCACATTGCGATTGCATTGATGGTAAGGCATCGTCACCCGATGCCATTGCGTTTGACGTGGCTCTCTTTGAGAACATCATCAGCCCTACCGACAGCATCAATGCACGTGACTACCAACCTCTGCCTTCCATCACATTTGTCGTTCCCAAGCCTGTTTATCGTGAGGTGTTTGCTGCCAACTATCGTGATAGAGTGATTCATCACTACATAGCCCTGCGCCTTGAACCCCTTTACGAAGAGGTATTTAGCGACCGCACCTTTAATTGCAGACGCGGCAAAGGCCAGCTTTACGGCATCAAGCGCCTGGAGGCAGACATCCGAGAAGCTAGTGATAACTATAAGTACCCCTGCTGGTGCCTACGTGGCGACATGCAGGGCTTTTTCATGAGCATCCCTCGCCAGCGCCTCGCTGACAAGGTGGATGCTTTTATCGTCAAGAACTACAAGGGCGACGACATAGAGGATTTGCGCTATGTGAGCCGCATTACCATTATGAACGATCCTACCCGTAATTGCATCCGCCGTTCGCCCGAGAGCGAGTTTGCGAAAGTTCCGGCAGGCAAAACCCTGAGTACTACCAAGCAGGGCTGCGGCTTGCCTATCGGCAACCTGACCAGTCAGCATGATGCCAACTTCTGGCTTAATGATTTCGACTGGATGTTTGAAATTTTCCTCCATATTTATTACCACGGCAGATACGTGGATGATTTCTATGCCGTGCATCGCAGCAAGATGGTTCTCGTGAATGCCATCCCCTATATTCGCCATTATCTGGGCGACTATGGCATCAAACTGCACCCAAGAAAAATCAGTCTTCAGTTATGCAGCCGTGGTGTAAAGTTTACAGGCATGGTGGTGAAAAACGGCAGGATTTATGCCAGCAACCGCACCGTGGCCAACTTCCGTGACTTAATCTACAAGATGAATCTTTTGCCGCAAGACTACACGCTGGATCAGATAAACGCCTACCTCTGTTCCATCAACAGTTACCTGGGCTACATGCGCCATTGCAGCAGTTACGCCATCCGCAAAAAGGTGATGCTGATGATGGACCGCCGCTTTTACCGGCATATCTATATCAAGGGCAGATACGAGAGCGTAGCCTTGAAAAACAAGTATAAACGCCTGCGTGAAGCAAGAAAGATACTAGCCCATGCCAGCAGCAAGAAGTTTGATTATCTGATGGATAATTACGATAAGCTCTGTGCGTAATCGGGCATTTTTTTATATGTATATATGGTATAAAAAATATACGTTTTATCAATATTAAATCTAGAAAATGTAAAGAAATCATGCAGTATAATTTATCAAGAAATCGCGATAAAGTGAAGATAATTTCAAAATTAACCCTAAAATCCCTCCCTTCTGAGCAAGAAATTGCAAAAATCATAAAAAATGGATATGAAATCGAGTTCTTCCGTCAGGGCAATGATGTGGTATGCCTAATAAGCGAATAAAAAGCCTATCAGCTACAAACTACAAGATCGAAGCCTATCAACTATAAACTAGCAGCTATAAACTAAAAAAAAGCCCTACTATCCTCACGGACGGCAGGGCGCATCAATTTTAATACTTTTTCTTTTAAAGATTATAAGCCCACTTCCGGAAGAAGCGAACTTTTAGCGCCTGCAAAGTTACGAATAAAATTCCGATTACGCGCAATTTTTGGAATAAAAAGAAGATTTTCTCTGAAAAATCCCTCAAAAAGTCTTCCGCCAGGCGTTCCGGCGGATTTGAAATCATAAGTGGTTGAAAGATTATTTTAGGCATGTTGCTCTATAAAGTAGGATTTCCTTTTTTAAGGAATCCTACTTCTTATAGTA